ATGGATGGAGCTCTTTTCAATTAGAATACAGCGCACTTTTCAATTAGTATCTACATCTCGTATGCCGTATCTTTTATCGGGTTGGGCCACAATACTTTCCTGTCTACAGCGATATATATGAGCCGGTTGGGCCAGCACACGCAATGATTCATGTGCCCGTTCCTGCGTCTCAACTCCTTCTTGAGAAAAATCTTGAACGATTCGGCGAACTCCCCGGTGATGTCTGAAAAGGTGATGTCCTTCGTTTTGCGGGATTCGATGAACTGCCTGAGATTGAGCTGTGTGGTTTTCGACTGGCGGTAGGTGGAGTTAATCTCCTTGGAGCAGTTCCTAAGACGTTCGCGTTCCACCTCTTCGGCTTACAAGAGGTATTCCGACACGGAATTGGCATCTGATACAGTGGTCTTGAGCAGTTCGACCGTAACCACTCCCTGGTTCCTCAGCAGGTTCCCATATGCCTCTTCCTGTCGGTTACGGAGGGTGGTAAGGCGGGGGTTTTCTTTGACCGTTGAAAAAATCCGTTTCCGTGAAAAAAGAAAATGGATTCAAGATAAAAACTATTTAAACCAAGAAACTTTATCGGGGAAATTTTTTCTGTAGAAATTTGCTAACGTCAAGAATATCAACTACTTTTGTAACTGAAGAGTTATTTGAGGTTATGCAGAAAAGCGCAAGTAAGCGATGGATTTTCGTCACCTAATCGTTACCTGCCTATTTTCTAAGCTCCGATTACCTTTTGACAATCAAAAGGTTAAAGAAAACTACGCTATTTTTTAAAAAACGCCCTTGTCTTTGATATGGAATTTTATTTTGGACATATAATTATACATACATACGTCCGCACAAGTCTATACGTATGTATAACTATATGGGAATATACGTGTACAAACATGTTTTCTGATGCGGGAAAAACATACTTTGGCATTCCCTATATTTTTGCAAGCAATCTTACTTTGGTTTTTGCCTTTTTCATTTTGTCTCATTTTTAGTAGTGACACTTTTTTTTGGGGGGGCTAACAAGAATAAAATAAAAAAGGCTATCTTCCCAGGTAGCTTATTTTTACCACCTAACTTGCTGAATATCAAATGTAAACTAAGGTGGCTGAGTCGAAAAATCGCATATTAGCCTACATGAATACAATTAATAATCAAATTTTCGCAAAGATGGATGTATATAGTTTACAACTTCTAAAAGGTTAGAAATGAATTATTTCTGAAAATCCCCCTATACAGAGCAAATTTCCTTCCTTGTCACTTCTGTAAAAAACTACATAATCTATTAATATTGAGCATTTCATCTCAATGCAATAGTTTTATAGTGAAACTCCAATAGCTGTACTATACCTCATCTGTCTTTGGGTGACAAAATAGAGCAAAACGCCCTATATTTGTCACTCCTTGCAAATATAGCTATTTTCCATGATTCAGTGCATTTATCTCATGATATTTTTCGCATAGGGCAATCAAACATAGGAAAATCGACCTTCTAAATCCTTATACTCCATTCTTGTTTTCAGGTTATCGAATTTGTATATAAACATCTTGTTAACCGGAACTTGATGTTAGGAATCAATCTTCCATATACAAACAAATGTATTTATTTGTTAAATATTCGTGCTATCAAGCAATAATTTCTGCATTCTAAAAAATAACTTTCAATCATCTGCTATCTTTGCTGATATATTATAATTCAAATAAAAATAACGATGAAAGAACTTTTAGAAAAAATGCAGGACACTTATGAAACGTTTAAAGCAAATGCTACGCTTCAATTGGAAAAACAGAATAAGGCTGCCGGGACTCGTGCCCGTAAGGATTCTTTAATATTGGAAAAACTGGCTAAAGAGTTCCGTAAAGCATCTTTGGAGGCAAGTAAAAAATAGTTTTCTTTCTGAGTAAAGAATAAAGCTGTCACAATTTATGTTGGTTGCTTACTTTTTTATTTATGAAAGATAAAAAATAACTCAGAACTTCTTTTGCATATATTTAAAGACTGATAAGACTACATTGATTGTTGGATTTCGTTTTTATTTATATTTTGCAAAAGAAAAAAAATAATAGAAAGCGTTAGCTTTTGTCATGCACCGAAATCTGGTAAATTTCATTCATCCGCAAGACAAACGGTTTTCGCCTATGCTTTGGCGTGGGCTTAACTTGTTTGCGGATAGGTTTTACCAGAACCTCGGTGCGACAGTTATGTCCCACGTTTTCTTTTGATTATAAAAATGCTTGACGGGACTTCAGGCCAAGAATTAGAGTATTATGAAAAGTACATTATTAAATGAACTTATGAAGATTCCCAAAGATGCCACTTTGATAACAATACAAGGTGTGGAGATGCAAGTTATAGATAAAGATGAAGCTGTGCGTTTATTAGACTCCGATCCGAATGACAGCAATATTCATGAATGCATATTAAGTAACGGTCATTTCTTGTTTCAAACAGAAAATAGAACCCTCGTTTCTTTGTATAAAGTGCTATAAGTATCAGAATAACACACAAATCCTATTCCTCTTCTATTCTTAAAAACTCTTGGACGGAGAAATGCCTGAATATTATGGGTAACTAATTGTATTATGACGATATTCTTTATGATGTTATATACGATTTATCTCATACAACTTTTTAATTAGATTAAAATGCCGAATCCACGAAAAAACTTTTCCCCGTCTATTAAAGAGGTTCTGACACTTTTCATTAGATATTGAGTACCTACAACACAACAAAGACAATAATCACTTTCTAAAATCTTACCTTATAAACATTCTCAATAAACTCTATTCGATAGTTGGCGCTACTCTTTCGATACAAATAGTATCAAAGTATGAAGCTAACACTCAATCGCAAATTCAGAGGCTCGACCTATACAATAGGCGACTTGTCCATCAACGGTAAATTTTTCTGTAACACCATCGAAGATACCGTAAGAGAACTTCCGGCTGTTTGCCCTAATACCCCTAATGGCTGTTCTTGTACTTGTAAGGAAAAGATCTATGCCAGAACTGCCATTCCCGCTGGGACATATAAAGTCACTCTTCAGTACAGTCCCAAGTATAAGAAAAAGATGCCGTATCTGCACGATGTGCCCCATTTCCTCGGTATCCTGATTCATTCCGGCAATACCGAATCTGATTCTGCCGGCTGCATCATCGTGGGAAATAACACGGTTAAAGGGAAAGTGTTGGAATCCCGTGCTACTTTCCAGAAATTATATTCCATACTTGAGTCCGAAACCGATATAACCATTCAAATCGTATAAGGAATGGCGGTCAACAGGCTCAAACCGCCTAAAAACCTGCATATCGAGTTTAAACCGTCACCACGACAATATGAACTGTGGAAGTTGTTGCAGCCTAATTATTGCCCCCACTGCGGTGGAGAAATAGAGCAAATCCTTGTCGGTTACGACCCGCAAAGGAATCCGCAGTATAAGCCGCAATGTAAGCAATGTAGGTCGCAAAATCTTCCACAGTTGATATTGGGTGGCGGAGCGGCAGGTGGCGGAAAGTCTTTTATCGGTAGCGTATGGTTGGTATCCTCGTGTATCCGGTTTGAGAATATTCGTGCGGTCGTAGCCCGTAAAACACTCAAATCATTGAAGGAATCGACCTGGAATACCATTAAGTCGATACTGAAAGATTGGGGACTTAAAGAGGATATAAATTACAAGATAAACAATCTCGAAGGCACACTCACATTCTGGAATGATTCGGTTATTATCATGAAAGAGATGGCAGATATCCCCAGCGACCCGAACTTCGAACGTTTTGGTTCGTCCGAATATACCATTGCTATGGTGGACGAGGTATCGGAGATTTCCGAACGGGCTGTCGAGGTGCTATTTTCCCGTCTCCGTTGGAGAACCCACGAAACGTTTAAGACGCCACGAATGTTGCTCACGACCAATCCGACGATTAACTGGGTGCGCTCCCGTTTTGTACAAGACGAGAATGGTGAAAAAGTTATTTGCCGTGAAGGTGAATCCTATATTCCGTTTTCCGTATTTGATAATCCGAATATTGCTTTTCGTCAGGTTTACGAGGCTGCATTGAACAAAATTCGGGATCAGGCCACCAAGGAACGCTTGCTTTATGGCAACTGGGACTTTGTGGAAGCTAACGATATGGCCATTTATCGCAGTTTTGATGGTTCCAGGCATCTTGTTACCGGGCTGAAAGAAAAAGTATATGATCCTACCAAACCGCTTGTTACGGTTTGGGATTTTAACGTCGCTCCCCAAATGTCCGTGCTTTCCTCACAGATAGACTACGACAACAAGAAGGTATATATACTTGAGGAAATACTCGGTAAGCCGGAGGAAAAAGAAAATAACACACCTGCATTGGCACGAAAAGTACGTTTGAAACTTTACCGTGACAAACATATCGGCGGAGTGGATGTAACAGGAGATCCATCCGGATTGCAGCGCTCCACCACTAACGAGGACGGAATTAACAACTACACCATCATTACGGACACTTTTGGTAAAGGAGTTCTACGCCCGAAAGTAAAACTTTTACGAAAGCAGCCTCCGCAGGCGACACGCTGTGAGTTTGTAAACGAGGTGTTCGATGGTTACAACGGCTGGGAAATACAGATAGACATCAAATGTCGGAAGCTCACACAGGATTTGATTTATCAGCTCCGCAACGAGGACGGTTCCAAGAATAAACAGAAGACTACCGATCCGAAAACCGGTGTAAAGTACGAGCGTTACGGTCATTTGTCCGACTGCCTTGACTATCTGCTATGTTATTATCTGCGCGACAGTTGGTACAAGTTTAAGAGTGGCGGAGACGGAAACGGATATGTGGTTTCTACCTCGGTTATTCAGGAAGGATTTTCATATTAACAACGAAATAAGAATATGTATAGACGGTTTCTCAATAACAACGATTATTTGGGTATCATCACTCAAGAAGCCCTTGCGCAGCTTACACGGGGCAATGACGGGCGATTTGTCCAGGCTGAAGAATCGGCAGAAATAAGTATCGTGGAATATCTCTCGGAGAATTACGAAGTGGAGAAAGAGCTCGCCAAAGGAAAATATATCGCCGACTATGACCGGCGCATTACTTATCCGGTGGGAGTGCATATCTACTTTGAAGGACAAATTCATGAAGTGATACGTTCCATCAGTGGTTATCGCAAGCCGTCAACAGTTATTTATTGGGAAGAGTGCTCCGATATCAATACAGATATAGCACAGGTAATAAATTATTCCCAGTTTAATACCTATTATCCAGGCGATAAGGTGAATTGTAATGGAGTTGTCTATACATGTCTTTCAGAGAATGGCTACAAGTTCGATGATATTCGTATTCCGATGGTTACCGGCTGGATAGAGATGGAAACATCCTTATGGCAGCCTGTTGAATATCCGTTATGGAGTGTGGTCGAATACGATGGAGGATTCTATACATTGATGACTTTTAATAATTTCGATTATAATCTTGATCCTATGAAATCCGATTGTTGGGGAGCTATCGCAGATTATGATCCGAAATACAATGCCTATGAGCTTTCAGAACACGAATATATTGTCTTCGACGGACATGTATTCTATCCTGAAACAGATGTAAATGCAGACACCCCTACTGTTGGACAGAATTTATCTCCGCATGATCCACGCAATTATAATCTCAAGAAACACATGGTTCGGTTGGCAATCTATGAGCTTACAAAATTGATTGCCCCGAACAATGTCAGTGTTGTACGTATGCGTGATTACGAAGATAGCATGAAATGGCTGAATGATGCGGCTAAACTACGCCTCAACCCGCAGATTCCTCGTAAATTGGATGAAAAGAAGAAGCCTGTGACCGATTGGCAAATGGCAACGTTTCAAACGGATTATGATCCGTACAAGAATCCGTGGCTGACTTGATTTCCTTTTTTCAAGAATAAGTATTATTCAGGTTTTTACTATCGTCTTTTATCTTGATATAGCCAATGGCAACCTGCATGTTGAATGACCGGTGCCGGCCGTAGTTTCTTTACTTCACAGCATATCCGGCTGATCTCGGTTATTTATTAATTTCCAACATACTATCTTCTTTTTTTAATAAACTCCATTAATAGTATTTCAATTATCACTCCAAACAACGAATCCTAAAACTAAAGTTATACTACTGTAATCTTTAAATAAATTCTTAATTGATACACATTGTCAAGTTATGAATACTGCCAAAACCCTGCAATTATTTTATTGTTATCAATATTTTTATATAGATACAATGCTCCATATCCAAAGATATAATTACCATCAATTAAATCATTTGGATAGTAATCTTCATCTATTTGTATAAAAAAATGTAATTATCTTTATTTAGATCCTTTATATAGTAATCTTCTTCTTGTATCAATATTGGATATTCAGAGAATGTTAAATATTGAGGTTTATTACTATTTTCATAGCCAACAATATTGCTTTTTCTAATGTGTTTTATTGTATATTCAATATTATCACTTTCTTCAGAAAATGGGTGAGTAAATACTTTAATAGAACAATTAGGATAGATATTACAATCAATCATAACATCATAGCTTTGAGGGACAAGTACTGTGATATATTCCTCCGGCTTCTGTGGGTTTTGAAAAGAAACATAGAAATTATAGCCTCTAATCCTCCAATTCGACCAACAATATTTTTTCCTTTCACTTGACTAATTTTAGCAACCAAATACATATTAATGACATCCTTTAATTAAACCATTATTATTTGCAAAGTCTATTGCTTCGCCTCGTAACTCCATCGCTTTTTTAGTAGCAAATGCTTTAGCATTAGCAGGGTCCCATCCTCTACTTACTAAATCTTCATAAATTCCCCTACGAGTTAACGCAGTATTCCGATTTATGTTCTGTAAAGCTGTTTGATCTTTTAATACATTGGGGTTATGTAAACCATAATTTGCTTGTAATTTTGAAATTCTTTTGTGCATACTTTCTTGTAAAGCAATTGCTGTATTAGAAGTTGCTCTACCCGATATGACATTATTGTTCCTTAGCCACGCATTCTGTAATAATTCGTGAGCAGTAAAACCATCTTTTGCATGAACTGGACTTCCGTAACCAGCAACACCAAATTCATTTAATAATCCAAAAATATCTACCCAACTATTAGAGTCAGATACAATGGCTACGTTTCAAACGGATTATGATCCATACAAGAATCCGTGGTTGACTTGATTTTCTTGCTTAAAGAAGAAGTGTCATTGAGGCTTTTACAATCGTCTTTTATCTTGAAGTTTTTGACAGAAATCAACAAATGATGGTGCTACAATAATTGCATCATTAGGATCATAACAAGATTCATAATCTACATATTTTATTTCTCCTGTTTGAATATCAATCCAAAAGTCATTATCTCCAAAATTATCAGCAAATGGGATGTTAAATAGAGTAAATTCATCAAACTCATCAGAATGACCTTGTCTTCTATCAATGGCATCAGGAATAGACATTGTATATTCAGAATCTTCATTATCTCCAATTAAAGGTATATTGAAGAAGCTACCAACTTCTAAAGAGTTATAATCTCCTTTAGTTATAGAATAAAAGTTATCACGATAAATATATGCTCCTTTTGTAAAATTTCCCCCATTTGTGACTAAATAGAATTCTATAAATTCTTTTTTACCAAAAAAATCATAGGGAACAGCTTCTTCTATATCATTAATAGACAAGTTTTTCCATTGATTTTCAAAAGGAATTTGGTTATTTATAAATAATGGTTTATTTGACATGTTGTTTAATTTTATATTATTTATAACAATTTACTTTCACTTTTAATTCATTTCTCTTTGCAGCTTCAGCTACAGCTTCATCGGTACCATACTTGAAACCAGTAGCTTTGTAAAAATCATCTGCTCCACCGACATGTGAATAAGAATGATAGTCTTGATGAACAAACTGCATTCTCATTGTATTTGTTTGAGGATCATAATCAATGTGATGTGCTCTCCAATTTCTACCGGGATCATTTATTCCAATTTTATTTGCTAATGCTTCTCTATCCTTAACATAAGAACCTGTAGCATCTATTGTAAATACTCCGTGCAAATTTTCAGAATTAGTAGTTTGAGGAGGTATAACACCACCACCATCTGAAAGAAAAATAATATGATCTCTATCTAATCCGAATATATCAATAGATGTATTCACATCCCGGGCATAGCTATATAAGCGTCCACCGCCTTTTAATTTAATTGGATCTTGCGAAAGATAATTTCCATTGTTGGGATTGTAATACCTGAATCTATTATAGTATAAATTCGTTTCTTCATCCTCGTACTGCCCTTGGTACCTAAATGGTATAAAGCATTGCTTACCCATGTAACTCTTTACACCACCATACACATCCAGCAACATTTCCCAGACAAGGTTTCCCTTACTGTCATACGCCTGTGTAGGTGTACCGAGATAATCCTGCACAATCGTATACCGTTCGTTCTCCGCTACCTTTGCCACAGGAGTGAACGACATGCCGTCATACACCCATGTAACAATGTCAAAGAACGTTTCCTGACGATCATAGCTTTCACGTCCCATTTCATCCGTAACAAGCTTCGGACGCTCGATCTCTGGAATGCTCCACTCGTGCAGCAACACATTTCCGTCCCAACAGAACTGCTTTGTTATTCCTCCAGAGGTTTTTGCCGTTCGCCTGCCGAGTGCATCATACTCAAAAGTTACTGTCTTGCCCTCTGGAGTAATCACGCTGCCCAACATACCATTTGCCAGCCATGTGTAACAGGTGTCACCCGGTTGCCATGCCAAAGTCTCAGATTCCTGTTTCGAGGCTTTGTCGCCACCAAAGATACGGAATATGCCCGGTTTATTACTTTCTTTTGGGATATTTGTCAAACTTCTACGGCTTTTCTGCACGAGATTGCCTTCACAGTCATATCGGTAGTTATACTCCCCGTCATTGAGGATACGTCCTCCACGGTCATATGTACGATCCTTGCGGTTCTCATTTCTGTACAGGTTGCCAACAATGTCCGGGGTACGGAAAATACGGTCGAACATCCCATAGTCGCCTCGTATAAGATTGCCCACAGCATCATAGTCGAACATCACCGGTTCCGACAACATATTACAGCGCATACTCATAAGCCGTGCGCCGACGTCCCACCGATAGCTGCGGAAGCCTGTATGTCGTCCGTCCGAGTAAACATTCCGGGAACGAACCATTCCCATATCATCGTAGTCCGTTGTGACACGGATACCTCCGGTGGCAAAACGCTCCACTTCACGTCCGGCTTCGTCACGGCGAATATCACTTTGCCATGCGGGTGTATCTTCCGCATGATTACCACGTGCATCTATACTGCTGACCAGACCGAAACTGTCATAACCCAGCGATATGTCCGCACCGAGAGAACTACGTACTTTTGTACGTCCGCCATAACGGTCGTATTCCGATTCCACGGAAACTACCTCTACCGGGCTGTCGCCTCCGGGAAGCAAGCGGGTCTCACGTACTACACGTCCCGCAGCATCACGCTCCAGCCGGATGCGTGCCGAGCCGTTTGCTGCCATAGTCAGATTACCAGACTTGTCGTAAGAGTATTCCTCTCTTGTCCCGTCATGGTACGATACGGTACATACCCGTCCCCTCGCATCGTACTCATATTCGGTATATCGTTCTCCGGGACGCTCCACACGGATGGTTTCCCCGGCACGGTTGCGTGTGTATTTTCGGGTCATACCGTCAAAACCACGTTCTGTGTGAACCTGTCCCGCAGCATCTCTTATAAAGCTATAAGTGTCACCCCGTTCATTCACCACATCTACTAAACGCTCCATACGATCGTAACGGAAGCGTACTTCCTTACCATCCTCCACACGTGAAGCAAGGCTTCCCAAAGGAGTGTAGGACATATACACATGGCGGTGTGCATCACGGGCTTCCGTCACGCTCTCATAGGCGTCATAACCCAATTCTACGGTATTGCCGTCGTGCGCATAGACCCTCGTGACACGTCCAAGCGCATCATACTCGAAACTGTCGGGACGAAGCTTTGGAGAGTACTCGGCCGTCACACGCCCCATATGGTCATATTTCCAGTGGCGGAGAATCTTTCCGTTCTCCGTCCACGACAAGAGGTTGAACCCGCTGTCGTAGGACAATTCACTCACACGATCTCCGCGTGTCATGGATACGAGCATTCCGTTATCATCATAGCCGAACTTTGTCACTTCTCCCATGCGGTCGATGGTACGTGTGACAAGGTGTCCCCGTTCGGCATCATAGAGCCGATGTGTTTTGTTCCCGGATGCATCCACATGGATAATAAGTCGGTCCTGCTCGTCATATATGTATGTTTCCTCGCTACCATCGGGATAGGTTACGGAAGTAAGGTTTCCGACTGCGTCATAACCGTAGCCCGTCACACGCCCTTCGGGATCTATTACCCGGTACAGTTCGGAATGCTCCGTGTATTCATACCGGGTCGTATTACCGAGAGGATCTTCAACAGAGGTGACAATCCGGTCGGGACGGTAACGGTAAGTCGTCACGCCGCCCGTAGCATCGGTAACAAGGTTAAAACCTTTCTCCGGATGATATTCGATATGTCCTTCCTGTATGCCGTCCTTACCATAGGTATGCACGCAACGCCCCAGGCTGTCATATTCCCAAAAGAAAGTGTCCCCATTGCGGTCGGTCTTCTCCACCATCAGGTGTCCGTCATAAACGATATGGGTCGTCTGGCCGAGCGCATCGGTGATGGTGTTCATATTCCCGTCATCGTCGTACCCATAGGACACCAGTGTCTCCATACCCTTGTCTGTCTCAAGGGACAAACGGGTGATAAAGCCCCGCAATTCGGTTTCCACCCTTATCCGACGGTCTGCGGCATCAGTGATGCCGGAAAGTTTACCATTGGAAAAATTAAATTCTATACCAAGACCATCCGGATTCATCAAACGGTTCATCCGGTATGATTTGCCGCCCTGCTCCTTGACATTGAATACGGATGTAAGTTGGGTATCATGGTCGTATGCTTCGTACCCCGTATCCGTATGTCGTAAGGTCATGCGTTCTTCACGTAGATAAAAATCTTCACCAGGGGGAATCATCGGGAATGCCACGGCACGTCCGTCTTCCATACGTAGGGAGGCAGCCCCCAATTCGGGAAGTTCCTGCACGCTACGGTCATAGAGACAGTGTACCCCGTGTCCCAGCCAGCCGGTATATAGGGAGTCGGAGTACCACGAGCGCTCCCATGCGAATGGTACAGGGGAAGGCAAATGGAAGTCCATGCCCTCGTACACTACCACGCCACCGATAAGATCGACAGGCTCAAAGCCCATCTTGCAGAGTTTTTTGGACAACTTTTGGGTACCGGGTACTTTCTGCATCACCTTACTTTTGAGTACCTTATGATTGAATTCGGTCAATATCTTTTTACCAAGCTTGCTGCCTTTCTTTCTTGCCACTTTCATAAGCGAGCTGAAACCTATACTGGAAACCAGCCCCATTGCAGCCCCACCGATATCGGGGATATACGGACCGCCCACAAATACGGGCTTGCCGGTAGGCATGGGTATGGAGAAGGAGGTCGGCGAGAACAGCGTGGGTTTCAGCTTTTTCTTTCCCGCCTTGCTGCTACCAAATGTTGCCGAGAGAGGAAGACCTATATCGTTACAGGTCATCAGCATGTATCCCTTGGGACTCAGGCGGCTACCGTCAGAAAAGACACTTTGCGAAGAGAAAAAGTTCATGCTTTCATGTCCGATGACCGGAGCCATGGCAAATGCCCCCATCAGGGGAATATGGGAACCGGTCAGGAGAATACCGCTCGTATCGGAAACACCACGCTTCAGACCGTTGATCGTGACATTCGTCCCAAGAAAGGGGATATAGTCCGCAGGATCAATCACTATACCGATATAAGGATGGATAGGATTATACGGAGGAACTGTCGTCGTATGGACGTCAACTCCCGTTACAGTCGTCATATGTGTGTCGGCTAAAAGCATGATGGTTTTCCGTTTTTTCTGTTTATTCCATTAAAAACTCTACATGTTAAAATTCAGAACTCCTCCCTTTATGTTGGTCATCGTTTTTCCATCTACATCCACCGTTGTCCCTTTGATAGCAACACTTTGGGTACCATTCGTTTCAACGGTCGGTGCATTTGTCTTTACAATAGTGGAACTTTTAACTTCCGTTTCGGAAGTTCCCTCAATTGATGTCTTGTCACTTTTTACACAGACTTCCTTGTCTCCTTTGGTGTCGACCTTTTCATCAGCAAAGATTTCAATCACTTTGGAATGTAAAGTGATTTTTTCTTCCGAGTCTATGGTGATGGTTTTGTCTCCGTTAAGCATGACTTTGCTTCCTGTCGGATCCGATATCAGAATACTTCCGGCATCATCATCTATGGTAATGGTACAGCCGCTTCTCGTTGTCAGGCTCTTTTTCTTGTTCCCGCTGTCTCCTCCGGTTCCGGTTTTTCCATTAAACAAACTTCCAAGCACGAATGGGCGGTTGGGATCGTCATGACGAAAGGCAACAAGAACGAGGTCGTCCTTTTCCGGAATAAATACAAAACCTCTGTTCGAGGGTACTTTGTCACTCATACCGGCATCCGGAGCCATTACACGAATCCACGAGGTCTGCATCCCTCCGGTTTGCCAGTGCATCTTTACCTGCACACGGCCCTGTTTCTTAGGATCGTCATTGCTGATTACCACAGCCTGCTGGGTCTGTGCCACGGGCAGAGGTACATCCGGAGCCGGAATGCTTGCAACCGTAGAACTGAGGGCCGTGAAACTGTTATAATAGTTATTTCCCGTACCTATCACGTGGGTAATCTCGGTAATGATATACGAACCGAGGCTTTGTTCCATAAAAATGGACTTTTCCGCATGTATGGCGGTTGTTATATCAACGACACTTCCGACTGTCAGCAAATAGTAGTCGCTTTCACAGGTTATGAAGTGAGAGGCGGCAGTGTCACTCTGCTGTTTTTTCTGGAAATAAGAATCAAGCTCTCCTTTGTTGGCTACCCGCGGTTCGGCTGACTGGTTGGCCGGTGATTTGAATAAAGACAGGGAGGATTGGAATGCCGAATTTCCTAAAGCATTCAATCCTTTAGGCGCATCAGGGGAACTGGAATCGTATTTTTGATTGTCCGGTGAATGGTAGGACTGCCCGGCTAACGGACGGGCAAGGGTCTGGATGGAGATATCAAGACTATGGAGATTCCGCCCGTATGTTAAGGGAATTGCAGAAGAAAGTGCGGGTTTCCCGAAAATAAGCTGTGTCCCATCATAATACAGCCATTCATGGTATTGCCGTGCCAACCTTCTGATAAAATCAAAATTACTTTCCCTGTATTGGCACTCATATTCTATTTTTTCTGTATATTCAGGAGCGATAAGTGCTTTTACTCCCGCTTTTTCACAGACCTCATTGACAATATTTGCAAGCGTCTTGTTCAGCCATGAAGCGCAATGCAAGTCTGATTCCAAAAGATATGTTGTGGAGTATCCGCTTAAAAGCAGATATCCATGGTTTCCGGAAGAGCGGTGCATGGAAACATGGGTGGCAATCCCCATAAATGTATTGCTTCCCATCTGTATGGAAACCTTTTTTCCGAGCCAGTTCTTAGCCTTTTCCAAAGAATGTGCCGCATAAACTTCTCCGACCTCTATATCAAGGCTTATCTCGAAATAGTGGTGGTTATTGATGACCTGCTTCAGCACTATCTGTTGAAACGAATGTAGAGGATTACCATCTACGTTTATTGATATTTTCTTTTCTTCCAGCATGGCAACGGAATATTAAAAGATTGATAAATTTTCCGTTGCCGCTTGTTTTTACAAACGACAACGGATAAATATTCGGTGCTATTATCTGAAAATATCAGTTCTTCGGCCAGCGATTGTCCAAAGCGGCGTTCCCCACGTTGATCATCTCAGCCGAGAAGGTCAGCGCGATTGTCATTGGCACTTCGTTGTTCACGTCGAGGGTTTCCTTGTAATGTACGATGTAGGCGTTCTTGAACTCGATTTCCTTCATCTTCGCGTCTTCCTCGATTTTCTTGTAGACAATCTTTCCCTCTACCTGCTTGAACTGGCTGTTCAGCATGGCTTCAATAGTAGCGGTGTCATCAGTGGATTCGATAACAACCCCTACGCGTCCTCCCAAAATATTCGAAGAGGGTTTTCCCTTAGAGTCGGTCGTACGACTGAATTCATACTCGGAGTGCAGCACATCATACTCTTTTCCTGCAAATTCCAATGTTGCTCTAAATGATGCCATAATCAATGAAAATTTAAAAGTTTAACAATGGTTTTTGAATATCTCTCCTCTCTTTTTTGAATTCAGTTCTTATGGGATAAAAACAAAAAAGAGAAAACTTCAAAAATGATCTTTTGAAATTTCCTCCGGTAATCTTCTGTCTGATTCCTGTTTTATTTCTGGGGAGAAAAAGAAGGAAAATAAAACATCATCTTTGTTATTCGCAAACATAAAAAATAGGAATGACAAATCCAAAAAAAAACTGATATTTTTTTATTTGGATTATTAATAGAAGCTCTCTGCGTTTTTTCTCATTTTGACACACAACGGAATTTTGTCCCCAACTTGCAACATATGTTAAATATACCTGTTTGAACTTCATACGGGAAAACATTTCTTTTAATATAGCTTGCATGTTTAAATTCTTTTCTCTAAATTGCCCCAGACTTAAACAAATCTTAATCTAATAACAATGTTTTTAAATTTAATAAGTTATGGCACTTGTAGATTTATTTTATCCGGACAACAAAAACCGGTTGGATCGATTGAACAATTTGGTTTATCAATGTAATGCTTATCAAGGGCTTGTTACCGATCAGAAAACAGAATACGACAATCTTGTTAAAACGGCTAACGAGCAGATCATCAAGGCTTTTGGCGACATGAAAGAATCAGAGAAAGTAAAAATAGAACTTCCTGATGGGACATTGGCCATAGAAATTGTAGGATTTATAGCTTCCTTGTTCGCAGGCGGAGTGGCTATAAAAGGGATGAATATCGCATGGAAATCTTGGATGCTGAGCCAAGGCCGTATCGGTGAAGCCGCATTGGTGAAATTGATAGGTTATCCTACTTGGTTCAAATTTGCCCGCTTCGGGGGCATGATAGCTATTACCATTGCTTTAGATGCTATTATTACGGCTATTACAGGTGCAGTGCAGAGGGATGAATTGCGCAAAGGCATTCACGATTGCCTTGCTCCGAGAAAAAATATCTTCAAGGCTTATAAAACTAATGAAATTTTATTAGAGGCATTAAAAAGTATCATCGCTTTATTTGAATTTCTGAATCCAACAGAAGAGGAGGCAAAAATGGTGATAGATAAAGCTGTGGCAAAGGCCCAAAAGAAAATTGAAGCCATTACAGATGAATACATTGAAAAGTTCTTAGCTGAGAAAGATACTCGTGAAGGTGCTTGGACAAAGGAAGACCATATATTGGGCAGCCTAACGATAAACAGCCTGCAGGATATCGAAGCAATGGAAGTGGCTCCTGTGGACTATTTGGATGGAAGCTTAGTAGCTGCCGAAGGCGAGAATGCCATTTACCTTATCATAGGGGGCAAACGTTGCCTTATCCCCAACATGAACACCTATCAGGCGTTATTTGCTGGAACGGATTCCATACACCGGGTCTTGAAAGTTTTCCTTGACTCTATGCCTGAAGGCGAACCCTTGTCCGAGTCGGCCTGTTTGATGAAGTGTGATGAAGAAATCTACTTCTACTCTGGTGCGAAGAAGCATCTCATCCGTTCTATAGGCGATTTCAATAAAGTTGGATTCAAGCATAACGATATCCTGAACGTCACTCGCCAGCAAGCTGACAATATCGAATCCGCCGGTGAATTCATCGTGGCTGACTGGTAATCGGCTTTCTTTATAATTTTTATCCTTAAAATCACGCAGATATGAAAACAGAACTTAAAAACATTGAACTCTTGGCCGACTCGCGCGACAAGGTCATCGATATGCCACAAGGTTATTTACTCTCTTGGTTTTGCACCACTCAAGCGGCTTTCCGTATTACCGTTACCTTAAAAGACGAATGTACTACTTATTTCTCGGGCAGTAAAGCGTCTACAGACATAAATCCTCCTTTGGCGCAAGGTTCCGCAGTCCAGCTTGGCAAAGAATTGCGCATGCTAATAGATATTCCCCAATCCGTGAAGATTCGGATGGAATCTAACAAGAACTTCGTTGAGGTAGACGGGAAAGAAGTAGCCCGCTGCTACACTTGGCTCATAGAAGACCAAGACGATGACGATTTCAATGACATGCATCTCAGTCTAATTGGTTGGAAAAAGAAAGGATAATCTCTGTATTGGGAGGTATATATAAAGATGCCATAAGCTGTAAACCTCCTGCACATTTTAATTATCCATACAACAAAGGGCTGTTTCAAGTTTATTTGAAGACAGCCCTCTTTTTGATTATGCCTAATTGGGCAGTTCTATACCCATTTCCAAAAGCTTTTTCCGAATATCGGTTTCCCGAATGCATTTTTCATATATTTCTTCCAAGACCTCCTGCATGTCATCCACTTTGGTAAAATGAAGCTTATCACCTCCCTGTATTTCCAGTTGCCTGATAATACTTGGGAAAATCCCCTTCAACAATCCGATAGTGACGGCACCCTGCAATGGGTCTACTTCGATTGTAATTTTTTTCTTTTCACGAGTCATAAATCTAATTTAATTAATATTATTACGTTTCCAATACCAAGCTATCAGGAGTGAACTTGTTGCTAAAATAGCCACTCCGATTATCCACAGGTAAATATATGTCTCCCTTTGGTTCCGTTCAATTATGCCGGCCTGTTCCTTATTCAACACAACTAAACAGTTGATCTGTTCCTGCTGGATACGGAGCAATCTTTGCATTTCTTTATTGACAGCCTGTTGTTCGCTTAATGAAGCGGATATGTTTTTGAAGTTCCTATTTAGGGTATATTCATCCTTCAAGTATCCCATGCTTCTCACTTGCAATCCTTGCAACTGGATACTATCCTGATTTTCTATCATGTGTGGAAGAGGTGCTTTTTCACGGGCATAATGGTTGAAAAACAAAATACCAATAAGTATGCCGCTCAATAAAAATGCCACCAATGCTATAGCCACACAAAGAAGATTATTTTTCTGTACATTTCTGCCATCCACTCCTTTACATCGTTTTTCTGATTGGAAAGACGGGGTATGTACATCGGCATTTTCCTGTACGCTCTCTTGAGTGTTCATTTCCCGTTCCTGTATTTTCTTTCTTTTGGACATCTCAATGAATTCACGTTTGCTTATCTGATATTTGTCAGCCTGACACAGAACCAGATCGTTTTTCACCAGCCAGTCCAAAACCTCACGTACACTACGCTCGGTCACTTTGATATCCTTGACAAGCCAGGCAATCCCACTACATGTAGTCCATGTAGGAGTCTGAAGATTTTTCTGATAAAGTATCTCTAAAATCTCTTCTTGTAATGATTCTTTGGTTGATTCCATATTCTAAGGTAATAAATGTTTGGGAATAAAGTAATAAGTATTTCCTGCGATTGTCACAGTTTTATAAGAACCTTGCAAATACATACCTTCCAGCGTTTTCAACTTCTCAATGGTTGCCGGATAGATAACATGGAAATTATTTTTTCTGCACTTTCTGGTTCTCAAACGCCGTGCCTTTAGCTCATGGAACAATTCTTCATTAACTTCTATACCGGTTCCGTAATAAAAGAAATCGGCTACAACCGCATTTTTGCGCAATACTTTGCGATGAAACTCCCGGTTCTGATTCTTTCTTTGCTTTTTGTACACTTTGCGAAGTACCCGAAACTCTTTCTTCTGAATACTGCCTGAGAATTCCGGCAGAAGCCCCCGATAGTTTTGAAGCAGGTTTTCAAGTTCGGCTTCACTGAACAGGTAACCATCCTTGTATCTCTGCATTATAGAATCCGGAACAGAGAGTTTCGTGAAATAGACATCGGATATGCTATTACGGTCAATACGTTCCAACCGCATGGAGTCTGCCAGTTCCGAACGCATGAATATCTCTCTCAAATCATGGGTGGGACGGCTGCGTAATGTGCCAAGTCTGCTTTCATGGAACAACAAAGAAGTCAATAAAGTATGATTTATTGTCTGGATCTGTGAATTAATGGAATCCAAAGCAAGCTCCAATGTCGTGTTTTGAAGCTCTCCCCGACCTTTAGGAAAGAGAATGCCTCCAAAAGAAAGACTGTTGTTCGGTACATCAAACAGATAGACATTGGCATCTTCCGTTTCCATGTTTCGAAACAGTTCGAGTTTCACCAGTTTGTCATCCACGATATAATCGGCCGTGGAATTGGTATATTCTTTAGAGAGTTTATCAAGAATGAACTTAGCCTGTAAGATAAAATCCTGATAGGGCGTATCGTATGAACGTTTTGTCTGAACAAACAGGAAACCGCCGGATTTTCTCCCGATTTGAGCAATCAGCTTATCCTTCAAATCCAGTTTTTGCCTGCTTCCTAAAACAATAAACAAGTTCTTGTCGAATACAGCACCGCTGACATCCTCCAGAATTCTTTTCAGAGCGGCTTCAAGTCCCGCACCGTCATCATAGCGTGATTTATATGAAATGCTGTCATTATTGATAAAATCAAGCCATTCGGAAAACTCAGAGAGCAGCGAAGAATAACGATTCCCCATAGGTGATACGCAGGTAGCGGTAAAGGCATAGTCTACCTCCGGTGAAAATTTTAATTTCATATTTTGCAATGTGTTACAAAATATATTAGCCTGTTTCTGCTCGGAATCAAAATACAGGAAATGGACATTGACCAATTTGTTTTCTTTTTCCATTCGCCTGATATCCCCGGAATGTATATTTCCGCCTTTGATATTTATAAGGTTGTTCCACTGTTTGCTCCAAACCAATAACGGGATATTTATTTCTGTGTTTTCCGATGCGGGAAAATGACAATCCCGCCTATTACCCATATAATCGAACAGCACCGGTGATTGCAGATTGGTTTCATGAATATAAAAAGTATCCAAAGCGTGCGTAACCCCCAAGATAGAATCGGAAACATTTTCAATACCAGTTAGAAACGCCCGGTTTTGCCCGACTTCAGCAAGTAAATCGGCAGGTATCCATCCTAAGATTTTTCTGGAAGCATCTTCCAAGGAAGGAGAATCGGAAATCAGAACGGAGCGTTTGCTTTTGTCATATTTGTAAGCATAGACTATTTGCCCGTTCAATACACCTCCATCCACCCGGTTCTTCAAGAATGGTTCGCCATAAACGCTTAAAGTATCCCCCCTAAAATATCTGGATAAACTGAAAAGCCGGCTCAAATCCGTCATTCCAATCCGGTATTTTATTGGCCGGTTATTTTTTTTGTCCACATAGGCGTGATTGTTCATCAGGACATTGTCAACTGGTATCCAGCCGGCATAATCAACCTTGTCCGGGTCTTTGAAATGTCTTTTTTTATTTAGAAGAAAGCTATAAAATACTTTGGGCTTACCAAGTATATCCGGCTTGACTTCTACCAATTTATAGGTCCCGTTTTTTTCTCCTATGACATAATATGGTGTTCCTATATTCTCTTTCTTCCTTTTACGCTGAAAATAAGGATCTTCATAGGCTTGGTTTCCATTTCTGTCAGAATATACAATCAAATTGCTCCGATCCTTTTTCACGGAAGGGCGTTTGTCCGTATCAGGATGGTAGTTGAAAACATTTTTCCCGACAATTCTCGTTTTGTTCCACGCCGAAACCTGCCCATGGACAGGAATGGAACAAATGCCCCCCGTCAAAACAAAGAGCAGTATGCATATGTGGTAACGATATGACTGTTTCATTTTTCTGTATAACTTTGAGTTACTTGTATCGTAGAAATACACGAAATCCTGTCGATATGGACTTCATCGATTTGGATATGTTTCTTACTGTTGCTTTCCAAAAAATGGAGTCCCTGACAATATCCGGTAAAATCGTTGTATTTTTCACCATTGACCACCACTGCTACACGATCAGCGGGAATACAAAAATATTTATTCCGGATATAGTTGACATGTTCATAATAAACACCATGCTGGGACACTTTGGCATTTGCAATGGCCTGCAAGTGTTTCCGGATATCATCCTGCACAAGCGTGATAGAATCGACAGTAACCGTTTCTTCCGCTTTCTCAAAGCGGGGCAGGATAGTAATATGGTGTTTTATCGGGTATTTTGTTGTATTGGTCTGTAATGTAACCGTATATTCTCCCGGTGTTTCATAGGTGTAAACGACCTGCTGGTCGTACGCATCCACCGTGCCGCTTTCGCCAAACTCCCATAACCATGTATCCATCCCATATCCTTCCGCTGCAAATACCAGTTCCTCACCCTGATATCCCTCGGATGTGCCGTATATGCGCGGAACAGAATCGATGGCCGCCCGATCAGTTCCGGAAATAACTTTAATGTATTTGTTTACGGAATAATTGTTATCAATAGCCAAAGTGACCAGATATTTCCCGGGCTGTCGGTACGTATACTTTATATCCCGCCTGCCTGAGAGAACATCTCCATTACCCATTTGCCAGACCAGATTCCTTCCTTTGACTGCCATCGTATCGTTTACCATGAATTCCAACTGTTCGTTCACCTCATAATGATAGTTGTCGTTAGTGTCGAACACATAGAAGTCAATATTGCCAAGCTTGGATTTTGATGGCAGGAACAATGCTATGACAATAGCGCCTATGGCCAATATACCCAGTGCAATGACCGTAATTTTTCTTTTATCATCCATATTGGTTATATATTAGCTTTACATTCTTCCAGATCTTTCTCTATAAGTTCGTTATTGCGTATCAGACTATTAAGTTCCTCCCTGATGTCGAATTGGATTTTTAAGGTTTTTGAAGCCAAGATTCCGAACAAGAATTTCGAACTCATACTATTTTGGGTGTAAATATCACGCAAATGGGATATCTCACCTTTGATTTCATCCATACGCTGTACCTGATGAACATTAAAGTCCAACGAGTCTATCTGGTTCCATATAACCTTAGACCGTTTCCCATACTCCTTTTGTTTCTCGAATACCATTTCCGAATGATTGATATCCTTGATCAGATCGGAACTTTCTTTCATGGGCACATCAAAAACATATTTGCCCAGAATAATAAAAATAAGCAGAACGGAGAATCCCAGCAATAAGACAAAGCGGACGTTTCCCCAAATATTTTCATCTTTCGTCATGGCTTGTTCAATTTGTTTTTTGTTAATTCCTGATATTTTTGCCGGCATTTTTCCAGTTGTTCGACATTGGATTCCCGCTTTTTACTTTCCCGGTCGAGATTATCCATTGTAGACTGGATTGTTTTTATCTGTTCAAGCATAATCCGGTATATCTCGTGATTCTGCATGTTCTGCGGGGAACTTGCGATCTCATTTTCCATAAGCAACCGTTTTTTGGTAATCAAGTTCTGCATGTGCTTATGTTCGCTCGCATTCCTCCGCTTGACCTTCAAACTGTTCAAATCACGAAACAACCCTTCTATTTGGAAATTGAATTCGGCCTGTTTCTTGAACAATTCGTCATACTCCGTTTTTTTGCTTTCGAGCAGCGCAATACCTTTTTGAGCCGTGATTATCGAAATGCTTCCACATAATGTGACTATAACCAATGTGGCGACAAATATGATAAGAAAGGCCCATTTAGCCTGTTGGCGCTCATCCATGTTTGAAGCTTCCATATCTTAAGATTTAGTTAACATTAGCATTACATGAAAGACCATTTCTTTTTCTTCTCTTCAGGAAGAGGAGAAGAACTTTCCTCGCTCACTACAATGTTTTCGCGAACCAGTCCAATGTATTCCAATTCTCCCATTTTGTGGAACATCGTTCCTAAAAGTGTCATGAATCCTCCCAACACGCGCAACGACGCCCCTATGTCTACGTGGTTATAAGTAATGCCAACAACACTGTCTATGCTGTGCATAAAATCCGACGGTGTGATGTTGGTCCACTCATAGTAATATTGCAGCAATTCTTCGCGTATCGTTTCCGGAAGTGTTTGCAATGCGGAAATAAGCCCGTTGGCCAGTTCATTGACAGTTTGTACAAGAAAAATCGGAGACTGCTCTTTGGCAATCTGCTCGATAAAGAAAATATGTCTGTCATAAAAACCGGTGAAGGCTTCACATAAAATAAACGTATTGTTGGCTAAAACATCCCTGCGCTTATCAGACAAATTTCGGCTATAAATCAACCGTATGTCTTCTTTTATGGCATGAAGCGTATGCGTCAGCTGACTGATAAATACCTTTACTCCGTCATGGTGAGCGGCTTTCTGCAAGGGAGGGATATATTGACGGTCAATGGAGAATGTATTTCCATGTGTTTTTATTTCTCCTATCACTAAAAAATTTTTATTGTAGAAAGTCTTGTTTACCTGAACTTTAGGAAGAAGATGCAAGTCTATATGCGGCAAGACATACGGGTGATGCAACGGAACTTCCTCGGGATCCGGCTCTCCGACAGGAATCAGCTTGTTCGGGTTTACAGCGACCAAAATAAGATAAGAATTATCATCCATAGGCAGAGGATTCTTATCGGTCAATGTGGCCGTCGGCACATAATCTCCATATAGACCCTCATAAAAGAGAACGGGTAAACCGCTCCGGGTTATTGCATTGCACATTTTTAGTCTGACGGACAATGTGTCAAGCGATTCTCCGTTAATGGCAAACTCTACATTTTCGTTTGAATTATCAAACGATTTTCCCAATCCATAATTGTAGTCTGTCAACCTCTCTTCCGTACTTCTATAAAGTGATTCCATTACACTATGGTAGTTCCCGAAGAAATGGTTTGCGGTCAACTTTAAGCCGTTGACCCAATTAATCGGCAAATGTTCCATTTTCATACCTTTATTCATTTGTTGCAGTAGTGGCTGCTGTTACTCTTCGAATATATATAGGATAGTTGTTTTTTATACCATTCTGCTCACTGGTTTTTTCAGGATCCAGAATGCGTATCCACAAAGGGTAACTGAACCATTTCGTGGTATAAAACATCCATCCGATTTTATAGCCGTCTTTCTCCGTCTCGATTTTATTTTGGGGGAAACGTCTGTTTTGGTCCTCGATGAACCAATTGAACCAGTTCCCTAACGAGATGCCATCGGGCAACCTGACTACCAGCGAAGCGTAGAACTTGTCACCGATCTTCCGATTGATTTTAACCTTTACCGATTTGGATTCAAAGCTGTCGATATTGTCCCAATAGTTACGGTCGAACGTACCGAAAGCCAGTTCCCATGGAGTATAAATCGGAGGTGGAATCAACAGGAACAGTTTTCTACCTAACATTATCATGTAAGGAACCATAATCCAGACCACATTCAAGGCACACCAGAAAGCATAGGGCAAACGGCTTAACCACTCAAACACCAGATAATATATCCAACCGCCCAGCATTCCGGAAATTGACAGCAACAAGACAATCCCTCCGGCTGACTCTCCCAGTCCGATGGCTTTGAATAAGTCCGAACTTGTGAATCTCCAAAAAAGAAAGCCCAAGCAGATATAACATAAAACCGTGAGACTAAGCCCACCCCAAACAAATTCGTTCCGGAGAAATCCCAAAAGGCTGGGCAAAGCGATAATTAAAGCCGCAATAAGTATGAAAATAATGGCTTTTTTCATACTGAGTTTCCGTTTGAGACTTTTCATTCCGTTCAGAATGAAAAGCATGACCACCATAAGCAAGGGGGCCAACAAATATTTGATAAAGAAAGATAGTAATATTTCCATGTTCTACATATTTAAGTTGTTACAGATTCATATCATATCCCAAACGCTTTTCGCCTAAAATGCAGTCGATTTCTCCGACAATTCTATACTTTACATGAATTTTACGGAATGAAAGTATGAAGAATTCCAAAATAGTGGATACGGTTGCAACAGTATTGGTCAGGTAATGATAATCGTCAACTGATTGCGTTTGCTCAAACTCAATCATGGCTTCCAGATCATCCTCTTCGCATTCGACCTCTCCGTTCAGTCCCAGGGTTTCCCCCAATATACCTTCACCAATGGGGTGGTATATGGAAGCTGTCATCACATGCGGAATAAGTTTGAGCTGTATTCTCAGATTCAACACAATGAGGAATATCCGTTCTATTTCCGGCAAATTTTCCTTGTATTTTTCAGCATTGCACAGGAAAAGAAATAATTTGTACTTCTGGTGAGCAGAAATAGATAATGGGACATTCAGAAGTGTTTCAATGATCGAGTTCAAGTTTTCCCGGGATGCGGAATCTGTGAAAAAATTCAGATAGCGGCTGTTTATCTTTACATGTTCCTTGAAAAAAGCCGTATCAAATGGGGAAAAGAATGCTACCAATTCCTTTTCTTTGCTTTTATTGGCGCGTATGGCTTCCACAATCTCCCGGTTGCTCATTCCGGGGGTACTTATAACCAGAGGGTGAAACAGCAATTCCGGCAGTTGATGATATATACTGTTACGGGCCAGATGCAATGTGACGATCTCCTTGTATGAATTCAAGGTGGATACATAACGGACAGAGGCACTCAAAATATCTTTCGACTGTGTACGGGTGTTCATGCCATGACAGATAACCATGACCTGATCCTGTAAATCCTCTCCCAATATGAATTGTAATTCTTCGAAGAAGATCTCAGCGATATAATTGTTGGCCGGGCTACGTTTTAACCGGTTTATTTTCTCTTTTCGAGTTACTGGAGTTCCCATACAAGTTCATCGTTTCTACAGTTTACAATAATGTTGTCTCCGGGCTTGATTTGTTCTGAGACTATAAGCCTTGATATATTCTTTTTAATGTATGTCCGGATAACCCCTGCAATTGGACGCGCTCCGTATTTTGGAGAAAACCCTTTTTGCGAGAGGTGGCGAAGAGCCTCTTCCGACAATTCCAAAGATATATTTTTCTGTTTTAACAACTGGTTTTGCAGGCGTGAAAAATGTAGCAGGAAAATCTCCTGTGCAACCTTTTCATCAATGGGTGAAAACGGAACCACTTCCGTTAAACGTCCTAAAAACTCCGGCCTGAAATATTGGGCCATAACTTCAGTCAATTTTGCTGAACTCGGCGTATGTCCGGCCTGTATCTGCTCAACAATCCACTGGCTGCCGATATTGGATGTGAAAATAATGATAGAGTTGGAAAAATCTCCTTCCCGGCCCAGCTTGTCATGTATCTTACCTTCGTCCATCATTTGAAGGAAGACATCATATACACTGGTATGTGCTTTCTCTATTTCATCAAAAAGGACGACAGAATAAGGCTTTTGTCGGATTTGAGTGACCAAAAGCCCCCCTTCCTCATAACCGACATATCCCGGAGGAGCTCCGTATAATAATGCGGCTGAATGTTCTTCTTTAAATTCTGACATATCAAAACGAATCATGGCTGACTCGTCATCAAACAAAAGTTCTGCCAAAGATTTGGTCAATTCTGTTTTTCCGGTTCCTGTAGGGCCTAAAAAGAAGAATGAACCGATTGGCTTTTTCGGATCGCTCAATCCGCTGCGGGATTCAATAATCGCATCCGATAATGTGGTAATAGCCTTATCCTGTCCTTTGACCCTTTCCCGAAGTTTGCTCTCTATTCCCAAGAGCCTGTCTTTTTCTCTTGCCTGAATTTTACCGATGGGGATATTGGTACATTCAGCCACAATTGCCTCTACTTCTGCCGGAGTCACTTCTTTAATACTGCAAGAGGACAATTCTTCCAATTCGGAAAGTATTTTTTCTATCCATTGGATTTTGACTTTATTGTCATCATCGTCATTCCAGACATAAGTATCTGAAAGTTTGGTTGTAAGAACTGCGCCTGCCTTGTTGAAAATCATACGATAAAACATCTGCAAGTCTGAGTTGCTGATATTGTCACCCTTTTCTTCCAACAAGTTCTGCAATTCTTTTTGAAAATTCTTGATTGTATTTATCGAATTCTTATTGCACAAGCGTACGGCTGCAGCTGTTCTGTCCAAGAGGTCAATGGCAGCTGATGGCAAATTTCGTTCTTTGAAATAGCGTTTGGATAGTTGTATTATATTCAGGACACAGTTATCCGCAATGCTGAGCCCATAATATTCTTCTATTCTATTTTTATGCCGGTAGAGGGAGCATAACAGCGTGGAATGATCCAGTTCTTCTATTTTTATAATATCCAACCGACTTTCTATGGAGTGTTTTTCTATATGTTTCCGATATGCGTCATTAGTAATCGTAAGTATAAGATTACATGCCCCTTCGCTAATCTGTGCGTTGAGGATATTAATCAAAGTGGTCGCCTTTCCTGAAGTTCCATTTTCAAGCAATACCTGCAAATCATCTATTACCAGACCGACACGGTCCAACTGATTCAATTTGTGCATTAAGGCGACAACCTTTTGTGCTATTTCATTTTCTGAAGAAGTTGCAGCAAGCAGCTTGGCTGTATTCAGCCCCACAATAGAAACCTGCTGCAGCAGTTCATCCTTATTATGACAGATTTCTTTCACAAAGGCATCTATAAGGGCTGTTTTTCCTATACCGGAATCGCCAACAATCAGAAGCCCCTTGTTTTCGGAACGTTCCAGACATTCAAGCATCGTCCTTATCTCTTTATCACGCCCGACTACAATCTCCCCGGCTGTGATAGTTGCTTCAGTTTTCAGATTTTCCGCATAAGGGAAGGACGCCAGTATACTGTTTTCCTCTCCTTGATAGGAATAAGCTGGGGTCAAAGCATTGTAAAACTTTAGAATATCCTCTTCGCAAACACCAAGGATTTCGATTTGCTGGTGGGAATAGATAACTCCCTCACGGGATATTGCGGCAAATATGCATAACGCATCAATGCTGTCGCTACCTAATTTGATTTTGGAGCGTTCAGCTTCATCAAAGACCCTGGCCAGATCATCGTCCGGAACAATCTCACTGGAATCACTTTCCGGGGAGGAGTACATTTCCCTACGGGTATCGAACCATTCCATAAGGTAAGCAACATCCTTTTGCATCGAATGCAAAATATCCGAAAGGCCGGTACTCTCTGTCAGCATGGCCAGGACGAGATGGGGTACACCATAAGTGCTTTGTTTTTCCTGACGGGCCATACCTTGGGCAACTTTTATGGCGGCAGTCAGACTGGGGCTATAATCACTGTTTATCATAGAAATACTATTTTATAAGATGAATTACAAACAGAACGTTCTGCCATATCCTTTTCAAGAAAATGGGCCAATACAGATAAGTCCGGTAAGTTTTCTATATCCTGCTTTAATCTGATTTCTATTTGCATAACGCGGGCAAATCCTTTCTTTCTCTCCGGCGAAATGGTAACTCCGTCTTTGACTTGTACAGACTCTACATTATTCCCTATTTTATGGTATATGTAATTTTGAATATCTTGCTTGGAAACAATGCGGTCCCGACTGATAAGACCATATCTGAGACTGTGAATCAAATCGGCATCTTCCGTATGGATCTTTCCTCCTTGTACACGTGTCCTAAATACAAGACTTGCCGCATCATACTTTTCCATATTGAACTGTTGGATGAAAGCTCTTTCATCCAGACCGTTAGCCAATGTTCCGGCAGTTATCCAAAACTTTATTTCTGCGCTTGTAGCATCAGGGTCAGGTACGGTTAATGCGAAGACCCGCTCTCTTTTGTCATTCTTGATTGCCGCTCCGAGATTTTTTTCCACCTCGTTTAGTTTTGAGAATAAATCTTTAAGGGAGGTAGTGAGCATATCCGGATTCAAAGCGGCAAAAGCATTTCCGTCTTCTTTGATCCGCTGTAAAACTTGAGTGATAAGATCAGCCGCATTGTCTGAATCAAAACGTTCCAGATCACCGAAATACAAATCAAAAATTCCTGTCGGATTTTCTTCATATTGTTGCAAACGGTTAATATATTTCTTCCCCTTGTTGTCATAAAGGGAGCGTATGCTTAGAAAATACGAACCTTTAGGACTGGGTAGAGGGATGATACGACCGTTGCTTGTGAAATTGTGCTGTTTATAAAGCATCCTTCTATTGACAACGGGAAACGTATTCAAGTAAATATCCAAATCCTCAATGCAGGTAGTATTGTTAAATACTTCTGGTAATTTGATCTTAATCCAGAAGTATTTTCCTTTTGTATCTACATCTTTAATAGGCTCCTTAACTGGAAATAATTGTTCAATCGTTTGAGGCATTTTGTTCGCTCCAGCCAAGTTTATTTTGAAATAATAGTTGCTATAAAAGCTTTTAATCTCTTCGTAATAATGGGCGTTATTAAATGAATCCGGAATATCAATTCCATGCATTACCGGCAACTCTTTACCTGTGCAGTCATAAAACTGGGCCATTTTCAAAAAAGTCAATAGGAATGCATCATGGGGAACCAGGCAAAGCGTTATGTCTTGTAGCCCCGCCAATTGCTTTTCCTCTATAGAAACCCCAAGCCATACAACATAGGATTCCACCTGATTTTTCTTAGTTAAAAATTGGGTGGAATAAGAGTGTTTTTCCGAGTTTATCTTGATGGAATCTCCATAAGCGACTAAACTAATTTCGGCATTGATCAGAGGATAAGAGAAAAGAGGTGTAAAAAACACCTGAACACTTTCCTTTCCAAAAACAAATTTTTCCGTATAGAAATGATCTTCCGCATCAAGCACACACGATTCTTCCGAGCTGGGATTAACAGACATCAAAGCGTGTGCGGGAATCGGTAGCGACCATTTATTATCGATAAGAATTCGAGACAGCTGATACAATATGCGGGAATCAAGTTTTTTTATATCTTGATGAAGACGGGCTGATTCATAGGCAAAAACATCCAATAACAGATCAACTACCGGATCCATATTGCGGGAATCAGTAATGCCCCAGGACTCCATTGCATACTTTAATATCCGCTCTTTTATTTCGATCAATTTTCTATCTGCCATAAATACTCCTTATTAATTATTGTGAAAGCGGACTAATATAAACAAGTGTACTGAAATGGAACGGCTGGTCTGTCAGACCAACTCTACCCGTAACCGTTATCTGGGCTTTACGGCGTATATGCGTATTCCTCTTGTTATCACTGTCTATTTCTGAGAGGTGAACATCGACTTTGACATCAGTCAGTCGTCTTTCATAAGTAAGGATGGACTCAGTCAGGGATTCCTGAACCTTGGTTTCCCAATCGCTTATTTTCACCAGCTGGCTGAACTCAAGTTCCCAAATGACAGAGCCATAGTCTTCTTTGCCGACAACTTCTCCATGATGGGAAACTATCAGCAACATTATCTGCTGTGCGATAGACTCTTCAAAAGAGCAGCGTTTCAACTTTCCGTTGACAGCAGACTGTAAACTTACTGGTATTTTTAGATAACTCATATTCTATTATATTACCCACGTTTGCAAATATAATGTTTTTGAAATATAACGGCTATATTTTTCATAAATTAATTTCCGCTTCTTTTGCTGGATAAAATTTAATTCGTATATTGCGCCCATGAGAGATAAGCAACATAATTTGTTAACAATTTAAATGATTGAGAACTATGGGACTCTATAATTATGGAATTGGAGGCAACGAAGTAAAAGTGGACGCAAATGAATCCATTGCTGATATCCCTTCCAACCGAACTTTGATGGTCCAGAAATTAACGGATGAAGCTCCTACTTCTCCTGAGTGTGTTTACGGACTGGAAACAGTAGAAGATGTGTTTGAACATTTTGAGCCGACTGTGCAATTAGAGCATGTAGATGCCGGAGGTGCCGAAATTAAAGAACTAATGGCTTTCAGGAACCTTGGGGATTTTGATGCTAAAAAGATTAAGGAGAATAGTGAGTTCTTGAGCGGGCTTGACATCGAGAAAGAACAAAGTGTTAAAATTGCCAGACAGCTGACATCGAACAGGGCGCTTCAAAAAGTTATTGAGAATCCTGAAACGAGGAATGCCCTGGCAGAAATTATAGAGAATTCCATTCAAGAAATTCAGGCTGCACAATCCAAATCTAAACTTTAAAACCATCATCACATGAAACCGGATAATCAACAACAAAAACAGCAGGCTGTAACAACTTCTCCTCAATCCTCTCAGCAAGGTCAAGTTGCTTCCGTAGCTGCGATAGACCGTCTTAAAGAATTCGGCGGTTTTTCTTTCTTAGAGAATATTATAGATGGATTCTCCAATTTAAATCCTAACAGAAAAGCCCGGCGAAATATTTTCTTGACGGATGAACAATGGGCGCTTGAACGAAAGGCCCTTACAAACCGTTTGTCCGTATGGTTGGATTTGTTACGAAACAATGATTCTGCCGAGAAAATGCGTGATAAGGCAAAAGAAACAGCTATTCAGGCTGAAGAACTATTGAATAAAAACTTGAAATCCGCTTTGGCGCGTACCCATGACCTGGAGAAAGCTTATCGCACCGTAGCTTCATTCTATAAGAATACCGAGAGTGACAAGGTCAAGAACATCACGATTGTCAATGCCAGCATTGAGCAGTTACGGGATTTGGATAATACTGTTTTTGCAGACCACATCAGCAAAGAATTGAAGCAAAATTTTGACCGCTTGGATTTACGCCGAAATTATTCTCTTCTGGTTGTGCCCGGATATTTGGGCTCCAATGCCATTTTGGACAAGTGGTCAAAAATGGCTCATGAAAATAAAGCCTTCTTAATAACGGATTTCCAGGATTTGGAATCTCCAGATGATGTTGTTGATATATTCTTTAATGCAGATCATACCGGTGGCGATGATTTTAAATCCAACACGGTAATGACTTGTAATTGGCTGTTGGGACGTCAAAAGGAAGAAGCCGTAGGAGAAGAGGAGAATTTGTATATCCCGCCTTCAGCCGCTTTGGCCGGAAAGATATACAGCACCCGAATGTCACAGGTTGTGGCCGGAAAAAAATTCGGTGGTCTGAATGAAATCGAAAGTGTACGTTTTGACCTCAAACGCAGCGAGATATCAGAACTGGAACGCATGGGGCTTGTGCCTATGGTAAACGAATACAGCAAGGTTATGGCATTCTCTGCAAAGACTCTTTTCAATGGAGACAATCTTGGATTGCAAACCTATTCGGTGGTACGTGTTTTTGACTATATTACCAAAGTTTTATTTGACTTCCTGAACCGGCGTGCCTTTGAAAATTGGGATACGCGTATCGAAGCCGATTTGCGTTCCCAAATTGTGAAATTCCTTGATAGCGTAATGGGACCGAATAAGTTGATCGAGCGCTTTAAGGTTGTGAAAATTGAACAACACCCGGAACTGAAAGACTGTGTATTACTGGATATTCATATTACCCCATTCTTCCCGGCCAAGAGTTTTGTAATCCAATTGGCAGGACATAAAGGAGATAGTCCGGAAGAGGCTGTTTGGGAGAGCGAATATAAACAAGTATAAGTGAAAAAATAACAAAAAAGGATTGCAGGTTTGTTGCCACAACATTCCTGCAACCTTTTTTTAGGACGATATAAGTTATGGGGATCACATTGCTGCAATTTAAAACAATGTGTCAGAATCGGCAACGGTACACCGGTTACGTTGAAGGTTTAGGATATGTCTGTTGGCGTCCAAGATATGTTATATATGACAGGCTGGACATGTCTTACAATAAGCCGTCAGGCTCGGAAAAAGTCGCATTTTATGAACTTGTTATAATTAAAAACGAAGAAAATACCCAAAGTGGATTCTCGCCATTAAGAGAAGTAAAGGATATGGCTATAAATGCCCTGTCTGTATATGGTGCTATTAATTCAGTAGAGCAGCTGTCAACCAAGCCGGTGGTTTTAGGACCGGATTACATTCAAATAAATCGTCAAGGTACGCTTGTACGCAATCGTAATAAGAAATACACAACAAAAGGAAAAATTGCAGGGCGTATCGGAGATAAATTATTTGGGATTGGAGTTATTATCGACTTAGCTTTGTGGCAAGCAGGTGAACAGGAATGGTACCAGACGAAAGTTAATATCGGGGTTAATACCGGTATTTTCTTAATAGGACAAGTTTGTCCTCCTGCCGGGGTTGTGTTAGGTATTTTATGGTTTATTCTTAATGCGGTACATACAGATCCCCGGCCTTCTCCCGGCATCTATGAGCAGATACATGGAAGCATTGCACCGGCTGATGCGACTAAAGTTCATAATCCGTATTATGATAATAGAATTATATCACGAAAATATGTTCCTTCGCAATACAATTTCGAACAAAAATAAGATATTATTTTGGGATAATATTTTTTTTTGGGTCCGGTCTTATACTCCTAAAGGAGGATATGCACACCGTGCTTACGGAGTTATTACATTAATTCAATATGTGTATTTGTTATTGATAATCTCCATAGTGGTTAATTGTCTGGATTGGGAAACCGCCTTATGGATATACTCCAATCAAAAAAATATTATTTTTGCTGTAGGGATAATTTTCCCTTTACTCTTTTTTGCAAACTCGTTAATATATAACGACCACAAGTATCAAAGTTTAGATGATAAGTTCATGCAAATAACTTCTGGTAAAAAGAAAAAGCTTAAAAGAACCTTTTTTATTGTTTTGGGCATTACTGCAATAATTGTATTTATAGAAATCAAACTGTTTCATCTGTTTGAAGAGAATTTCATACAATATCCTTAATGTATATCTGCGAGATTGCGCCTTGCAAGCAATATTTAATATGATGTGGACAAGCCGGGAGCCCTTACAGGGTGGAAGAACTGGAAGTTTGAGACGGAAAGTCCGGCTACATTTATTTTATTCCACCTAAAATATCATATAATCTTATTTCAATAAGTATCTGTGTCGCAACTCTTCCTTATCCTGCCTGATTGAGATGGGGCCGCCCGGCTTCCTCCTGCCGAACAAACCAATCCACGCTTCTCTTTTTAAAGAAAGAGCCGGGCTGAATAATCTCTTAATAAAAAGCCATATGCATGAAGTAGATAATCGAATTTTCATATTGATACGCCTAAATCCCCGTTTTTTTCATTACCTTTGTCTATAGACTGATAAAATTAGTAACAATGAAAGAATCCATAACCATAAAGAATGTTGGTCCACTGAAAAATATTCAAATAGACGACATTAAACCCCTTACCGTATTCATCGGTAAGTCTGCAAGCGGTAAGAGTACAATCATGAAAATAGTTGTGCTTATGCGTTACATCTATAAAATGGTAAATATCCGTTCCTATTTAAGGAATGCAAAGATTACACGTTCTCCATTCAAACTCCGGTTCGACTCCTTGCTCCACGACGGTTTGGACAAAATGATAACAGCAGATACGGAAATTTATTATACGGTAGAAATGAACGGCAATGCATATACTATATCTTATGCCAAGAAAAACTTGCAAGCCAGCATTAACATTCCCAATAATGACTTGGTATTCTTCAAAGAATCATACATATCTGAAACGAGAAGTGTCATACCTGCATGGACATCCAAAGTCTCTTCATTCAAGGGGGCAAGCCTCGGATTCTTTTTCCATGAGACATTCAATGATTTTAATAATGCTACGGATGTTATCAAGGAGCAGCAGTTGGAATACCTGAATCTGAAAATGAAAATACAGAAATCAGGAAACAAGCCCAAGTTATTTATGATAGAATCTGAGCAGGAGGGTTCTGTTCCTGTAGAGTTAAGGTATGCATCTTCGGGTATTCAGACCTCGGCACCCTTAGTTGCTATAATACGCTACTTTGCTAAAGAGTTCTCTTTTAAGGATGCTTTCCAGCGTTCCGTGCTAAGTTACCTGTTCAAGCAGGACCTTCTTACAAAATTCACTCCGGGAATCAATCAAAATGAACTGGCAAAGTATGTACATGTTCATATTGAAGAGGCAGAATTAAGCCTGGATCCCGAAGCGCAAAGAGGACTGATCAACAATATAGTCAGTGAGGCTTTTCATAAAAATGATGTTGATAGGAAACTGGGATTGATGATCGCTACCCATAGTCCCTATATAGTTAATCACCTGAATGTGTTACTCCGTGCCAGTTATTTTGAAAAAGCACGTAAGAACTATCCTTTTTTGGAAAAGGACAATATTGCCGTATATAGAGTAGGTGAAGGTACACTTACCTCCTTAATGGCCACAGATAATGATACGGAAGAGTATGTCATTAATACATACGACCTTTCCGACACCATGGAAGAAATTTTCAATGAATACGAAAGCATGGAGGAACAGGAAAATGGACAGCGCATTAATTGATTTCCTAAAAAAAGATTATCCTTCTCATTTCGGAGTGGTGTGGGATGAAACTACTATGTCTATCCGTAGGGAACAACGTCCGAGAGGGAAACATGAAATCCGGGACCAACAGCCCAAAATTGTACAGTATTCCGGTAAGGGTGTTTCTATAATTAATAATAACTCGCTTGTCGATATAGAGATTATAGATTTTGAACACTATATTAATTTATTTCATGATACAGCTGCGGGTATGGGACGAAAATGTGATTTTATCATAAACCCGATAGCTGGATACGACTTCATTGTCTTCAATGAACTGACAGAAAGTCAGGGCCAGTATATTCGACCGTTCAATTCACCAACAACAGGGGACAAAAAAGAGGGTAAACTGGCCTATGCAAAGAAGCAACTGGAAATTTCCATTGAAAAATTCTATAGTGTAAGCGACTTTTTAGATGGGTATGAAAAGAAGATTGCCCTTTTTTCATATCGATTGACTGATGGCAAACCGGGACATCTTATGACTAAATCCATGAATGCTTTCAGAAGACCGCAAAAAATTTTATCTAACATCCGCGCTCATGAACCCCTAATACATGGTTTTGTATTTGAACAAAGGATGTATCATGAAGAATACAAAGTAAACTGAATATAACATTCAAGATATGGCAAACAACGAACATAACCCAATAGCCATAAGAATCAGTCAAATTCAAGACTTATGGATTCAAAACAGGACAAACCATCCTGACGCAAAGGTGTATTGTCTGACATGTGACCAAGAGGATTTCCCTTTGGTGGAGGGTTTTATTCGTCTTGAAGGTTCTCCTTACGGGAGGTCCAGTGATACGATTCTTGCCTTTATGACGGATTATGATTCCCCCGCGGCGTTTTATTCTTTTCTAATCAACGAGTGGATCTCATCTTTTGCGGCAGAATTGGAAAAACACCCGGATTGGAACTGGACAGATTTCGAGGAACTGAAACAAGAGGCAGGCATTCTTAAACAGGACAACCCCAAAATCCTGAAAGACTTTTATATTCGTATGGTAAGCAGTTTTAAGATTTTCGAGGGGGTTGCCGGCAACATTCTTGGTATAACGATAATCATTTATCGAATCCAGGACGTGGAGTCGCTAAATAATTCTATAAAGGAATTGGCCGAGGCTCTTCCCCCGCATGTAAGTCTTATTCTGACGGACTATAACGGCCGTGAGGTATATGGCTTGTTGCTGGAGAATATGAAAGAAAAAGCCTGTCGGATAAATATTCCCGACCAGAACATGTCTGAAGCCTATAAAGAAATAGCAACACAGGGGGATCCACACGATCCGCAGGTGAAATACCGCTGTTGTCTGTTCGCCTTGGGGGAAGCAGCCAATGCTGGAAAAAAGAAAGAGGTTAAACGCTTGGGAGAAGAGCTTATAAAGATATGTCGTGAAATTGGGGGGATTGAAATGTGGGCTTCCGCATACCTTATATATGGAGGTTTTATGTTGGGCTTCAAGGATGAAGCCGCATTCACGCACAAACTGCTTGACAAGGGGATCGGCATAGCGCAATCTGCAGGACAGAAGGAAACAGCTTGTATCCAGATATTGATACAGCTCTATGATTATAAAGGCATTGCCTATAACCTGTCGAGAGATGCGCAAAAGGCAGTTGGCTGTTTTTTGAAAGGAGCGGAAATTGCCAGGGAAGAAGATTTAAAATCTATGGCTGTCAGTCAATATGGCTATGCGCTGCTTGTTGCATTGAAAAAGGATCGTTTCTTTTACGAACCGATCCTAACGGAGGCTTTTGAATATGGCTATGCACTGGATGATGACGAATTGAGGACGGTTAATTTATCCTTCATAGCCCATACTTATATTGGAAAGATATATAGTATTGAAGCCGAGAAGCGGGAAGAAATCGAAAAACGCATGGAGGCTCTTTACGGCGAAGATTGGCAGGCTGGCTCAAAAGAGATAGGTGCCAAGCTGGAAAATGAATATCTGTTGATTAAAAAGTGACAATGCAAATTTACTGTATATTAATGCAATAAGTTATTTTCATAAGTCGAAAAATACTTTTTTTGTGTTTTGCAAAAAAATATCTCTAAAAAATTTGGAGTTTTAATTTTAATTTCCTATGTTTGCCAACAACAAAGATGATGTTTTATTTTTCTTCTTTTTCTCCCACAAATAAAACAGAAATCAACATGGAAGAACCGGAGGAAATTTCAAAAGATCGTTTTTGAAGTTTTCTCTTTTTTGTTTTTATCCCATAAGAACTGAATTCAAAAAAGAGAGGAGAGATATTCAAAAACCATTGTTAAACTTTTAAATTTTCATTGATTATGGCATCATTTAGAGCAACATTGGAATTTGCAGGAAAAGAGTATGATGTGCTGCACTCCGAGTATGAATTCAGTCGTACGACCGACTCTAAGGGAAAACCCTCTTCGAATATTTTGGGAGGACGCGTAGGGGTTGTTATCGAATCCACTGATGACACCGCTACTATTGAAGCCATGCTGAACAGCCAGTTCAAGCAGGTAGAGGGAAAGATTGTCTACAAGAAAATCGAGGAAGACGCGAAGATGAAGGAAATCGAGTTCAAGAACGCCTACATCGTACATTACAAGGAAACCCTCGACGTGAACAACGAAGTGCCAATGACAATCGCGCTGACCTTCTCGGCTGAGATGATCAACGTGGGGAACGCCGCTTTGGACAATCGCTGGCCGAAGAACTGATATTTTCAGCTTGAACACCCGTCCGGGATGTAATAAGAATTGCCGCCTGACGGATTTTCCGTTGGGCGGCAATTGTGATTTTTAACTAAAATATAGCCGTTATGCTCGAGCAGAAGAAAACAACAGTCAGCATTGAAGGGAGTCCTCTGCCCTCCTTTTCTCAGGTCATATTGAAACAATTCATTAATGACCATCACTATTTTGATGTTCACATGGACATAGAATCCGGAGAACTTTATGCGGCACATACGCTTGACAAAAGCAAGAACTGGGTAGGCAAGAAACTGGATATTCAACTGGGAGATAATGTTTTCAAGGGTATCATAACTCACGTCGAGCTTCATCGTACCCAAGGCAATCACGGCTATCTGCTTATACAGGGATATTCTTTAACATTCCTGCTTGAATCAGAATTGAACTGTGCTTCATGGACAAAAAAAACATTATCCGGCATAGTTAAGGAAATATGTGACAGGGATGGTGTCCCTTGTCTGGTTAATCCGGAATACAAAACAGAGATCGAATATGAATGCCAGTATCGCGAAAGCGATTTTGATTTTATCCGGCGTTTGGCACGGCAATATCATGAATGGCTGTATTATGACGGACATCAGCTGGTATTTGGCAAACCATCGTCACTTCCACCTCCTGTCTCTTTGGCTTATGGCCGCGAAATTTCGGATTTGAATATCGGTATTCAGACACTTGCACGACCTTTACAAGGAAGTTCATACCATTCAGGAAATGCACAGACATATAAGGCTTCTACTCCGGATGCTCCAAAGGGGCTGAATATGCTGGGACAATCTGCATTCGACGCTTCTATAAAACTATTCAAGTCTCCGGCTGTCCAAAACTCTGAGATTAGGGTTGCCAACAAGAGTCAGCTTGATAATTATTTCCAGAAAAAGCAACAGGGTGACACAGCCTCATCACATTACATAGCTTGTGATACCGACAGCAATCTTGTAAATTTGGGTAGCGTAGTTGAAATTCAGACTGCAATCCAGATTTTTCAATCTGTTTTTGAAGAAAAGAGTTTGGGAGAATATATCGTAACGGAGATTACACACTTCTCAGGTGCGGGAGAAAGTTATTATAACAGTTTCACGGCTATCAGTTCTTCTGTTCCGACTCTTCCCCCTCCCGATGTGCCACTGCCGGTTGCACAAACCCAGCAGGCTGTGGTAATAAGCAATGATGATCCGGAAAAGCAAGGACGTGTGCAGGTTAAGATGAGTTGGCAAGGCGATGGAATGCAGACATCATGGATTCGTGTCTTGACACCGGATGCCGGTGTAAGCGATAAAGTTTCTACAAATCGCGGGTTTGTATTTATCCCGGAGAAAGATGATATCGTCCTTGTCGGTTTTCGCTATGACGACCCCAACCGCCCATTCGTGCTTGGAAGTTTGTTTAATGGAAAAACCGGAACCGGAGGAGACAGCGGGAACAAGAAAAAGAGCCTGACAACGAGAAGCGGTTGTACCATTACCATAGACGATGACGAAGGCAGTATCACCATGAAAGATAAGGATGGCAATAGCTATGCGGCTGATGGACAGGGAAACATAACTATTTCCGCCTCAAAATCCATCAAGTTGTGCGTGGGGGAAACTTCCATTGAATTGGATAGTGAAGGCAATATTACATCCAATGCTGCTGCCAATATCTCGGAAACGGCCGGAGCGGACATCATCCAAGCCGCCCAAAAAGTGAGCACTTCTGCCGAAACTTCATATAACATAAACGGTAATGAGGTTACTGCTACGGGGAAAAGTACGGCAACACTTTCCGGAGGCACACAGGCTACTGTGGATTCCAGTGGCACAACGGCTATAGCAGGTACAATCATTAAACTGAATTAATTTATGAGCAACGCCATACAACAGATAGCAGACAATATGCTTTACCTTTGGGAGGAAGCCATAAGTCATCCCGTAAAAATGGTTCGTATAGTTATTAATCCTGGAGATGAATCCATGCTCAAGGCATTTTATGACTATATGTTGGCCATTGACAGCGACGAGGAGGATATGGTTTTCGTCATAGCCTTGCCGTTTATGTCTGTTGTAGAATATAGCGATAAAGTTCTTCGGTATATAGAGCGGCAGATTGAATATTGGAATGATTCCGATAAGCCGGAAGACATTATTTTTGAGAGAATAGACTGGACTCCGGATTTTACACTTGGAAGCAAGGATAATCCTGCGCAGTTGGTTGTTGAGAATTTCAATAGATTGGCAAAGGTTATCGTTGGCGGGACTGATATGAAATGCAGTTTTGTCTTTGATATCGAGGGTACGCAGGAGTATGAAGAATGTCGATTTTGGTTCGAACAGGCTCTGTCATTGCCGTTCAATGCGCAGATGGTTTGGGGGATCAGTGACATTATCGGGCAGGAACAGTTCGGTGACATCATGTCTAAGTATCCGAAAGAAACGACCAGTATTTATCCACCGATCAACATGGATGAGGCCGTTGAAAAATTGGCTGAACAGGCCGCCAATGAGGATACTGGTGATCCGGGCGCCAATGCTTTTCGAATAATGTTGGTGAAACTAATGAATAGCGTGAAGAAAGGGGATGCCGCGCAGACTGAATTTTATGCACGCAAGTGCTTGGATATGGCTCTCGTCAATGTAAAAAAGGACTTAAACTGGCTGAGTCAATTCGTTACTGTCTATACCATTTTATACACTGACCGTATTACACGTAAAGATTGGGACATGGCTCTCTATTTTGCCAACAAGGCGGTAGAATCGGCACAAATGGGTGAAGGCAGGCTCGAGCCTTCACTGTCCGGCCGTTTGCTTGGTGGTGCACTTTTGGGAAAAGCCTCCATATTGGTGCATCGTTCCGGGTGGCAGGAAGCTGCTGAAATATATAAGGTGGGAGCGGATGCTTACTCCCGATGTAAAGACTATCTTATGCAAGCAGAGGCTTTGCGAATGTGCGGATGGTGTCGAGAAAAAAATCACGAGAACGCTTTGGCGGCAGAATGTTACATTGAAGGATTCCGTTTGGCAGATAAATTATCTGTTGAGCTGGTAAGGCACTCCTCTTATCCATTGTTGCTTCTCAAGCTGCTTGAGAGTTCGAACTACCAGTCTTCTGTCGGCAAAGACGAAATCGATTCGGTATTAACACGCATAATCGGGAAAGACTGGGAAAATTTCTTATATGAGTACAAACGGAATTTAGGGAAATATTATGAACTGGCTGAACAAAATATGGACAACGCTGCAACAGATATTCACTGATGGACCGGATTATATCAAGTCTAATCCGAAATCAGGTTATCTTATTGTTATACTGATTTTATTGGTGTGGCTTCTTGGATTATTACTGGACTGGAAATGGACTTATGCCCGTCCCGGCAGTTGGGGTGGAAATTTCTGGTTGGACATATTGGGACCTAATGGCTTACGCTTTTGGCTGGGGGTCATTGTCGTACTTGCCATTTTCTTGTCAGGCTATTTATTTTTTAAGACTTAAAACTATTAAAGGATATTGTTATGTCATCAGGAACAAGTTATTTCGACCAGGTAAGCTCGCAGCTTGAAGTCACTGTCGGCAAACAAATGTCTGGTGTGGTTTCCGGAGTTTCTGCTAATGCAGAAGCTGGTGTGTCACCATCGATAAATGCTCTCGACACGGGATTAAAGGCGGCAACCGCCCTTGGCAGCTTGGCTGACAACGTGAGTGAGGCAGCCATACTGCCCGTACTCGGCGCATTGGGTATGAAAGGACAGGCCTGCCTTCCCATATCCAAGCAACTTGATCCTGTAATCGGAGTGGATATACACTTGGTGAACATACCTCCGGCAACAAGCGTACCCATGCCGCATCCGTATGTGGGCACACTATTATGCCCTCAAGATTTTATGACCGCAGCAGTGGCCTCGTTTATACCGCCTCCGCCAACAGCAGAGGATACTGGAAGTGCGGACTCTGCCAAACTTGCGGAAATCGGACATACCGCATTGACAATGGCCGTGGGCATGTTGGGTGCAACCGTCAAAATAGGCGGATTTATTCCTCGTGCTGTAGCTTCCACACCCACACGTAGCATACCGCATATTCCTATGGGAGCCGGATTTGCTGCCAACTCTCTCCCGATCCCGAAGAATAACGGACACGCATTCATGGGAAGCCTTACGGTACTGGCTGACGGATTGCCTCTTTCAGGAGGAGGTACGCACCTGCATCTGGATTGTAACGACCTCGGTATGGCCAGTGTACATAAGGTGCCGGGACTATTTCTGCCTACGGGAGTCATTAATCCGATTCCCCCTGCAAAACAGATATTGACCAGCCCCATTCCCGTACCGCTCAACCCTATGGCCGCACTTTCCCGTAAATGCATGGGGGCTTTCGGCAGAGCCTACAAGAGAAAGACCGCAAAGGTGGCAAAAAAACTGCACGACGCGGTAAATGACAAAATAAAGAGCAAGTCCTTGCAGAATATGCTGCACAAAACGATCTGTACCGTCACCGGACATCCCGTTGATGTGGCAAGCGGCACGTTCTTTACTGATGAAGAGGATTTCTGGCTGGACGGCCCGATTCCGCTTTCGTGGGAACGTACATGGTACAGTCGCAGCGATTACCGTGGCCCCTTGGGCAACGGCTGGCATCACGCCTATGACATGGGGATTGTCGTGGAAAACGGAATACTAACTTTCCGTATGTCGGACGGAATACCGGTCGCATTTTCCCTGCCCACAGAGAAAAATCCGTCATTTATACGTTCCGAACGGAAAGAAGCACGGAAAGAGAAGGACGGTTATTGTATCTGGGATATGGACGAGGATCTGTACTATCGTTTTACACGGAAAGAGTATGACTCCATACATCTGCTTGAAAGCGTGTCCGATGCTAACGGCTTTGCCATACGGTTCAGTTACAGTGCCGAGGGCTACCTGCGCAATATAACGGACAGTGCAGGGCGCCATCTGAGGGTGGAATACGATGTCCGCAACGGACGCATCATGGAAATATGGGCTCCGCATCCCGAAAATGCGGATGAGGAAATCATACTTGCCTCTTACGATTACGATGCCGAAGGAAATATGATACGGCAACGTAATGCGGTGGGTGATGCGATGCTCTATGAATATGCCGGACGCCTGATCGTGAAGGAAACGTGGCGTAACGGACTCTCGTGGTATTTTGAATATGACGATACGGGTATCGGTGCCCGCTGCATCCACACATGGGGGGGCGACGGCATATACAATCACAAGCTGAAGTTTATGAACGGGCTGACAGAAGTACTTGACAGCCATGATAAACTGACAGTTTATCACCACCGTGACGGGCTTGTATATCTGAAAATAGACGCCAATGGAGGTGAACACCGCTGGAAATACGACACGGACAGGAAACTTTTGCAGGAAACGGATCCGGCAGGCAACAGCTACCTGTACAAGTATGACCGCTGGGGTAACTGCACGGACAATTCGGATCCGGGCGGTGGCAGTGTTTCTGCGGTATTCTTCCGGAAAGGTGCGTTACGCAACAGGCCGATAAGTGTGACTACGGCAGACGGGGGAACATGGATGTTCGGCTATGACGACAAGGGCAATGTGATGAAGCGCACAAATCCGGAGGGAGCTGAGACAAAAATAGAATACCGTGAAGGATTGGTTAGTCGTGTGACGGATCCTTACGGTGTGATGACAACCCTTTCTTACGACAAGGACGGAAATCTTACGGAAGTGGCAGACAGCCGTGGCAATGTGTTACGTTACCGATACGACCGGATTGGACGCTGCCTTCGCGTTACGAATCCGAAAGGCGCAGAACAGGTACGCAAGTACGACTTGGTTGGTCGTGTGGTGGAGGTGGAAGATTTCGATGGAAACCATATATTCCTGACTTATGACGGAATTGATAACCTGGTGGAATATCGTGATAACCTGCAACAGGTGGAATACCGCTATGCGGGAATGTGGAAACTGACTTCCCGTCGGGATAGCCGTGGCGTAGTAGCGTTCCGCTACGATGGAGAGGAACGCTTGCGCAAGGTAATCAACGAACGGAGGCAATGCTATGACTTCGACCTTGATAATACGGGTAACGTAATTAGCGAGGTGGGCTTCGATGGAAAGAGAAGGATATACAAACGTGACATAGCCGGACGGGTCGTGAGCGAGAAATTGCCGAGCGGAACGGAAAGGGAGTATGAATACGATGCGGCATCACGCGTTACGCGTGTTTCTTATGTCACAACTGACGAACCGGACCAGACTTATCAGTACGGCATATCGGGCAGGCTTGTGGAAGCCGTAAGAGGTGAAAGCCGTGTGGAGTTTACATACAATACACTGGGGCTCCCGGTTACGGAAACGACGGATGGAGAGACCATCACACGTACTTATGATAAGGTCGGGCAGATTCTTTCTTTACAGAGTACACTTGGAGCAGACTTGAAATATGAGCGAAACGAATATGGAGAGCTGGTTGGATTCAAGGCGAGTGACGGATGCGGTGAAGACGGAGGTGCTTGGCATTCCGAACACCGTTACGATACGTTGGGCTTCGAAGTGGAACGGATGCTTCCGGGCGGTGTGGTGCGCAGTTTCGCGTACGACAATATAGGACGGTTGGTAGATGCCCGGACACGCAAAGATGCCCGGACACGGCACATGCGTCGCTATTGCTGGGGTGTGGCCGACCGTCTGCTCTCCACCGAGGATAGCAAAAGAGGTACGACACGTTATGGCTATACGCCGAATGGTCAGCTTGAATTTGCGGAATACCCTGATGGTACACAGCAATGGAGAAAGAGCGATATTCTCGGCAATCTTTATCCTGATCCTGACTGTACGATACGGCGTTTCCTCAAGGGAGGCGTAATGGAGCAGGACGGTAAGTGGCACTATGAATATGACAAGGACGGCAACCTGACGGAACGTTATATTGGTTCAGGGAAATGGCTTGATGGGAAAAAAGAGCATTGGAGGTATCGATGGAACGCCGACGGTTCGCTGGCTAAGGTCATACGTCCTGATGGAGAAGAGGTTGGATTTACCTACGACGCTCTGGGCAGACGACTTTCAAAGACATTTGGTACGGTTGTCACTCGCTGGTTATGGAATGGGAATGTACCGCTGCACCAGTGGAAGCAGCAGCGTACCTATTTGCATCGATATGAACGCTGGGAAACGGATGAAAAGCGTCATGCCCGTACACTGTGGTTGTTCGATGAAGAATCTTTCGTTCCGGCAGCCATGATTAAGGAGGGGAAAACATATTCCATATTGACGGATCATTTGGGGACACCCACAGAAACGTATGATACTGAAGGTAATGAAGTGTGGAGTCGTGTGCTTGACTTCAATGGGAATGTCATTGAGGAAACAGGAAACAAAGGGATGATTCCGTTCCTTTTTCAAGGCCAGTATTATGACAGAGAGACAGAACTGGCCTACAACAGGTTCAGGTACTACTCACCGCAAATAGGAATGTATGTTTCGCAGGACCCGATTGGACTGGCTGGTGGAATTTGTTTATATAATTATGTTGTTGATACTAATGTTCTAATTGATTGGTTTGGCTGGCATGAGGTTATTGCTATTTTGGATGGGAAACCAGTATTAACAGATAAAGGAAAATATTCATGGTATAGTAATCCTGGATCGTCAGACGCACAATACAATGGATATGGTGCCACTGGACATTCAGAGGCCAAACTATTAGAAGCTCTTGATAAGAGAAACAAAGTTGGTGATTTATCGGGAAAAGTATTAGATATACATTCAATGGGGCAAATGACTAAAGGTGGTGTATCACAATTATCTCCATTGGCTCCATGTAATAGATGTGAGAAAGGCATGCAAACCTTTGCGATAAAGCATAATATGATTATTCGATATCATTATATTAATGATGAAGGGCATAAAAAAATATCAACTTATAAACCAAAATGATTATGGATTCAATCAAATACATTAAAAATAAAATTATTGAGAAAAGAAATTTGTTAGATAAAATAGCACAGAGTGATTTGATATTTAATCCAACTCTTTCTCTTGAAAAGATAAGACAATTTGAATTTGAAAATCATATAGAACTTCCACTAGATTATAAACGCTTTATCTCTGAGATAGGAAATGGTGGAGTTGGTCCTGGATTTGGATTAAAATCATTATTTGATTCTATAATAGATTTTAAATTGAGAAATCGACCTTGCATTTGTTTAAATAAAGAATTTCCATACCAAGAGAAGTGGAATGAGTCTTGGATTGCATCATTTGATTGGGATGATGATTATCCTGAATCCGAGATTGTGGATAAATATATGAATACCAAACATATATTTGGATGTTTACAAATAGGTCATTGGGGGCATGGTTGTACCTTTTTACTTGTTGTTAATGGAACAGAATTTGGTAATATTTGGCTTGATAATAGAGCTGATTATAGTGGTATTTCACCTGTTCTCAATAAAGAGAATAAGCATATTACTTTTAGTGAATGGTATTCAGACTGGATAACTAATCTGATATAATATCTAATAATTGTAATGACGGACACAGGTTATTTCGACAGCATAAGTGCAAACCTCAAGACTGGTGTAGGAAAAGATATCTTGGGTAGCATAAAAAACAACTCCAATGCCTCGATGCTCTCGGTTCTCGGGGGCATGAAGAACATGCTCTGCCTGCCCTTCTCCAAGCAGCTCGCTCCGGTGTTCGAAGGTGACATTCACCTTGTGGCGATATCGCCCTTCCCTGTCTCTCTCATGCCTCACCCTTATGTCAGCGTGCTCCTGAGACTGCAGCACTTCATCGTTACGGCTCTCTCCGTTACTGACAGTGGAGCAGGCGGCGGATACCAACAGTTGAGGGAACACCTCACATATAACAATTAAATTACATTTTTAAGTATTAATGAATATGATTGATAATCGCACAACATTTCTTATTGGAGCAGGTACGCCACTTGACCTTGATTTACCGCAAGGAACTATAAAACCATCAACAAGGAATATTACAGACGAGGTTTGTAGTCCCTATACGGATTATCTTGATCCAAGTAATTCCATTACAACAGTGAAAGATATTTATGACAAACTTAAGATGGCTTATCCGCCTGATCACTCCAATCCGTTTCTTAGGAAGGCACCGGAACCTAATGTCCATTTTGAACATCTGTTCCATGTGTTGGAAATGCTATATTCCTATGGATGGGTATGGGATGGCAAATGTCATAATGCGAATCTGTTCCCTGCTTTTGCTCCCTTTACACTGCCTAATATGGAGTTTGATCGTAACAATCTCAGCTCCGTGATGAAGCAGTTCGTTTTACGGATAATGGATATTATAAATGGATACGATACTGTTTTTCGAAATCGGAAGTATAAAGAAAATGAATGGTATCGGGATTTTTACCAACAGTTCGGAAAGGGCAGTGATTTCTTTGTGTTTAACTATGACACAACGATAGAAGATTCTATTGGAAACTATGAAGATGGTTTTGAACCTGATGGCATTCAAGATGTATTCAAAAGGTTTAATCCCAAGCGGTTGTTTGAGAATCCGGAAAAAGTGGCAACCATTAACCATCTGCACGGATGTATCAATTACTATTTCTCGTCCTATAAAAACGCAAATCAGGATATATATACCAATCTCTCCCATGACCTATACAAATATCCTAATTATGATATAGTAAAAGATATGATGATAGGCCGAGGACAGGGGCAACCAACCTGCCAGTCCGGAGAAACTTACTATGCGTCCCCTATAGTTACAGGATTGCGTAAACCGGATAAACTAAACTGTGTCCCCTTTGATTTTTATCATGCCAATTTAACTAATTGCATAATCCGGAACCCCAGATTAGTAATTGCAGGATATAGTTTCGGGGATTTATATTGTAACAATTTATTAGAGCGAATGCACTTCCTGCATGGAAATCGGCGTCGTATTGTAGTTATTGATTTTTTAGATATTCCGAAAAAGGACCGGATGCATGGCGGATATTGGTTAAGCCAAAATATGGGTAGTTTCCTTTGCCGTGCGGCAGAATGCGGTACTTTTGATGAAGTGGTGGAACAACTTTATAAAAATGAGGACCCCAAGACCGGTGCTTTGTATAGCGACAACGGTTGTTTGATGGTACTTTTTAATGGATTTAAACATGCCGCAGCATGTAGCAATGATATAGAATCTTTTTTAAATTCATAAACAATATGATGAAAGCTGATGGCACACCGAAGTCTGCAAAAAGGCAAGCGACAGGGAGTAGTATTTCCGTGCATCCATACCCATCAGTATGGGATACGGCAAACTATATCTGTGAAGAGATCAAAAGAAACGTCAGGTCTCAGGATGTAAAAGAACTTATCTCTCTTTTGAACCATTACAATAAATCACAGAATTCTCAAAAGCAAGCATTCAAGAAACTGACCCCATTCGGGCAGGCAGCAGTATCCGCACTAAATCCTTCTTCTCTACTTGCAAGTGTCGCATCAGACAAAGTAGAGGGAAGAATACAGGCATACAAAAAGTGGAAAGGACTTGTTGCAAATGAGAAAATATGGGATCATAAGAGAAAGATCAAAGAAATACAAGGTTGCGATTGGGCTTGTGATAGTGCAACACAATTGAAATTTATGTATGATATATGGTCTAACATACACTATGGATTTATCGGCAGGTATGTGGGATTTACCGAATTTGAACTTGTTAATGGCGCCGGTTTTGCCCAACTGGGAGACAATAACAGGTCTTATGGTACCTGGGCCAAACAATACATTTCGAATCGATTTGTTAATTTGGGAGATGCGGATATATTGGGAGGATTCGATGACGCAGAAGACACTCAGGCCATAAAGGTTGGTTTCAGCCTGTTCAATAAGTTCGGAGCGGTACCTTCTGTTTTGACATCTCGGCATATCATGGATGAACTTTATCTGTTTTACCGGAATAATAAGCCTTTACATATAGAAAAATGCGAATATCACCAATAACATTTCTGATTTCAAGTTTATTCGTTACAGGTTGCGAACTATCCCTGCCGACCGACGACGAAATGGTGCGTCATTTCACGCAACATGAAGCGGCTTTCAATGAAATACGCGACATTGTCGTACAACGTGCTTATGGTACATATTACCCTCCTTACAGAACGGATACATTATATGGCGACGATTTATTGAGTATCAAGGAACTGCCCGAAGAACATAAGTTGCGGCTGGATTCCCTTCTAAACGAAATAAGTTGTGAGCGTGTCTTTTACTGGGGAAAAGAATCGCTAAAGGAAATGGGCAAGGATACATCAAGAACAAAAGTCTATATCCCTTATTTTGTTCACGGCTTGTCAATCGGCGGAACTTCCAAAGAATTTCTCTATGAACCGGAACTGGATAAAGAGCAAATATCGGCAACAGAACAACAATTGGATTTGAATGATATCTATCGCCAAACAGATAGTGATACGACTCTATATAAACCTATCAAAGACGGCTGGTATATTATGCTTGACCACGACAACTGAACTGCCACAAAAAAGACGTTTGTCCTCGCTGTCATACAGCATAAGGTCAGACGTCTTCTTAATGTGGATACAAAATCAAACACGCTACAATCTACTGTTTGTAATGAAATACTTCCGCTTCATATACAATTAGTTCCCTAATCGGGCTTCCAATTCCTGAATGCTTTCTTTTAAAAAAGCATACCCTTCATTAACTATGCGCTTGTATTCTTCAATAGCTTTTTGTGCATTCTCCGGATTTCCCGTGCAGTCATATTCTATTTGATGTGCATAACCTATGGCAAAAGGAACGGCTTCATCTTTACCGCGCAACTTTTCTAATTCTTCTCTTCCTTCCTTACGTTCTTCAGCATCATTTGAAAATGTCTTATCTATAGCAGAATCCAACTGCTTAAAAACTTTTTGTTTTTCTTCTATATAATCTTTGATGTTCATAATTTATGATGTTGGTTTTCTACAAAAATAGGGAAAAAAGCAAGACTATCAAAAAAAGGAGAAGATATTTTTTTAGGCCACAAATATTTTATAACTTCGCGTAAATGAAAGAATTAACTCATAAAAAATACTTAAATGAAAAACTTGTATATTATAGGAAATGGATTCGATTGCCATCATGGAATAAATAGTAGTTATAGTGCGTACCGTCAATGGCTCGAAGAAAACGAACCGGAACTCTACGAAAGACTGAGAGAATTCTATTATGTGGATGATGACGAATGGTGGTGGCAGTTTGAGGTGAATTTAGGTGAAATAGAACTTGCGGACTACGTACAGTATACTGCTTCGGAAAATCAGCCGGATTTTGCCAGTGACGAGTTTAGGGATCGGGATTATTATGTCGGTTCGTACCAGGCAGAAAGTGAAATTGGAGGTTTGGTCAATGACATTAAAGACACTTTCAAAGCATGGATTAACTCTCTGTCAAAGGCGGATGGAAGTAAAAAGATAAAGTTGACCAGAGGAGATGACCACTTCATTAATTTTAATTACACTTCCACCTTACAGTATTTATACGGTATTCCTGATTCAGAAATTCTTCATATTCATGGTAAGGCTTCCGATGAAGTGCTGGTACTTGGTCACAATAAGACTTATGAAGAGCTGACCAAAGCTGCAGAAGTCATCCAACCGGAGCCTCCGGCAGATTTGTCGGAAGAGGAGCTCGCCGAGTGGTACGATGGGGAAGACTACATAACTCAAACAGTTCGTGATGCCGCAGTCAACGAAATATATAGTATTCGCAAAAATGTAGAGCAAATTATCCAAGATAACCGGAGCATATTCTCTTCAATGAATGAAATCGAGCATATTTATATTTACGGCTTTTCTTTTTCTCCGGTTGACGAACCCTATATTGACAAAATAATCAGCCACATAGACAAAGAGAAAGTTCATTGGACAATTAGTTATTACAGCGATGAAGACCAACAGAAAATACAAGCCTATATGCAGTCCCGCAAAATATCACCGGATTTGTGGGAACTTATAAAATTGGAAGATATCCAAATGTACAAGCAACAACGATTGTTCTAAGCTTATTGGCAAGTCACCTGCATTTCCGTTTGTATTCAGGAAGCGGATATGCAGGTGTCAATATCATTATAATTTATGTACACCATATAAAATAGGTCTTTTTCCGTAATCATCAGATCCCCTTGATTACAAAAAATATTCCAAACTATTTGGATGTTTTGAGGATTTCTGTTACATTTGCTTTAGTTGATATTCTTTTCTTTTTTCGAAAGCGGGACCTCTGCTTTAATCAAGAATTATTGTCTTGATTCATAACCATTAAAACAGTATTGCTATGGGAGCATTCAGAGTGACCGTGCAAATTCGGAACAAAGAAATAGATATACTCTACTCACATATAGAGTTTAGTCGTAAGACAGACGCCAAAGGGCGTCCGGTGACAACTGTTATTGGCGGACGGGTTACGTTCAGCATTGAATCGACTCAAGATACGGACATACTTGAGATTATGGTGAACGGGCAATTTAAGCCCATTAGCGGAAGGTTTACTTTTTACAAGATTGAAGATAACTCTGTATTTCGGATTATTGAGTTTAGATGTGCCTATATTGTTTTTTACAAGGAAGTTTTTAATGTAGATAAAAGACGTCCATTATTTACCACAATAACTCTTTCTTCCGATGTTCTTGTTGTTGGAAATGCCTTTTTGACAAATAGTTGGTAGCTGGTTTTGTGATGTGGTTTTATATTTTGATCTCTTGCGGCATATATTCGGTGGAGCGGTAAAAGCATTAATCAAAGAACGATTAGTTGTGTATGAACTAACAAAATCCGGTCTGAATCGTATATTTATGGCTTAGCTGTTCGTGAACAATAAAGAGGAATGTGTAAATATTAGATAATGATTCTTTTGGTTTATACTTGCTTGACGTTTTGGAGGGCAATGGCAAAGATAATGCAACAAATTTATACTCTATTGCAAAAATACACTTTTGTGTCAGGCTTAATCGAAAGAACCTCTGTATCTTTGTTTCATTAAAACATGTTTATATGAAAAGATACAGCAGGAATCGCATTTATATCAGCGAAGAAGAACAGGAGAAAATCAAACAAGTCCGTATTCTATTGGGTGGTGCCGGAATTGGCAGCATCATTGCAGAATGCGCCTTGCGGTTTGGTTTTGAAAATATGACCATTGTTGACGGTGATAAAGTGGAAGAGAGTAATCTCAACAGGCAGAATTATGTAAAAGCGGATATTGGAAAATATAAAGCAGAAACACTTTGCAAACGCTTGCAGAAAATTAATTCCAACGCAGAAATAAAATTCCATAATACATTTATAGACAAAGGTAATATAGAGAGTATTATCTCAGGGCATCATATAGCTATTAATGCTTTGGATTTCAAGGATGGAACCCCTTTTGAATTTGACCGCATCTGTTCCGAAAAGATGATTCCCGTTCTCCATCCGTACAATTTCGGATGGGCGGGATTCCTCACTATTGTAAAGCCGAAAGGTTATCAGTTGTCTGAAATCTCCCAAGAACCTAACGGCTTTGAACTGAAAGTGGCGGAGTATGTATCGAGGTATGGAACGTTTTGGAATATGCCAGTTTCATGGTTGGAGAAGGTGATAGAAGAATATCGTGCGGAAGGAGGCATCTTGCCCCCTCCCCAGCTTTCTGTTGCCTCGTGGATTGTTGCGGGACACTGCGTGAATGCCATGTTCAATCTGGCGACCGGACGTGAAGTCAAGTTCTTTCCTAAATTTTACCTCTCATCACTGATGTGTGAGAGCAATTCCCTATAGTAACCTATAATTGGTTGCATAAGACAGCGCTTCCGCAATGTTTTTTACTCCCAATTTGGAGAACAGTGCCCTTTTGCATGCCTTTATGGTATCAACGGACTTGCATAGTTTATCGGCTATGTCATTCATGGTATAGCCTTGGGCTGAAAGGATCAGTACATCACGTTCCATTTCGCTCAAGGTTATGCCTTCTTTCTTTATCCATTTATGCTTGTCCAAAGAATATTCATAATAAGATTTCGAACCGGATTTCTTCATGATGATGTAACCGGGAGTACTTCTTGCCGACATGGATATGGTACATAACGCCAGCCATATACGTCCATCTTTAGTCAATATCATTGGAGTGAGGTGGTGATTCACCAATCTTAGTTTCCTTCCATGTATAATATGGAAGTCATATGAAATGGTATAGTCAAGACGTTCCGCTAAGGGTATTTCGTTGAACAGATCGAATCCTTTCTTGTTTACTTCCAATAACATCTGTTGTTCTTTTTCAGGCACGTAATCCAGATAAAACCTGTACCCGAAATCCTTAATCTTGTCAGAAGTCTGACCACACCAATATCCCAGATTTTCTGATACGTACAGGAAGTTCTGTTTGAAATAATCTATGATATACACGCACTGGTGCGTGCTTCTTGCAAATGCTTTGGCTGTATTTACAAGAAGATTGATTTTCTGATAGTCCTCGTCCGTAATATTGTATACGGAATTAGACATTATAAAGAAGTCTCCTATATTTGTTGCCATAACAATTCTTTTTATAGATTCGCCGCAAATTTACTGATTATTCTTGAATATGTAACTTTTTAACACACAATTGTGTGAATATAATAGTGTATTTGTCTAAAATACACTTTTGTGTTAAATAAAGGCAGCCGTTCGTTTTTAGTTTTGTATCAGAAAAACAAAAAGAAATGGAAAAACTGATTTATACAAACGGACAATACAATATCTGGCAATTGGTGGGGAAGGAAAACCTGAATGAATTGGCAGAATTTGTGGTAAGGGAGAATTACAAACATCATGTGGGTGATTTTTCCTCCGAATCTATCAAGAATGAGATATATTCTGTTTATCAAGAAGAACTCCAGTATATTGATAACTCCACGATATTTGTAGTCCGCAATGATGCAGGCAAAATTATCGGTTCAATCAGGGTGTTCAAGTGGGACAGGAAGAAAACTCTCCCGTTACAAAAGATTTTCGGTATCAATCCGTTAACAGCTATACATTCTGAAACAGATTATAACTATTGGCATATAGGCCGATTTGCCATAGACTCCCTGGCAGGAATCCCGACAGTCACTCTGTTTAAGCAACTCATGGTATATGCGGTACATCCTATTATATGCGATAGCAAAAGCTATATGATAGCAGAAACAGACAGCAAGTTACTCAAAGTGATGAATACACTTGGTATTGAGACTGTTCGATTGGGGCATTCCATTAATTATCTTGCCTCAGAAACCATACCGGTGTACTCCAGTAAGAATGGACTTCTCCTATTCTACAATCATTATGAAAATTTATATATAGCTTCATGATATACACTTTTGTGTATTTCTCCATGAAGGTCTATAACGAATACACTTTTGTGTCAAAATATACTTTCATGACTATTTAACTTTGCAAATAAATAATTGGATGGCCAGACAATCAGCAACAGACCTAACTGTACAAAGGAGTGGATACCGAAAAACTGAAAGAGTAGGTTGGTTTAAGTGATACACAAATGAAAAAGAAAAAGATCGGACAAGAAAAGAATCTTGTCCTGCTTGATCGCTTAACTCAAAAAGAGCAATCAATTATCTCAGGTGGTGCGAAAAGAATCAGTGGTGAAATAACAGGCACCATCAGGGTTTACTTTTAATGTTTAATTTAAAATTTTACAATTATGAAAAAGAAAGAACTTAAAAAAATGAATGACATGACTCTTATGGACCGATTGACTCATGCAGAAGTCAACAAAATTAAGGGTGGAAAAGCGAAAATTGAAGGTAATTTGAACATCAAAATCTCAAACTACAAGTAATGAAAAAGAGAAATCTAACAAAAGCTTCCCGCCTTGCCAATATAGACCGGCTTACCAATCTAAATGCTGGTGCTATAAAAGGCGGTAAAAGTTCACCTCAAGATTCTATTTTCGTGGACGTTCCTAAAATTGATATTCCGGAAATAGTAATAAGAATCTAAAAAAAATGAGGGCATGTAGTAGCAAGCAAGCCTTGCTACTACTACTTAAAATGTACGACAATGAAAAAAACAATCTTATTAGGATGGCTTCCGCCTGCAATGGAGAATGTCCCATCTCCATGCCTGTCAGTCTTAAAACCTGCATTAAATCAGGTTGGGTACAATGTTTCTTTGAAGTATTGGAATGTATCATTGAACCCTCTGCTGAAAAGTTTCTTCAACATGGAGAACTTGATATATGATACCGAACTTAATAAACTGATGCCTTTTTTACTAAATCTTGGCATCAGTTTAAACGATACAAAAATTGTGGACAAGATTAAATATTATATCTACTCCATAAAGCCACAGCTGCACAGTAAAGGGAATGAGTATATTTATGAATACTTCCATTCATTCAATCAAAAACTGAATTGCTGGTTTGAAAATGAAATCAGTCAAATAAAGTTTGATGACTACCTGTTTGTAGGATTTTCAGCCCAGTTCTATCAATGGCTTGTTGCAAACCTGTTTATTGACAAGATAAAGACTGCTTATCCGAATACCCATATACTTGTGGGTGGTTTTGGAACAAAGGAAGAAGCGGTTACATTTTTGAAAAACTTTCCACATGTCGATTATACATCTTGGGGAGAAGGTGAATATTCAATACAACAACTGGCATTGTATCTGGACGGTGAAAAAGCAGCATTGTCTTCCATTCCTAATACCGTATATCGTATAGGAGATGAAATAAAAGTGAATTTGTTAAGAAATGTTTATGTGGACTTAAACAAGTCCAAGATGGATTTTTCCGATTATTTCAAATCCATACAGGGCTTTTCTCTGGATCAGGAACTGTCCTTGCCTATAGAAGGCGGCAGAGGATGCAGCTGGAAACAATGCAAATTTTGTTTCTTGAATACCGGCTATAAATATAGGACTAAAACCAATGAACAGATAATAAGAGAAATAAAGGAGCAAGTGGAGCGATATGAGGTAAATCGTGTCTTATTCTTGGACAACGATATCATAGGAGCCGATATGGATAACTTTATTGAGCTGTTGGACATGTTGATCGAATATAGGAAAGAAAATAATGACTTCTCTATATTACTGGCGGAAATAGTTACAAAAGGGGTTCCGTTCAATGTCATAAAAAAGATGGCCCTCGCAGGATTTGAATCCGTCCAAATAGGATATGAATCACCCAGTAATAACCTTTTGGAAAAGATCCATAAGAAAAATACGTTTGCCAGTAACCTGTTCTTCATTAAATGGGCAAATGAATTAGGTATTCGTATTAACGGGGCAAATGTACTAAGAAATTTATTGGAAGAAACAACAGATGATATAAAGGAAAGTATTGACAACTTATATTTTTTGAGGTTTTATTTCCAAAAGAGACTGGTATGCCACAGCTATTCCTTCCTTAGTGTCGCAAAATCATCACCTTACTACCGGACTTTATTAAAAACAAACCGGTTGACAGAATGGGGACAATCGCACCTGGCACAATTTACCCCAGAAAATTATATGTCATTAGAAGATAAATTCATCCTCTTTTTTGATTTTATAAAACCGGAGTATAATCATTTGTGGGACACTTTCCAACAAATAGAGCAACATTATATAAACAATATTTATGATTATCAATTGATAATTGAAAGCAATAGTGTGTTCTACAGGGAATTCTATAATAACACATTGATTAAGGAAATCGAGTTCGAAACGGATGATATTTATTGGGAAGTGTTGCAGTTATGTGATTCCGAAGTGTTATCTATTGAACAGATAACAAGGAAGTTGGGTAATAAAAAATCAAAAGAAGGAGAAACATTGCCGGAAGTAATTCTCAACTTAGAAAAAGAAGGGTTGTTGTATTGCAATGATAATAAGACAGAGATTGTAACTGTTTTGGACATTCATAAGACTATCAACCTACGGCAATACGGAGTAAATACAAATTCTTCCATGCGGATAGATAATAAATGCCATGAGGCTTTATTGGTTAGTTAAATGTATAATTATTAAAAATATAGAGACATGTTAATGAGAAGAGGATTGATAGCATTGGCGTTTGTCTTGTTTTTAGGTGTGGCAGCAAATGCACAGACCATCACAGGCAAAATCGTTGATTCAAGAAATGAGCCGATAGAGGCCGTTACTGTTGTTGCGCAGACGATAGATTCAGTTTTTGTTGATGCCGCTATTACAGATTCTACAGGTCAGTTTTTAATCAAAAACGCACCTGAAAAATATCGTCTGATCTTGCAACACCTGTTATTTGTTACACAACAAGTTAACGGATATACCCCTAATATTGGAACTCTCACAATGAAAGAACAGGATTATACATTGAACGAGGTCGTCATAAAGGGGGAACGTCCACAAGTTAAGGTTGAAGATGGGGCTTTAAGCTATGATATGAATAGAATGGCAGAAAAAAAGGTAATCAGCAATGCTTATGAATCCATTCTGCAACTTCCAGGAGTAGTGGAACAAAATGGTTCAATAACCTTGGCCGGTGCCAATGGAGTATCTATAATACTCGACGGTAAACCGACAACCATGAGCAATGCACAACTTTATGAGTTGCTGAAAAGCACTCCGGTTTCAAATATTGAAAAAATACAGGTTATGTATAGCGCTCCTGCAAAATACCATGTCAGAGGTGCCGCAATCAATATTGTCACCCAAAAGAAAAAAACGGAGAATCCATTTCTACAGGGAGAAATTAACGGTTCGTATATTCAAAGGCATTTTACAAACGGTCAGGGAGGGATCAATCTGTCGTACTCTTCCCCCAAATTATCCGTGGACTTTCTGTATTCACTGTCAGCAACTAAAAGTAAGACACAACTTGATTTGGCGACTTTACATAAGTTGGATAATAAGGTTTATGAAATAGAACAGTACAATAGAGGAACAAAAAAGGATCTTGCGCATAACATACGTTTGGGAGGAGAGTACACTTTCAATAACGAGGACAAACTTAGCCTGGCTTACACAGCAGTTTTAAGCCCTGATGGAAAAAGCACAGAGAATTCTGTTGGCAGCTTTTCCAATTCTACCAATAACAAGGATTTCGAAAATTCCATGCACAATATGAGTCTGAATTATTCTTCACATAATAATTTCAATGCGGGAGTGGACTATACACATTATAATTCACTTTTCTATCAGGATTTCCAAGATAGCAGAACAGACGGAATGATCAACGATTTCACTTCAGATTCAAAACAAAAGATTGACCGGATAAAAGTATATGCGGACAAAAGCCATGAGTTTGCCAAGGATTGGTCATTTAATTATGGAGCGGAATTCACGTATGCAACAGATTATAATATGCAGAAATATAATTCAAGAACTGAAACCGACATGACGGGGTCGAACACAGACAGCAACATTAAAGAATATACATATAATGCCTATGCCGGATTCGATAAAAGTTTCACGGAGACTTTTTCCATGTCATTCTCTGTTATTGGAGAGTATTATAAGCTGGCCAAGTATGACAACTGGGCTGTTTATCCTACACTTGACCTTACGTATGTGCCTTCTCCCTCACATATCCTCCAGTTTTCATTCTCTACAGATAAATCCTATCCGGATTATTGGGATATGCAGGAATCGGTCGGATATTTGAACGGATATACGGAGATTCATGGTAACCCATATCTGAAGCCATCAAAAGACTATTCAGCCCAGTTGATATATGTCTTAAAAAGCAAGTATCAATTTCTTTTATACTATGACTATGAACCTGACCATTTCGAACAGTTAGGTTACCTGTCATCAGATAGGCTGGCCCTGATATATAAGACACTTAATTGGAACTATAAGCAAATGATAGGATTAAACATCGTGGTTCCTTTTAATATTGGAAATATTTTTGATTCAAGAATAGTCCTGAACGGCTATAACAATTCGTCAAAATGCAAGGACTTTTATGACTTATCCTTCAAACGGAACAAGTGGACGCTATATTCACGTCTGGATAACGCTATCAATATTTCCTCCAAGCCGAATATTAAATTAGAATTGGCAGCCATGTATATGACCCCTTCTATCCAAGGCATTTACGATTTAGGTAGAATCTGGAGTCTGGACGCAGGTCTGAAGTGGAGCTTTGCAAAAGACAAGGCGGAAATTCGTGTAAAGGGTACAGATTTGTTCAATAGCGCCATGCCTGATGTGAAAACCAGATATAAAAGCCAGCACATGGATATGCTCCTGAGACCGGACAGCCGTACTTTAACAGTTTCTTTCAGATATAAATTCGGAGGTTACAAAGAGAAGAAGTTTAAGGAAGTGGATACATCAAGATTTGGTCAAAAGTAATTGCAGTTTAAACTTTAAACAACAGTATATCAAAATTAGAAATATGTCTCAATTTCCACTATATTTCCAGCATGATGCCATGCAATGCGGCATAGCCTGCCTGCAAATGGTATGTAAATATTATGGTAAGGAATATACCCTTGCCCAGCTTTCCGATATATGCTTTGCCACCAATGAAGGCATATCTTTGCTTGGCATAAGTCAGGCTGCCGAAAAACTGGGATTACATACCGTTTGCGGGCGTGCAACAGTGGAGCAGCTGGAACAAGTGGACCTGCCGTCCATCATCTTTTGGAATCAGAATCATTTTGTAGTACTTTACAAAATAAATAAAAGGAAGAAAGGAAATATCTATTATGTGGCAGATCCCGGCAAAGGGAAAATTGTATATACTGAAGGAGAATTTAAAAAAGGATGGTTGAATACACAATCGCAAAGGGAGGAAAAAGGCATAGCAATGTTTTTCGAACCGACAGGGAATTTTTGGGAAATAAATTCTTCCGAGAAGGAAAAGCATTCTTTCCGTTTTTTATATGGTTATCTGAGACAATACAGAAAGCATCTCATTCAAATCTTATTAGGGCTGCTGGTAGGTTGCATATTGCAATTGATCATGCCTTTCCTTACACAATCCATTGTTGATATCGGCATAACTAACAGGGACATCGGATTTATTTGGTTAGTTCTGTTGGGTGAGCTTCTGATTGTCATTGGACGGACAGCGACTGATTTTATCAGACGTTGGTTGCTGTTACATATCTCTATGCGCATTAATATCTCACTTGTAAGTGATTTCTTCATTAAATTATTAAAGTTGCCAATGTCCTTTTTTGATACCAAATTAATGGGGGATTTGCTTCAACGCATGAACGACCATAACCGGGTACAATCATTCCTTACTTCACAGTTACTTAGTACATTGTTTAGTCTATTGAGTTTTGTTGTTTTCGGAATGGTACTCTTTATTTATAACAGGATAATCTTTGGAGTATTCCTTTTAGGCAGTTTTCTTTATGGAGCATGGATCGCCACGTTCCTAAAACGGCGTAAGGTGATCGATTATGAACTTTTTGAGCAGCAGGCAATAAGCCAAAGCAAAACCTATCAGTTCATTACAACAATGCAAGAAATAAAGTTACAAGATTGCGAACGCAGACGCCGCTGGGAATGGGAGGATGTACAGGCCGACCTGTTCAAAGTGCAGATGAAATCCCTTAAATTGCAACAGATGCAGGAAGCGGGAAGCATTTTTATCAATGAGGTAAAGAACATCCTTATAACAGTAATGGCTGCGACATCCGTAATTAATGGCAATATCACATTAGGGGCAATGCTTGCGGTACAATATATTGTAGGACAACTCAATTCACCGGTGGAGCAGCTGATGTCATTCATTTATTCACTACAGGATGTGAGAATCTCGTTGGAACGCATTAATGAAATTCATGAAAGAAAAAGTGAAGAAACATGCGAACGTCAACATATTGGATTTGCAGACAGAACTGACAAATCGATAGTCATTGATAATGTGGATTTTAAATATGACCCGCATGCTCTGAAAAAAACGGTTGAAGGTATATCTTTCATAATTCCTGAAGGAAAAGTGACCGCTATTGTAGGAGCAAGTGGGAGTGGAAAAACTACATTGATAAAACTTATATTAGGTTATTATCCAGTGATGGCAGGTAATATTCTCATAGCCGGAAGAAATCTTGATAATTATAATTTAAAATGGTGGCGTAGGCAATGTGGCGTAGTCATGCAGGACGGAATAATTTTCTCAGAAACAATAGCAAGAAACATTGCAGTGGATGATGGTGATATAGATGTGGAGCGTCTGGAACAGGCTGCACGAATAGCCAATATTCATGATTATATAATGGGACTTCCTCTAAAATACAACACTCAAATCGGTAGGGATGGTATGGGATTGAGTCAGGGGCAAAAACAACGTATTCTTATTGCGCGTGCGGTTTATAAAAAAACTGATTTTATCTTTCTTGATGAAGCGACCAATGCTCTTGATGCCAAAAACGAGAAAGCTATTGTAGAAAACCTGAACGGGTTTTATAAAGGACGCACAGTCATCGTTGTTGCCCACCGGCTTTCAACAGTAAAAAACGCCGATCAGATAATCGTACTTGACAATGGTAAAGTGGTGGAAATAGGAAATCATGCCTCACTTATAGAAAGGCAGGGCATATATTATAATTTAGTGAAAAACCAACTTGAATTAGGCAATTAACATGGAAATAGAGAGAAACAATGGTTCCGATCAGGTTGAACTCCGGTCAGAAAAGGTACGTAACATTATCGGTACGATTCCCCCCGCTTTAGTACGTTGGGGCATAGCTGTTATCACGATTATTTTTGTGATATTAATGTTAGTGTTTTTGGGGGTTCCTTACCCATATGGGAAAGGTGAGAGCATTTTTCAACACTTGTTCTTTTCTTGAAGAAGGGTGTTTTGCAAATCCCTAAATAAACTTTGTATTTCACACTTATCTGTTGTCATGCTTTATCAGATAGGGTGGGTTGTCTCTCTTTTGGGCAGAGAGACTATTTCTCAATTTGGATATATTCCGAATATTTTATTTCTGCATAAGGATTGTCACTTGAGATCATCTGGTGGATGGCTTTGGCCCGTTTCCAGAACCACCACCCTTTGTATTCTATCCAAATGGCCTGATTAAGCGTTACGGGCATTCTGATATCCCCTGTGAGACGGTTCTTCTCAATAAAACCTGTCAACTTTATATACGGTGTTGTCATTTCAATTTTTTGCCGTAACAAAGGAATTGTATCACGGACAATGAAAGTGTCACGGATAACGGCATCTATCGGAGCCTGTACCTCGACCTCATGCCGTGCCGCCGCTTCAAGATGTTTGATTCTCATTCCGAGTTCCTTGATTTTCTCAGTATCTTTGGTACGGAATTTCTTATACTCGTCCATGGTCAACCTCAGTACTTTGACATCGAGCGCCATTGTCGCGGAGTCGGATTGTATCCGCTTTATATCAGAAAGCAGTGCGGTATTGTTCATGCTAAAACGGTCACGCTCTTTCGTAAGACGCTCCATGCGGCGGTACTGTAGCCAGACAATGCTTACGAGTAACAGCATGACACTCAAAAATACTTTGTTCAGTCTATTCATAAGATATGGATTCTTCGGGGATGAACCACAGGAATTCATCCAGATAACTTTCTTCCAGCAACACAAGGCCGCCCCGGTTCGTTTCCCGGTTCTGTGACAGGTCTTCCACGAGCAGTCCACGGCGGCCGATCACCTCGTCCAATCTTATTTGTGAGAGTTTGGGCGAGGCGATGATAATAACATATGAGTTCTTAATCATGACGGTTATGTTCTATGATCCTATTTGTGCGTTCCCTGGCATTTGAGAAGCTCACGAATGTCCGCACGAATTTCGTGCAGGTCGTTCTGTACCGTATTGAGTTGCATCATGGTGGCCTCAAAAACAGACTTGTCCAGTTTCATGGCGTTAATACGGTCATACTGGTTTTTGATTTCGGTCTCCATACCGGCACATTTCGTTTCCAACTTGGCAATCTGCGCCGTGTTGTTGATATGTTGTATGTACAGTGTCAGTGAAAACGATAGTACCACTACAATAATCTTGAAGTACTTTATTACAAATTCCTTGAATTGTTCCATATAATTATTCCATTAAAAGAGTGTATGCGTCCTTGATAGCCCTGAGCAGGAGTTCTGCCGCCGCACTATCCCAAAATCCATAGACAATCAATGCGACCATGATTGCCAGATAAGTCCACCAGGCTATCTCCTGTTTGTCAATCTTATGCTTCCCTCTGGTCATCTTCTGTCGTTTTTTGGGGTACAATTACATTAAAAATCACATTGCCGTCATTACCCTCAATGCGCAGGCGGCTCTCTTCCTTGTGCCTGATGGGGAAAATTTCCATCAGCGCCTTGGCGGCATTGACCGACACGGCCCTAAGTGCCGCAGGAGAGAGGGGGACTCCGAAACGGTCCGTATAGTCCGAAGTGGCCGCCTCGTCCATGACGGCTTTGAGGGTTTCGGTCACTTGCAGTTTCACGGCCATTGTTTCCATTTCAAAGCGCTCCGAAGACAGCAATGTCCTGATGTGTGCCAATACATGGGGCTTGTTCATCAGGTAGTTGGCGGAAGCATTAGGATTCTTTACCGCATTCTCCCCAAACACTTCCACGAAACATTTCTTCGGTCGTCCCGCATATTCCAGGCCGCCATTCACATAGAGGTTGCAAAATTGCAGTTCCTGTTCTGTAAGCGGCTTTCCTTCCGGTTTATCCAGCATGTCCATTATCTTGTCTGATTTCATTTCCTTCTTTTTCTGAAAGAGTAGCGGGTTTCCAGTGATGAGGTTTTACAAAATCCGCTTTCTCATTAATTAATTGTTCCATCAGTGCCTCATAAAACACTTGTGCCAGCGCGTCGGCACATGCCTCGGCATCCGCCAGTGAATTTATAATCCGCAAATTGAACTTAATTTCAAGGTCATAGCCCGATATAAACGCCATAAGTTCATTGCCGTCATAGCCTAATGCCCCATATGTCATACGGTCTGCAGTATGAAACGTGATGGTTTCCGGAATCGGGCCCTGCTGAATGTCTTCCGCATCTTTTTTATTGATATCCGTCATCATATTTTAAAGTGTTTACGGGTTTTCTCTTTTGCCTGTATTGTGATTGCTTCCCCGCCCGCATGACGTAACCGGGAGGTATAGATACCAAGTATGTCAAGTGTGGCCGTTACATCGGCAGCCGCATCATGTGCATCATTCAATTCCACTCCCAATCGGGAGGCGATCAGCTCCAATTTGTAAGAAGTCACTTCCGGATCGGCTGCAAATGCCAGCCTCCCTACTGTAAGCGTATCGATATAGTGGGGCTGGAAATTACCGTAATAGTCCTTCGTTCCGGCAAAAGTTTTTTCAAACTCGGCAACCAGTCCGGCATAGTTCATCAATTGTTGTAAGAAACCGATATCAAAAGTGACATTCTGTCCGATCAGTATGGGTTTACACTGGTTGCCTTTCGACAAGGCGCTACGTTTGGCGAAGGCGATGATTTCTCCGGCCGCCGTCTTCATATCCACCCCTTGTGTACGTAACATTTCCATAGTGATGGCGGAATAGTCCAATGCCGTCTGCTCATATTTCATAGGGACAACCCCGGCTTCCTTCGCCTGTTCGTGGCGGGTTCGTAACACTTTGCGACGGGGCAGTCCGGCATCCGCCTTGCCATAGGGGGCGATATACGCCTGACAATGGTCGAACACCTGCCAGGTGTCGAAACGGACGGCTTGCAGGGCGATCTGGGTACAGGCGCATTCACGGCAGTCCAGACCGCCGGTTTCAAAATCCATCCCGATCCCCACGTATACTTTCTGTTCTGTTTTTGGTGTCATGTCTTAGGATTGAATGAATAACATTGAGTTCTTATAGGTTTGGAGCATATTGCATCCGTTATAATCACTGTAACGGACGACAGCCGTGAGAATGACCACCCGGCCCTTGAGGGCCTGTATCTCGGTGCGATGTTCCATGTAGTAGTCGTTCCAGCAGACACATTCCGTAATGCGGTTGTTCTGCGAGAGCGTGAGCTTGGCGAAACGTTTCCGGCTTCCCGTTTCTCTGTCCTTATAAGTATGCTCCGCAACCTCCACAACCGTGACGCAGACCGTTACCTTCCGGCCGTCGTTCTCATCCAGTGCCACCTCGTCCAGTGGCAGGTAAGAGGCTTTTCCCCTGACCTGCCTGCGGGCTTCCGAGTTGTCGAAGATGCGCCAGTAATCAATATTGCCGATGCCCGATACGGCAATCTGCTGTTGAGACCAGAAGAAATGCCTCTCACGCATATCCAGGGGGAAGTCTTTTTCGGAAAGAGAAAATCCCAGTTCCCTGGCGGCACGTTCGAGCAGGGCGCAGCGTTCGGTAACCGCCCCGACATTTTCCACGCGGTCAAAACATCCGGCAAGGACCATGTGCTTGACATGACGGGCATTCACGGGCACTTTCACCGCCTCCTCCGGGTTGTCCGGGTCATCCCAATAGCTGTACTTTTTGAGCTTGTAACGGAAAATGCGGTGTATGAAGTTCTCAATGCCGGTATACGCCCCGCCTCGGTCACGTTCCGTAACGATGTGTTCCACCGTCTTGACACCCACCTGTTTGATACGGGTAAGCGACCAGAATATTTCATCGGTGGCGTAGTCGGTAAAGAACTCCGTTCCCGAGCGGTTGATGTCCGGCGGCACGATCTTGGCTGACGAGCAGCGTTCCATCTCCGCCATCAGCGGGGGAATTTCCTTGTCATCCGCCCATTGCAATGCTACGGTATAGAATGCCGACGGGTAATTGGCCTTGAGCCAAGCCCCGCAGTAGGCGGTCAGGGCATAGGCTGCGGCATGGGAACGGTTGAACGAATATTTTCCGGCCACCTCTATCTTGTGCCAGATTTCTTCCGCTTCATAGTCCGGGCAGCCATTGCGGACAGCCCCCGCGATGAAATCGGCCTTGAGCGTAGCCATCAGATCCGCCTTCTTCTTGCCGATGGCTTTTCTCAACAGGTCGGTTTTGCCGAGGTCAAAGCCGCCGAGTGTGTGGGCTATGGACATGAACTGCTCCTGATAGCACATTATTCCGAACGTGTTCTTCGTCGCTTCGTAACAGCCGTAGTCATAGACCGGCGCCACTTCCCCCCGCCGGAAACGGATATAATCCTCCGTGGCCCCGATGTCGAGCGTGGCGGGACGGTACAGGGCGTTGATGGCGATCAGGTCCTCTATGCACTTTGGCCGCACATCCTGAATGAAGCGGGTGATGCCGGGTGAAGAGAACTGGAAAACATTCTGTGTGTTGCCTTCAGCGAGCAGCCGGTACGTCTTGTCATCTTCCAGCATCTCCTGTGTGATACGTTCTATGGACAGTTCCTGTCCGAAATGACTGTTGGCCAATGCGATGACGGCGCTGAGCTTGGCGAGCTCCTTTGTCGCCAGCACATCCTCCTTCAGCAGCCCGATCTCATCGACCGAGTAGCCGTCGAATTCCGACACCAATGCACCGTCCATCTTTCGGACAGGCAGGTAATCGAAGCACTCGGCCTGCCTGCCGTCCCGGGCATCAGGTGTCACTATAATTGCGGAAGCATGTATGGATGCGGCCTTGGGCTGTCCGAGCAGCCCGCGCACATCTTCAATGACTTCCGGATAGGTCTGGATAAACTCACGCAGTTTCCTGTTTGTCGTCGCCTGCATGAACAGCCCCGTCCAGTCCGTACCGTCATCTATCATGGCTGTGATATAGTTCACGATGGCATGCGGCACGCGGTGCACACGCGCCACATCCTTCAATGCTGCCTTGAGCTTCATGGTTGTAAAGGTTCCAGCCGAGAACACACGCTGGCGGCCATCCACATTGTAACGTTCTTCCAGATAGTCCTTGATCTCCTGCCGTCGGTCGGAAGCGTAATCGACATCGATATCGGGCAAGGACGCGTGTCCGCCTTCCGTCAGCCCTCTGTCAACGAACGAATCCATGACAGTCAAAGGGGTATCCGCTTTCCTGATTTTAATGTGAGTCACTTTCATCTTATATACTTCTTATATCGAACAATGGCGCTTACCGTCTGGCGGCTGACGCCGTACTGTTTTGCCAAGGTATTCTGTGAGACTTTGCCGGAGAAATACTTCACCCGTACCTCTTCCGCCTGTGCGTTCGTCAGTTTGGCGTTCACACTTTTCTCTCCATAATCCTGTTTGAGCCCGCCCGCAATGGCGTGTTCCATATTCTGTTGGTGCGTACACATTTCCAAATTGTCCGCGGTGTTGTTGTATCGGTCACCGTCAATATGGTTCACTTCCAACTTTGGATTCCATTCCGGAAGGAAGTGCTGTGCCACGAGACGGTGTACGGAGAATTTTGTCCCGACGCCTCCCTTATAAAGCCGCACACAGTCGTAATATGAGGTGGTCCCGCACCAATGGCTCATGATCCGTTCAGGCTGTGTCCAGGTGATACCGCCATGCGATACCTGCCGTTCCAGACTCTTGATGCGCCCCTTGTTGCTGATTCTATACTTCCCTTCATAATTTTTGATATCCACCCAGATTTCCCGGGTGTCAGTCATTGGCTATTCTGTTATATGCTGTTTGAAAAATATCCCGGTCTATCTCCACGCCTATGAAGCGCCGTCCCATGTTCCTGCAGGCGACAGCAGTACTGCCGCTGCCCATCGCAAAATCAAGGACGAGGTCCTCCTCGTCGGTATAGGTGCGTATCAGATATTCCAGCAAGGCAACCGGTTTCTGTGTTGCGTGCAGGCAGGACCTCTGCTTGTCCGTCTTGAATCTCAATACACTGCGCGGATAGCGTTCCGTGGAGATGTAGTCCCGGTAATTGTCATGCTTCCGATATATCTCCCCGCTGTCACACTTGCGCCGGTGGTCGGCCATTACGATCTTGCACCGGTGCCCGTCCGTTTTGACGGGGTTGTATTTGGGCAGCCTGTCATAGAACACGAGAATGTCCTCGTGCGCTTTCATCGGCATACGCCCGGCATTGAGAAAACCTGTCGCCTGTGTCTTCTCCCAGATCCATTCATAACGCAGCTTTTCAAGATTGGAACAGCCTAATATGCTGGTAAAAGGATGCTGGCAGAACAGCAGTATGGGAGTTCCGGGGGCAGAAACGCCTTGTATGGCATTCCACATCCCCCGAATATCTATCACGGCGTCCCAGCGGCAGTGTGTCGTACCATATGGCGGGTCTGACAATACCATGTCGGCAACGATGCCCTGCCCTGCCAATAGGGGCAGCACCTCGAGGGCGTCACCCCGGTAAAGGTCGCAGCCGTCATAGGGACGGCGGTGTTCGTAAGTCGGATTCATGGGTTTCGAGTTCCTTTAAGTTCCACAAACAATCTCGGCGGTCAAAAAGAATTTCGTCACCGCAAATCAATTCATCGGCATATATTGTTTTTTCTTCCCCGCCGCGGAGAATCCTCAAACGGGCATCCGCACAGAGACGATAAGTCTTATTTTCAGATTGTATCTCCACATATTGTTCGCCTTTGTTAAGCGTAATGTCCGGAGCCAGTACCGTTATCTCGTTTTTCCAAACCAGTCCGCAGCGTTCCGGAACAAGAAAACGTGAGAAAATCAGGTCGTATTTCAGCGGGTCGATGGAGGTAATGCCCAACAGGTAGGAGACCAACGATCCGCCGGCGGAGCCACGCCCGATACCGGTTGCAATGCCCCGGCGGTGCGCCTCACGCACCATGTCCCACTGTACAAGAAAATAATCCACGTTGTCGGTTGACTCGATGATATAGACTTCCTCGTCCAGCCGTTCCCGGTAGCGTTCCATATCCGGAACTTTTCGTTTCAACCCTTCATCAAGCAGCCGGAGGAACATCGTGCGGCGATTGCCGTACCGTTCCACTTCTTCGGGACGCATACGGTATTCGGGCATGAACATCCGTCCGGTCTCGAACACGGCTTCCGCCCGTTCTGCAATCTCCACCGTAGGGCGGCACATACGCCCGAACAGGGCATCGAAGTCCCATTTCTCGGAAAAAAGCGGACGGAGCGTGTCATACAGTTCATCCGCCGTTTTGAAATATTGCTCCCCGCTCTGTTCGTGTGCGGCTCCTGCAGCAATTTTATTCACTATAATTTTGGAAGCGGCATCATCTTTGTCCATATAATAGCAATCCGGCAGGAGGATCGGTTCTACTGTAAACAGATCCCTTTCGGTATCATAGCAATTACAGAAATAATATTTAAGGGCTTCCAGCTGCTCCCGGTCAATACGGTCCGCCTTATATTCGTTGGCGTCTATCTGGTAATAAACCGCTTCGGCCCCTTTCCGGATCCGTTCCACCTGCTTAGGGTGTCCGGCCATCCAATAGACAGAGCGGGTGGCAAAGACCGGCACACACCCTGCGGCATACATCAGCAGCTGTTCATAACGGATTGTATTGTTTTCCGAAACCACCATCACGGCGGACTGGATACGCAGCAGGTTGTGGAGCCCCTCATTGTTCAAGGCATATATTTTCAGGTTTACGGCTTCTTCTTCATGAATCATTGTCAGCGAGTAGCCGAAGATGTGTTTCAGCCCGTTTTTGGCACATTCTTTTTGGAAATTGAGTGTGGCGGCCATTGTATTACGGTCACAAATGCCGACCGCCGTATGTCCTGACCATTTTGCCTTGCGGCATAAATCCTCCAGGGAACCACAGGCGTTCAGCAGTTCGTAAGAAGTATGGACACCAAGATTCACAAACGGAATGTCATGTACCGGAGGCCCGGGACGGCCGATGTATTTCAACAGATTGAAACGGAATTCTTCCCGAAGGTCGTAATAGTACCAGTTATATCCGAACGGAAAAGCCACATGGTAGATTCCCTCCTCCATCAATACTGCCGGATTCTCCATCAGATTGAAGACAAGTTTATCGCCGTCACTGCGGAAAATGGATTCCACACCTGACAGGTCAGCCGTGAACAGCCGTCCGAACCCGGGTATGTCCACCACCTCCGTGTCAACCGGTATATAAGAAATCCGTTGTGTGTCAAGCCATGCGAGCAGTTCCTGTATCATCTTTCCTGTACTTTTTTGAGTTTGTATTCAAGGACAGACAGCAGACGGTAGGCAAAGATGCCGTAGACCTCCGTTTCCGCCAGTTCATCCCAGTCTTTATCGGCATCCGCTATATCTGCGATGAACACCTCGAAGTAGGGCCTCAGCCGTTCCGCAGCCCGTTTGACCGCCTCGACGGCATCACCGTCATATCCAATAACCACGGTCCTCACGCCCTTCGATTGCAGCTTGTAAATCTGCACATCGGAAATTTTCTTTCCGAAAGTCGCTACGGCGGCAATATGCGGGTTATCGTAAAGCTCAAGTTTTCGCGTCAGCGCGATGACGTCAAAAACGCCCTCTGCAACGATGACCGTATCGGTACCGTCCTTGCGGACGGCATCATAGTTATAAAGAAGTTTGGAAAAGTCGTTCTCTGTGGAATTCCGATAACGAAGTATCTTGTATTCACCTTTGTATTTCGTTTTACGGTTGTAGGTGTCTATCTCCTCTTTTGGCCAGGTATGGCGTGAAACATATCCGACAACCATACCGCAGTCGATGACCGGGAAAATTACATAGTCGGCATACCGCGGATTGAGCCTGCCGGTTATTCCGGCAGGAAAATATTCATAGTCATCGAAGCGGAATCCGCGCTGTTTCAGATATGGGTGGCGGAAAGTCCGTTTATAGAAGTCCGGCAGTCCGGACGGGACCAGTTCATCGTCTATATCTTCCGCCTCGTCAGGTTCCAGCAGGTGCAGGTTCAGCGGTGCCGAGATATCTGTTGTTTCGGAAACCATCAGGTCCATGCGTCCGATAGCCTCCAATAACTGCGCAAGTGTACGGGTGGACGCCCCGCAGGAGAAACAGTGTGCCATGAACGGTCTGTGGCGGACGGTTTCCTTACCGATATAGATACCGAACTTACCGCCCTGCTTGCCGCAGAACGGACAGCGCGGAACGATAAGGTTCTTGCCGCTCCCGTCCCGTTTGGCCCCCGTCTCACGGGTTATCTCCGAAACCAGATATTGATATTCCTGTACAGACAGTTCCATACTAAGGTATAGTACTGCCGGTCATAATAAAGTTTGAGCATTCTATAAATTGACTAATTATAAATGATTGTTCTGCCCTTCAACGAACAATGTTATAGTGTCGACTTTGTTAATTAAGACAAATACATTAGTGATGCTAAAATTATGATAATCAAACAAATAATCTTTATAAAGTTTTGGAATTTCAAAGAAAATTCCTATCTTTGCGAACTGTTTTGTCCATTGGCACATTGGATTATTGTGTAACGACTTAAAAACCAATAAAGTATGTGCCTGCTTTGTTGGTAGTTTAAAACTATGTGTAAAGCAAATGATAAGCTATTTCTGTTTAGCTATATTTTAGGGAGGTTTGTAGAAATTCATCGAGAGATGACTGTTTCCAATGGCAATGCGATGCCTTCAAAAGAAATATTACAATCATTCTCTAATACAAGAATTATGAAATTGCTCTATTGTTTATGCTTAGAGAGTTTGACTAATTTAGAAGAACCGCAAGGAGAAAATATACGCATAAATCAGAATAATCTATTTGAGTTTTTTGGCGCTTTCAGTGCATTGCCCAACGGACCTGTACTCCTTCATATTTATAATGCATTAGACATTATTCCCGGATTTAGATATGAAGAAGGGCATTTTCAAGAACAAATGTCAGAGACCCAATGCTTGATTCCGCCCAAATACAGAGATAGATATGAAAAGATTATTCATTTGATTGACAATGCTGTTTTGGGATTACAACAAAATATGAAAAAAGAACTTTTCATGGATAGGGATAAGCTTGTGGATTTAACCCACAATCTCCCATTGTGGAAAGAAACATTCATGTATGAGGCTAATAAGGAAATGAGTACTACGCTGCAAGATCTTCAACGGGAATATGAACAATATGTTTTATTAAGATCAGCAATGTAAAATCATACTATGCCCAATATAGGTTAATAATAGGTGTCTTATGACACCTTTTTTTATAAAACACAAATATTATATGAAAAAGACTTACATAGAAGAAGCTCAGGAAGTATATAATAATATTGTTGGTTGCAAGATAGAATCATACAAATTTTTTGTATTGCAAACATTGAATGGTTATGGTATCAAAAACATAGAACAATTAAGTATACTGAAAAGGGTTTTAAGCGTAAATGAATCTTCAATATTACAATTTAGTTTTCCTGAGAATAAAGACTTTGACTTTTCCTTTAAGGACGATGGCAAATCCAAGAAATACGACAAGGAGAAAAAAAGTTTTTTTGTAGATTTATCTCAGGATCAAAGATTTGAGCAAGAAATGACCAATATCCCTGGGCAGTATAGTATAATTGCAGCATTAAGGATTTGGGAAGAAAAAAAGAAACAAAATAAAGTTGAAGGGCAAGAGCTCCAAAAAGATACCTTCTCCGATGAAGATTTGGCAGCACTGCTTAAACGTTCATTTGGAGAATTTTGTGTTGCTTACACATATATGCATAATAAAACTGATTTTTACAGCTATTGTGACGCTATAACTTTTTTGTTTTTTACTTATTTATGGAAATCCGTTGCGGTTGGAGAATTTTATATTGTTTCCGGTTATAAGGATATAATTAGGGCATGGGAAGACAAAAAAGATGATCTTGATGAAAGAATACTACCAGCCTTTATTAATTGCTATTCTGATATTTCTTCGGCAATAGCAACATTTGTAAATAGAATAAATCCAAAGAACAACGGTGGGCTTTACGAAGTCCATTTTGAACTGGACCAAGATCTGATCATAGATTCAATTCCTGGTAAATATGTCAAAACAGAACATTTACAACCATTGATAAAATTGACACAATTGCTTTTTGATATCACCGTTATAGATATTCGATACATCGCATCAGAAAGTAACCTGTCTAAGTTGATAAATTTTATTTATGCATTTGACAAACTAAAAAAAAGTTTATCGCCAACAAAAGCAACTTTAGCTCGCAGAACATCCATATTTCTTGAACAAGCATTTGATGTTAATGCCTTGGAAATATTAAACAATGTAATAGAGGCATTAATTTTCAAGGCCTGTGTATTGTCAAAACAAATGATGGAACAGCAAGCGCCGGCAGGTCCTAAAATATGTTTTGGCTATAGCCCTCTTACCAATCCTGAAATTAATTCAATTATTGAGCAATATTCCCAATATGCAAAAGACTATACTAAAGATATATTCTATGTATTATATAAACATGATTCTAAAAATGATATTTCAACACAGGATAAATTCCAAGATGATTTAAAAAATTGCCGTAAAGATAATAGCCGCTATCCTGAGTGTAGTCTTATTAAAAAGTATAACGAAAATATAGATGAAGGGGTTTCGGCTTATATTACAAATAATAGGCTTTATTACCTTATAAAGAACAATGCTGATCCCCAAAGTATAATCCAAGGAATTGAAAGTTTTGTTCAAGAACATTCAGATATTACGGCATTTAAGTGTGTATCACCTTCTACATTGGTAAAATCGATATTATGGTTATATAACTATCTCAAGAACAGTGTAAATAGGGAACATAGAGTAATATATACTTATGGAAAATTACTTAACTGCTTAAGGCTTTTCATCATAGCATATAAAAATGAAAAAGATGCCCCGAGAAGATTTCGTTCATATTTTGAGTATTCATATTGCTCGGTAGAAGACAAGAAAGTGATTAAAGTGTATCTTTCTCCGGCAGAATTGCAGAATTATGACAGAGAACAAACCAAGCAATATATATTCTTTGCATCACAAGGGTATTCTCCTGTAAATATGCAATTTCTGGAAAACTTTTTCTTAAAATATAATAGGGAATTTAGGACATTTGAAGGAGACGCGATAGAGGATTCTATAAAAAAATCTGAAGAATTATCCGGAAAGATTACAGGTGCTATAGCAACAATAAAAGAAGAACGGGGGCGGACGCTACAATTAGTCGGATTATTAGGAACGTTCATCGCTTTTGTATCTTCTTTGGTTGGTACGCAGAAAGTTGCAATAGATATTTTTGATTTTATGTTATTTTCTATAACATTTATGACCGGGATATTGGTGTTTGTGTTTTGCGTATATAATATTGCAAATCCAGATAAAGAAAGTGTGTGGAAATTGCAAAACTTTAAAAATCCTTACTTTATAACATTACTTTTATTAATCTTGGCAATGGCAATATTGGTTTGTATTCGACCATCAAAGGCAAATACAAACCATATACCACTCGAGACAATTCAAAAAGCAAGAAAAACAGACATTGAAGTTTACGAAGATTCGTCTTCTCAACATGTGTACCATATACAAAAACAAATCGACAAGAAGTCTACCAATGCCTCTTCAGACACCACTCTTTCTTCCAAAAAAGGAATAGTGGATTCTTTACCGTAGTAATGAAAGTGTCCTCTGCCCGTCATAGAACACCTCGTTGTCATAGTCCGTCGCTATTTTGATGGTATCGCCCTTTTTGAAAAAGCGGCTCTTGGCCACATGCAGGCGCATCACGTTCTCCTTGCGTTCGGCCGATGACTGGTTGAGTGAAATAAGGTGCGTGCATGGGCGTGCCAGCCCCTTGGCCTCCGAACAGTTGTACTCTGTCAGTACATTCCTTTCGTCATTCAGCCACTCGCGGTCTTCAATGGTCGATTGATATGTCACGACCATCCATACCTTTTCGTCCGCCGCCAGGTCCTTGAGGTCATTGGCCACGGCGATACGCTTTGCGCGTTCATGGTCGGCACCCCATGAACGGCGGTTGGCGTCTGTCAGCAGATCCATCGAATCGACGATGACGATGTCCGGATTGTGACCTTTGAGTTTGCGGTATTCCGAGATTCCGTTCTTGATGTCAAGCGTCGATACCTGGGCGTTGAAACGCGGATAACTGCGTACCGTGATGCTGCCGGCATACGATGCCACCAGCTTTTCCAGATGGCGCATCTCCGTATCCGAGATCTTTCCCCGTTCGTAATAATAGGCGTTCTTGGAAACCAGCCCTCCCGAATAGGCGTTCAATGCTTCCTCCTCGGACCCCTCCAGCTGGAAGTGCAGCACATGCAGCCCGTCGTCGATATCCGCCCTGACACCTATCCATTTGGCGATATGGGATTTCCCCACACCGGTACTGGCAAGAAAGCAGGTCAGCTGCCCCCGCAGGTTGCGTCCGGCATTGAGCGCGTCCAGAAACGGGATATAGAACCGGGACACACGTGGTGATGCCGAGCGTTCCTCTTCCTCCTCACGGCGGCGGTTCCGCTGGAAGCGCTCCGTAAAGGTCTCCGCCACATCAATGAACGAGGTACTCTTCAGTGTAAAGCCCGCCAGCCATTCGGCATACCCGCGCAATGCCTTTTCCGCCTTGTCCTGCTTGTTCTCGTTATACAGTTTTCCCACTTCCGCATAGACCGACTGTAACCGGACCCCCTTGATGTAGGACTCCAGCATGTCGATCATCACTTCGGGACTCTGGCCCTCGTCATACTCCCGGAAGGTATCTATCAACTCAATGGCATCGTAATCCTCATGGAAAGTCTGTGCCAGTACGGCATATGACGGCGGTGTCTTGTAGGTTCTGAAATGTGCGGCAATAGCCTCCTGCACCCGTTGGAATGAGCGGTCCGGAAGGTATTCCTTGCGCATGTGGCGGGAAAGGACAGCGCACAGCTGCTCCTGGCACAGCGCCGTGGCATAGAGCTCATACAGGAACTCGGCGCTGAGCGGATTGACGGAACTCATGGCTTCACCTCCTCTTTCCACCATGCCTCACAACGAATCCGGTAAAGTTCCGGATAACGCGCCTCTGTTCTACGGCGGCACGGATTCGCTTTCGTACATTTGGAACATGACGGCGAGAAGGGTGTCCACATCAATGTGGAGAGCGCACAGACGAGATAGCCGGCCTCGCTGGAGAGCAGACGCCGTTTGGTAATCTCCTCATATTCCGGGTAAATGAAACGTCCGAAAGGATGCCCGCGGCGGTTCTCCATTGCCTGTGTCAGACTGTCACGTGACAGTCCGAAACCTTTCAGCCACCGGTCTTCCCAATAACGGCGTTCCTTTCCGGAATGAAGATACCGGTCAGCTGCCTTCCGGCCAAACGAATGGGAAATGTTCCACTTTCCACGATAAGAGGGGGCATATCCGGAAAGGGCATACACCTGGCATATGCAGAAATCGGACAGGCGTTCCGGACTGACAGATCCGGCTTCCCGGCACAACAGGTCGAAACATGCCGAAAGCTGTCTGTCCGCCTTTCCTCCGGACGGGAACTGGAAATCCGGCCACACTGCCGCACGGAGCAAGCGTGTAAAAAGCCTCCGGCATCCGTCAATCCACTCTTTTTTCTCCATCACGTGTCAAAAGTTTGCGCAGTTGTGTCTTGGCCAGAAAGAGACGGCTCTTGACCGTCTCCACATTTCTGGTCTGCAATGTTCCGTTGCGGTAAGTTATCTCCATGATTTCTCCGATCTTATAGCCGGCCTGCTGTAAAAGCAGGGCCTCTTTGTAAATCGGCTTGAGCCTGTCCAATGCCCAAAGGATATCATCATTGTAATACTTGTGATAATTATCCATTCCCATGCAGTTCTCCGACGGTTCCTCCTCGCCCGGCAGGGAGGAGGATATTTCCGAGATGTCGATATTGTCATCCGGGGGCATGCGGCTTTTATTGCGGTTGTTGAGGTCCGCCACAAGCCGCTTGGTCACGGCATAGATCCATGTTTTCACCGGACGCGCCGGATCATAACTGTCCATGTACTTGAAGAAATTAACCAGCGCTTCAAGATAGTTATCCTCTATGTCCTCCTGGTTATAGGTATATTTGATACAAATGCTGTATATCAGATTCTTGTGCGGCATCACATACTTTCTGAGAAGTTCCGCCCTCCGTCTTGCGGATTCATCGTCAGAGGGTACAACCGCAATAAACACATCTTTCTTTTCCACGTTTTCACTGACCGAAAAAAGGTTGATAATGAATCTCATGTCCTAATCTGTCAGCTGCCATTGAGCATCAATTAAAAAAAGCGGGCGGAGAGAAGGCCGCCCGAATCTTGGCAAGTGCCGTTCTACAACCTGTGCCTGCGGATGTAATAATGGAAGAGATGGCAGGCGTCCGCCGCATTGTCATCCACCGGAATGATGCCGTATCTTTCCTTGCATGCCACCACCATCTGTGCCTTAGTGGCGTGCCCGTCCCCCGTCGCCCATTTCTTGAGCACCGCCGGATTCACAAACTCCGGTTCGGGAAGTCCCAGGCTGTCACATACTTCGAGCAGGATCCCCCGAAGTTCCGAGAGCCGGCGCATGTCATAGAAATAACGGTTCACACTCACATCCTCCGCTACGACCCGCCGGATACCATACGCGCGGATAAACGAGACAAGGACGGTACGGAATGCGCCGTGCATCTTGTTGCCGTTGCGCCGTCTGCTTTCGGTAAAGTTCCATGTTCCGGCCTCATGCACGGAAAAATACCCGGTATGCGTAGCTATATCCAATGCAAGCACCTCTTTCCTGTCCGGGGTACTATTCTCCAATCCTTGATTCGCCATTCTCTTTCATAATTACCAGTTTATGGGGATAACCTTCCGCAACATTACCGTGGGAGACAACCAGTACGGTACCTCCGAGCGAGTTCAATGCCTCGAACATGGAAGCCAGTCCCGCCTCGTCAACCGCCTCGAGTATCTCATCCAGAACCAGAAGGTCCAGTCCCTTGCCATCATCACAGTTACTGTTCACGAGTTTTTGCATGGCAAGGATGGTTGCGAGGTTCACCCGTGCCGCTTCGCCTGCCGAGAACTTGCCGAACGATCCGCAGTCAATGCCGTCACGCAACAGCGAAATGGAAATCTTCTCCCGGACCTTACCGCTTTTGAGGACGGTATAACCGTCAAAACGGATGCGTATGTCACTGCCGATATTCTGCAGGAACTCGTTTGTTATACGGCTGAGTGCCTCGATTTTTGTATTGGCCAGATAGGTCTTGAACTGTATGAACCGTTCTCTTTGCATCTCCAATGTTCGGAGTTCCGCATCTACGGCGGTCTTCCGTCCCGCCGCTTCGCGGGATTTTTCCCTCACCTCCCGGAGCGTGCTCCGGAGCGTGGATATCAGATCGGACGGCACCGCCTCGTTCAATTCCCTGATAGTGCCTTGCAAAGTGTCAATGGCACAGGCTGCCGCCTGTATATCCTCCTTTTCCGTCCGTATGCTGCGGCTCAGTGAGGCATTACGCTCGTCTACAAATCCGAATGTTTCATCGAATACCTTACGGCGGATGCTCTCAATCTCATTTTGCAGCGCGGTAATCCCGGCTGCAATACGCCGGTGTTTGTTTTCCGTCTCTTCCACGTTCCGGGTAGCGTTCCTGACGGCACGTTCATATCCGGCCAGCTGCTGTTCCCATTCGGTACGTCTGGCCTCCAAGGTACGGCGGCCGTGGTTCAGGCGGCTCTGCTGCAGCTCCACAGAACCGGTCTCCTCCTGTTTGTCTTCGATACGGCCATTAATTTCCGTGAGTTGCCGCTGTCGTAGTTTCAGTTCCCTCATTCCCGCCTCAATGTCAAACTGCGGCTCCGCTATTAGGAAATTATGTCCGCAGGCAGGGCAGGTGACGGAACCGGCCAGCTTGTTTGAGAGCTCGTCAATACCGGCCGAGACAATACGCCGTTTGTGACGCAATTCTTCGATGCATCCTGCAAGATTGCGCAGGCGGATGTCTGTTTCCCTCAGTTTCTCCGCTGCCGTACCGGACTGCTCGTTGTATTCCTCACAGAAGGCGGCATACTTATTTTTGAACTGTTCCCAGTTTTCAGTCTCCTCTTCCAGTTCCCGTTCCGCCTGTTTCAAGGAGGTGTCACAATCCGACAGCCCGGAAACGGCCGTCTGCAGCTTCTCTTTTGTCCCGGTGATAATCCCGTTCCAGTCCGTCTGTCTCGCATCGGGGAAGAGGGGCATCATCTCCCGTATCTTTTCCAGACACTCGTCCAGTGCCGTATCCCCCGATTCCAGCAACTGCAGTGCCTCATCCGCCTGCTGAACCGCCACAAGCCGTGTTTCATATCCGGCCACCGTCTCGTGTCCGATGCGTATCTGTTCCCTTTTGGCTGCGATGGCCGCTTCCAGGGAGGCGATGCGCTCCGCACGGGTACGTCCCCGTTCCGCTCCGGTTTCCTCTTCCTTGCGGATCTGCTCCTGTAACATCTCGACACGCCCGTCCAGTCCCGCAAGTTCCAATGCCGCCTGTTGCTTCTTTTCTGAGAGCGGCACGATATCCTCCTCAAGTATGGCAATGGCCTCGTCCACCAGGATACCGTTGGAAAAGCGGTTGATTATCTCCTTTTTCTCCTTGTCCGATGACGAAAGAAAATCCTCATACCGGTATTTGGAGAGAATGAAGTTGTTGAGCAGCTCCTCGCGCGTGATCCCTAACTTTTCAAGGATATAGCGGTTATAGGCATCGACCGAAGGCTGGACAGCCTCGTCCGTCGTCACCTGCGCACCGTTACGGAAAAGTGTGCAACTGACCGTGGATGCCCCTTTGCGTGGAATGCAGCGGTTGACAACCAGTTCCTCCGCTGAGTTGCCGTTGCTGAAATGTAATCCGATACGGCACTCCCCGGACGCATCGTTTATAATTTCTTCCGACCTTATCTTACGGAGCGGGCTGCCTGTGATACCGACAGCGATACACTCCAGCAGGGCGGATTTGCCCGCACCGTTCGACCTTTGGGACTCATTGTCCCGGTTGTCGCCGAATATCAGTGTCGTAACCCCTTGCCGTAACGTGTATGACAGCGAGCGGAAGGCACAGAGATTCTCAGCTTCTATTTTCTTTAATTTCCACATGTCCTGTTATCTATTTTGGATAAATACTCTAATCCGATTGAGACATCCTCAATCTGTTTTTCCCGGCAGAAATCCTCGTAAGTTTCCCGGATACGGCAGCTGTCATACTTTTCAAAGAGCGAAGAGGATGCGGCCTCCAACAGTTCCTCGTCATCAGCTATCAGTTCCACCTTCGCCGCCCCGGCTTCCAGCAGCGCGGCCTTGTCAACCGACTTCATCGCAGCTGCCGGCGCATGGACACGTACCTTGACCTTGTAGCGGCCGTCAGCCTCCGTCTCGCGCAACTCGTCCATAAGGTGCAGCCCGGCACGTTCCACCGGCACATCCACCACACGGTAGCGCATGTTCACCCGGTTTTTGACAAACTCGTGTGTGCCGTCGGTATAAAGCACCGTATATCCTTTTTCCTCATCCTCGCCGAAGTTGTGCTGACGGGAGGCCCCGATGTATTCGATACGGGTTTGTGGAATGACGGTCCGGTTATGGTAATGGCCGACAAAAACCTTATCAAACGGGAGAAAAATCCTGGCGGGCAATTCTTTCTCCGATGGTTGCGCCAATGCCCCGTTTATACCTTCGTGTATATAAAGAAAATGTTTCTTTTCCTCTGAAAGCGCTTTCTCTTCCAACTGTCCGAGCCTTTCGACAAACGATCCGTCCTCCGGAAAATAACTCATCAGATGAAGCGCGAACTCCCAGCCGGGACGCGACAGGGTCAGGAAGTCATCCACTACCGTCACATCCGGATGGCAGTCAAAGACATGGCAGTAACCTCTGACGGCTTCCTGGTTCACGAGGTCATGATTCCCCTCGGCGAGCGTGACATGGATGCCCGCACGTGAGGTTTCCAGCAGGGCGTCATGTACTGCCAGCAGCACGTCAAGTGTCTGTGCCGCACGTGAAAAGAACAGGTCGCCTCCGACGGCGATTTCGCTGATACCCCATTTCCTGCAGATCTCCACGGCCTCCTGCCAGTTGGCCTGAAATGCAGGGATGTTGTCTTTTGAGACATGGATATCATTCAACAACAATATGCAAGGTTTGCTCTCTTCCATGAATGTGTGTGATTAAGACGGGAGGCATGGATGCCTCCCGCCGGGTTAAAACTCAAAGACTTATAAAAGGGGGTATCTGCGACGGCGGGGACGTTCGGCACGCTCCTCCGTTTCCGCAGGCCGGTGTTCCTCCTCCCCGGGAGCGTCCTCCGGTGTGTCTGTGGGTTTCGGACCTTCCATCTCACTCTCAATCAGTTCGAGCAGTTCCCGATTGCTTGTCGAGCGGGTGACACGGACGGACAACGCTTCCTGTTCAATGTAGCTGCGTATCATTGCACGCAGCTCCTGTCCCTCCTCGGTCTTGTCACCGAGGTCCTGCCTCCTGAGCTCGTCATAATATTCAAGAAGATCGTCCAGGGAAATTCCTGTCCCGTCCTGGACATTGTCCTTGTTGTCCTTCGTACGGCGGTCGAACGAGAAGGAGGAGGTATCTTCTTTCGGCAGTTCGTCGGACAACTGTTGTATGACCTCTTTCATCTCGTCCGTCTCCATAAGCCGCATGCCGTAAATGCCGTCGCACTGTTTAAGGAATTCAACGGTGGCACCCAGATGATAACGGGTATAGCGGTAAATGATTTCCGGAATACGGGGCGCTCCCAGCAAGGCGGTCAGCTCCTCCCTGGTCAGAGGTTCAGGGTCGGATTCATTGTCGATGGAAAACAGGTATTCGGTTTTGGCCCCGTTACGCCGTTTTTCTATTTCCACGGGATAGGCGTCGTACACCGATGAAACCGGACACGGATAAGACGGGTTCTTGGCCAGCTTCTTGCTCCAGAGTTTGAACTTCCGCTCGTCCAGATCCTTGAACTGGGCGTGCGAGAGGGTCATCATCTGTACTCCCTTGGCACGCTCGCCCAGGTCAAAGATATAGAGGCAGTGCCCGTAGTTGTACTTCAAGCCGCCACCGAACGAACCGCCGGCGATTTTTTCTGCCAGTTTCTCATCCCCGGCCTCTTTTGCGGCTTCTACGGCCAGACGCCGGTAAGTTTCGATGGGATCGACACTGTATCCGGCATCGGTGGCGCGGGTGACGGTGACATACATCTTCTGGGGCTTGTTTCCGGTTGTGGGCTTTTCCAGTTCCAGCAGCAACTGGTGAACCGGATACTCATAACCGGGCCGGGCCGGTGAACCGTCCGGATTGGGGGCGATGGGAAGGACACGCAGACGATAGGTCCCGAATTTGTCCATGCGGAAGAATTCCGTGCGGGCGAACGCCCTGTTCTCTTCCTGGGCACGCTGCTGTGCCTCCTGATACGATTCCTGGACACCGAGGAACATCTCCTCGACAGACATGCCTTCCATGCCGTTGTTCTTTTCTTCTTCTTGCATAAACGCTTGGTTTTATGGATTAAAAATGCCCGAAGAGTGCGACACGGCAGGCCCGTATCGCAAAGAAACTGGTTACAGGACAGACGGGTTCGGTTGCACCGTCCGTATTCACTTGACAATATAGGGAGAGGATATCCCGCCGACCGTATCCTGGCCGGATACTCATTTTACAATATGGAAAGGTCTTGCAGCGACTGTGGAATACAAAGTTAGACAAATGCTCCCGAACAGCCATACATGCATATGAATGTTTGTGCCAGCCATTGTCCGTCAATGCATTACCATTTCATTTTAAGTATGTTTTTAATCTCCCCGGGCAGTTTGTCACTGCCCGGCCCATTCCGTCTTTCAAAGAGCAGCTTCCTGCGGTTTTGACGGATATACTCTTCCGTCTTGCGACGGCGTATGCCCTCGTAATAGGTTTTACGTCCGGGCGTAAGCCGTTTGCCCCGCCGGCAGTAAACCCCGTTCCGGCGGTATTCATCCAGATAGCGGCTGAATTTCGCCTTTCTGAACGAAGGGTCTTTCGACGCCTCCGCAACCAGTTCGATGACATGCCAGTCCGGTTCGAAAGGCTGTTGCCGGTCATACAGCCTGCGGAGCAGATGGTAAACCACCGGCATCTCATAACGGAGCATGAACCCTATCCGGGTCTGGTCGAAGGGGAAACGTTTAAACGTCCCCTGCGGTCTTCCGTCTTCTCGCTTTCGGGGATTCGTTCCCCGGAAAGACGGTTTCTTCTGCGGCTGCCGCCGGATCCTTTTCTGTTTCATGATACTGTTGGCTGTTGTCGGGTGAAATATTCTCTCGGGCGGGAACGGACCTGCGTTCCGCAATTCTGCGGCGACTTTCGATGTCACCGTTTACATTAATCTTCTGTTTCATGGCTATACGAAATATGTAAAGTTGAGTTCCACATTGGCATTGTACATACCGCGCTCATAAAGCTGTATCCTTCGCGAGCCGCCGTAAATGGTGAACGATACCCCACGGTTGTACTTATGGTCATCATTCCAGTCAGTGGCGGTGCAGCGCACACTGTACCGGGGTGGTTGTATTTTGTTGGGGATGACCGCCACGATACCTCCCCAGTTGTTTCCGTCCCTGTTGGCCGTATTGACGGCACCCTGTATGGAAACGATGTTCCCGATTTGGCGGACGAAGAGCGACTGTGTGTTGGTACCCGATCCGCTGTTCTCCATCTGTACCCATCCTGTATCCGCAAGCAACGGCTGATACTCCTCGGCATAAGCGGCTCCGAGAGCACGGCAGGCCTGCCGTCTGGCCTCCGCCGTTGGCAGCAGAAGGTCGGACAGCTTGCTGTCCCGGCGCAGGTAATCCCTGACAATCTCATTCTTGGAGAGTACGTTCAACTTGCCCTGCAGGAACTGTTGTGCCTCCGAGGTGCTCTTTCCCTGCCGGACTAAAAAATTGATATAATCCTGGAACAGATTCTCAAGGGTGGCGAAACGGGCGTCGGCACCCGCCTTTGTATAGAGGTTCAGGTTCGTGGCGACGGTCTCCTTTTCGGAAGCGCTGTAGCCTCCCAACAGCCGGTCAGCCTTCTTTTTGAGTTCCCCCACTACCTGTGAGGTCATCACATACCCCTCGACCTGTGCGTGTGAGGTGCCGTTACTGTCGGTATATGCAAAAGAACCGGTGGTAATGGCCTGTAATTTATCCCGAAGCCCGGCCGTGAAGACAATGCCTTGATAGGCAGAGTCCGTACCGAGCTTGCCGGCCATCATCGTGTCTATCTCTGTCTTGGAATAGACTTCAAGATTTTTCCGGGCCTTGTTCTTGTCAGAAAGGTCTGAAAGATTCGACAGCTTGGCAAGTTTCAAATCTCCGGTACCTTTCCTTTCGGCATCAAGGGTGTCCCTCACGGCTGCCTGCTTTTCCGCTTTCAAAGCGGCGGCCTCTTCTGCCGGAAGCCTGTTGATCTCTTCAGCGGTCAGACGTACCAGTTCTTTCAACCCTTCGGAGGTCTTCAGGAAGACTTCACCGGCTTCCGTTTTGGAATAGACGTCGAGATTCTTCCGGGCGGCGGATTTGTCCATGATATCGGACAGGTTCTCATCGGCTGAAAGCTTCATTTTCAGTGCGGCACGGACAGCCCCCGCCGTAACATAGCCGTCACCGCCTCCCGTAAGCTCCCCGGTGGTGATGGCCGCAAGTTTCTTTTTGTATTCGGTGGTGAAATCCTCGGTGGAAAGCTGCTTTCCCTTGACGGCATCCACCTTCTTCGACATCTCCCCGGCAAAGGCCGTGACGCTCACATAGGTGTCCGATACGGATTTCCCGTTGATCTTAAGCGTGCCGAGCACATCCACCGAGCCGGAAGGGGCAAGCACAATATCCCCCAATGTGTTCCGCAGGATAAAGCGGTAATCGTCCGTGGTATCAAAACCTGCCATTGCGAGTACGGAGGCGGCACTGTCCCGCCAGGTGACCAGATTGGTGAGCCTGGCATTGTCTTTCGTATAGGCGGTATTCTGAAGGTCGATCCCACGTCCGGCATTCTGCACGACGAACAGCCCGCCCGCCCGTACGGTGGCGGTACGGCCGGTTACTTCCAGGACCGGGCTGCTTCCGGATTTCCCGTCATGTACGGCAAAGTTGCGGTATCTTGTTCCGCCTCCCTGCGCACCGTAATAATTGATACGGACACAGCCCTCATCTGTCGTATCCGAAGTGTTATAGATATCGGAACCTTTGATACGGATTGCCCCGATACGGGCGCTATCACCCAGTGAGGTACCGTAAGAGATCCCGTCTTCCGTTATACGTACCAGTTCCTTGCCCTGCTTCATGAAACTGAAGCCGCCGTCTGTGCGGATGATAATTTCACTGACCGGCAATCCGTGCAGATAAGCGCCAAGCGAGATGCCGCCGTCAGTTTTGACGACACCTTTGAGCATATAGCCGTTTTCCCCGCTGACAGAAACGGCGGTTCTGGAATTGATTTCTTTCTGTCCGGTAAGGGTGCCGGCCAGTACCAGGTCCTTCTTGACGGTCTGCCGGGTGAAAGGCGTGTCCAGCAGTACGGCATAACGCCCGAAGAATTTATCAATAAAACGGGGGGCATAATTTTCTGTAACTTCAATGCTTACAGGCAATTTACCCGTAACAGGATCGGTCGTTTCAGGTATGGCCTTCGCTCCGGCACACAGGTAGCAAGTACGTCCGCGTTTGTTGACATCATTGGCATAGACCACCGACTCATGCCTGTTGGCCTCGTAAATATAATAAGGATAGACGGCATCAGCGGCTCCCTCAAAACGGCGGACCTTACCGCCGAGCCACACATATCCCGGTGAGATACGGGGACCGTCCGGCTCGCAGCCCGAGATGATGAAATCCGAACAGCTGTCAAAAACGGCGCTCATGCTGAGGGCAAGTTCCTGCAGGTTCAGGATGTCATCGGAATAAGTGTACCGTCCGCCGGTCTCTGCGATATATTCTTTCATTGTCCTGTATTCTTGTTAGGTGTATATTCTTCTTCGTCAATCCTGATCAGATAGGTCTTGCCGGCCGTCTTGTAAGTATTCACCACATAGGAGAGCATATAGACCAGCTCGTGCGGTGATATGGTGACGGGCGGGACACAGACCACAAAGCTGACCTTGTTGATAAGTTTCTCCTCTATCAGCAGGTAGAACGGACGGGGCCGCTCCGCATCATTATCTGATATGATCTGTTCCCCATTGTACCAGATGGTACAGGGACGCTGGTATTCCGCACCCTCATGGTAGAGGTCCACACCGACACTCTCACTGTCCCTGATAAGGATACGGTCCTTGCCGTCCCTGATGTATTTGCCGAACTTGTAGTTCAGAAACCATTCGAAGTAGATTACCTGGGAAGTCATCCGTGCCCGGATATGCATCTCTTTCGTGAAATCACGGAACCGCTCATTGGTGCATTGCAACGGATAAAGGCAGCTCTGCACGAACAGGATGAACCTGCGTCCCGACAGGTAATGCGGAACCAGGCGGTTCACGGTACGGTCTATGGACAGCTTATATCTCATGGTTTTCTATTTTTAAAATGATGGCTTCACGGAAATTTGGCAGCCCGTCCTCCTCATCCTTCCCGGAGGACTCCTTCAGATATCCTGATGCGGTATAAGCCATACGGGCAATGCGTTGTGGCGGCTGTATATGGCCGTCGGTGTCATGGCTGGCGATGAAAACCCCTTGTTCGGGAACGGCATGCCCGTCGATATGGACATCGGTCACATGCTTTGCCCGCCGTATGGCATCCGTCAGGCGGGAAACGTAGACGGCGGCATCGAAATCGATATCCATCATGTAGGCATTCAACTGCTCTTCAATGGAGTCGTACACTTCTGATTCGGGTACGGCCCCGTCATGAAAGACCGTAAGGTGGGGAATCAGCACGTCGCCCTTGGTTGAGATGACCTCCACGCGTGTACCGGCGAATTTCAATTTGTTGATATAGGCGTTGATAGGCGCCAGTTCTTTCGGGGGTATGGCAGAAAGGCTGCCTTTTGCACCGGTGGCCACTTTCAGGATAAGTTTACTGTCCAGGTTCTGGTCGTCTGTGCTCTCCATATAGGAAACTTGCGTGACGATGCGTTTGGTCTCGTCGATATTGGCATAGCCGAAGGCCAGGCCGTCTTCCCGTACCGTCAGCTCATCTCCCTGCTGATACTGCAACAGGGCGTTGGCATAATAGGCGGGAGTACCGTTGATGCGTCCGTTAATGGCTTCGGAAATATCCACGGCAAAGACATCCAGCAGGGATTCGAAACTGTATATGACAGCGGCCACTACCCACAGGATTCCGTTCATGACGGACATCTTGGAATCACTGGCGAACTCTGTCAGTTCCAGCCGCCGGTTCCGTTCCGCTACGGCCTCGTTGTATATTTCCTTTATTGTACGGCTCATTACACTGTATAGATTTTATTGTTGATGATAAATTCCCACGCTCCACCTTCGTTCCAGCTTTCCTCATGCAGAATGACCCATACCGCCTCCATGCCCGATGTGATACGGTAACGTCCGGTCGTTTCATCCCGCCCGGGTTCCTTATAGGTTCCCGTCGGGGCTGTCGGCAATGTCATGCGGCAATTACGTCTGTTTCCGTAATGCTCCACAATGCTTGTCAGGTATTTGTCTATGACGGCCGGCTTTATCCGCGCTCCGGACAGGTCGAGCTCCATCAGGTTATGGCACCCGGCAAGCGGAACGAGGTTGTCCGTCATTATCCCCGAGAGATCGATCCGGTAAGTTCCGGACAGAATCCCGAAGCTGTCCAATGCGGGTGTGCAGTCCCGGAGGATCAGCTCCTCCACGTGCAGCGGACGGAGTAAAACAACGGACGAAGGTTGCAGTCCGCTCCAATCCATATACCGGAATTCGGCATCGGTAAACCAGCGGATCTTGCGGCTCCGGCGCACCCGCCTGTCAAAAGTATGGCGCAGCGTGCATGGCGTATGGCCAAGAATGACGGTCTCCACAGCACTGTCGTCCCCCCAGTCAACTTCCAGCGTCCCCGTTCCTGACACCTTGCACTCTGCGGAGACCAATGCCGGCGGGAGCAGGAAGGCTGCCGTGAACGGACCGGTGAAATATTTGGGATAGACGTGCCGCTCCCCGTTGGAGGGGACGATGCCGTGCATTTCGTTATAGGCGACCACGTCGGCATTGATGACAAAGCCGTCGGTATATGCCAGTTCCTGTCCGGAACAGAGTTCTGTTTCCAGCGAGAGGGCAGGATTGTTGACCAGCAGGTCCACGATTCCCTCGACACTTCCATACAGGTGCAGGGCTACATCATAGATGTTCTGTCCTGCAACGACGCGGTAACTACCCATGGCTGTCCTCCTTCTCCTCGGTTTCCAGGAACAGTTCTCCTGTCACCGAATCTATATAGGCATTCCTGATGATGATTTTGTCGGAAGTAAATTCAGCCTGCAGTTTGGCGGCGAGCCCGTTGTTCTCCATATTGGAATGCAGGAAGTCAATCAGCCCCACACCGGTGGTCGGATGCTGGTACAAGTTTCCGGCGGCGGCTTTCAAAAGGAAAGTTTCGTTCTGCACCTTAGAGGCGCCAATACCAAAATCCGTCTCTTCCCCGCTGTAAATGACCAGGCAGTCCTCCTCGAGCAGCAGGTTATAGATCCCCTCATCGTTCAAGGCATAAAGCGAGGCGGGGGTGACCGTCTCCCTTGTCCCGTTTTCGTTCTCTCTCATGACGGGAAACCAATGCCTGCCGTCAACTGCACCACGTACATATTCGACACCCCCCGAACCGCTTTTCATGGCGATACGCACTTTCAGCAGGCGTATGTCTGCTACATAGGGAATGTGGATATGGATACCCCTTGCATCACTGTATGATGCAAGGAAATCTACCGGTACGGCTATCTCCCCGTAACGGCAGGCCGCATTGCCGGCACCCTCCACACTGTCAAACAGGTGGAAGTCGTAGAAGGTTTTTCCGGCAATCTGTCCGGAAGTCTCCACTTCTCCATATTCGGCATCCATTATGATATCTTGTCTGGGCATGTGCTGATACAAAAATCCCCGGCCATACCAAGAGTACGGCCGGGGCACTCTTTACATAAAGAGTAGCGGCAGATAGAAAAATCGGTTTATGCCTCCTTGGAGATTTCATTGTAAATCGCTTCCACAGTCCCCCACATATCGTCAGGCAACTCTTCGTCCGAGATTTTCTCACACGCGGCCTGCAAGTAGGCCATCTCATCAGGGGAAAACTCCACCGGCAACGGCTGTTCTTTTTCCACATCCCATTCGATACGCTTGTCCTCCGCATTTTCGCGGAGATTGATACCCTTGCGTTCCTCGTCGCCAATTGCGATTTTGCGCAGAATCTCTTTTTTAAGGTTGAACTCCTTGAAATTGCCGCGTGCCGGCAGGAAAGTCGGCAGGTAAAGGCGGTCTTTGACGCTCAGTTCCATTATGATTCTTTATTTAGGATTGATTTTTCGCGAATATCCTGTTGCATCCTGTCGAAATCCTGGAATATGGGGCCAAGCTCCCTCTCCATCGGAAAGTTGCAGGAAAGGACCCCTTGTTCCATATAGATAATTCCAACAGGCTTTATGTTGCCTTCCTCATCGGCTTCTTTTTCATTGACAGAAACATGCAGACGGCTCAGCTCGTCATTGACAACGGAATACTCCAGCATATAAAAGGCATTTTCCGTCTTCTCTTCTGCTGTCCTGGTAATAGTGACATTGGTGATATTCATATAATTTGAATTTTAAATAAGTATAGGGTAAAAGTTTCTGTTCCGGTTATTAACCATTATAATTTAATACCTGGTAATGAAAAGACGGGTAATTGCAACAAAGGAGCGTCAGCGAGTCCCCTCTTTCCATACCGTAATTTGACGTGCCCCCATTCTGATTCCGCACATTCATGATATTGATATGCCCTCCCCAGTTGTAGCTGTAAAACAGGGTAAACATATAGGCAAAATCGGAGGGAAGGCTCGAATATCCGAACATGCTTGCAACCGACGACGCGCTCGGAAGATTGACATTGTAGGTGGAGTTGGCATAGACACAAAAGACATTACTGGCGGAAAAGTCAATGGTATAGCCGGAACCTGTAAAATAGATATTCTTCATTTTGATACCGATGGCGGCCGATGCGACCAATGAGGCATTGGACCACACCCCATAGTTCCGGTAACCGTTCTTCACATCGATATACAACCCGTAGTTGTTCATATATGAATTTACCTTGTTGTTGACGATGCGCCCCGCCGCACAGGTCCCACCCGAGGTGGCGGGAAAAGTGTTGGCCCCAAACAGAACGTAGGAAGTGGTGTTTCCCACGCGGAACAAATCGTTGTAGATGGCCAGACCGCCACCGGAACCACTTCCCGTGGCCGTAGATCCAATGCGTCCCTGGCCGATGGAAAAGCCGCCTATCGTGCCGGCATTGGCATTGATCGTGCCGGTCATCGTCACGTTGCCGCCGGTATCCCATTTGATATTCTGGTTCGCAAGATATCCGGAACCGTCCGCCGCAAACGAAATTTTCCCATATCCGAAAACAGCGGAACCGTCGGTTTTCAAAGCCCAATACTCTTTTCCTGTGGAAGGGTTGTCATGATAGATATATCCGGAGGCCGCCATTACAATCCTATGCCCGGAACTTGGCGCGGACGCCGCAAGCGAGCTGGTGCCCAACGTCCATCCTCCGATCTTGCCGGCTACGGCAGTGATACCCGTCCTGTCGAGCGTCACTTTGACCGCGTTGCCCGCATCCTTGACTGAAATACTGCCGTTATAAGAGCTGCCTCCTACAACCAGAGCGCTGTCCACAATAATCTGGTTTGCCTTCACCGTACCGGTATAAACACCGTTGGCGTCGATGGTCGTGGTATACTTTTCTGTGGAAGTAAGGTCAAAAACCGTGGCATAAGCCACATACCAGACCAATGGTGCGGCAGATGTCCCCTGTGCCCCGTCAATATAGAAAAAATGGGTACTGGAGAAGTTTGAGGTGCCGCATACGACCTTGTATACATACTCTTTCCAGTCTCCGGTTCCTGCCGTGGAGGTAAGCCAGCGGCTCGAACCGCCCGTACCAATGTTGTTGGAGGCCCAACAGATATTGCGTCCGGCGGGAATTTTGGCGATGATACGGGCGACCAGCACCTTGCGCGAACTGCAGGCCGTTCCGAAATAGAATCCTCCGTTGCCAGGACTGGCGGTTCCATTAGTCTGTATCTTCAGGACATACTTGCTGTCATTGGGCGCCGACGTATCCTGCTGGCGGGTGACTGTCACCATGCCGTTGCCGGAATTGTTATAGACACCGGTACTGTTGTTCCCCTTCCAGAAGGTCGGGTCCCTGTAGAGCATCTTGCCGAATGCCATGGCAGAGGCAAGTTCCTGGGCGGTCGTGATGCCGGTTGTCCATTGTACAGACACGGAAGAGGCGAAGGTGACGGTTCCGGAAGCGTTCCATGAAATATTACCGCCTGCGATTTGTCCGCTGCCGTCATTGTTCAGTTTCCATTTGCTGCCGTTCGTAATCGAACCGTCGGAGCCCAACGAGATGTTGTTTTTCCAAATATGGTTATGGTCGAACGCCCAGCCGGCAATCCGGTTATAAACCTCCTTTCCACCGCTTTTTGTATAGTTGGCCGAAAGACAGAAATATTCCAGATGGTCCCATGACATCATCTGGATACCGATAAATCCGGTCTTGACAGAATTTCCACTTGCAGCCACCTGGCCGAAGACAATATGCCCCGCATTGCTGTTCTGATGCCAGGTCAGCGTGATGCCCAACGGTTTGTAGGCCCCCGTGTACCAATACCCGCTACCGGCAGATGCGGAGCGGACCTGTAATGGTATTGCACCGGTTGCACCGATACTGCCTGTTGTTATATTGTCGCTGCCGATTGTAAACCCACCGATTTTTCCCTTGGTGAAGGTACAGCTCAAGCCGTTGATATAACCGGTATTGATGATGGAGGACTTTATACTGGCCGCATCCAGTTTGGAGGCGTTGATACTGCCTGCCGCTATACGGTCGGCCGAAAGCGTCCCGGATTTGATACTGGATGCACTGATATCGACAGCGTTGACCTGTGCGGCCGTCAACGTACCGGTATAGATGCCTGTAGAGCCGATATAGGTCAGCGGATGTGCGGCAAGAGTGCTGTCACTTCCCTGTGCCAGTGCAATAAAACGTTTACGGCGTATTTCTTCCTCGACCGAAGCTGTCAGCGTGCGGGGAGCCGGTGCATTCGCCTTGGTGGAACCGCTTTGAAAAATCAAATCCGAGTTGTAAGCGATCTGCGGTGCTGCCGGTATGGGGGACGGACTCATCGCGTTACTGACAATCGGCTGGTCGGAATAGATATGATAGACCGCTCCGGTCGTTCCGCCACCGCGTAAGAACACGGCGAACATACAGTTGTTCCCACATAGGGCCGCACCTGCGAACATGCGGCAATAGGATTCGGAGAGTTCATAAATGTCCCATGAATAGCTGATGCCGCCCCAGCCACCGAAATTGGCCTTCAGCAGCAGTACCAGGCCACCCTTATGCGTGGACGTGTTCCAACTTGCCGGAGCCTGCTCGCTGTAGGCACGACGCACAAGAATGTCCCGCTTGAAATTCTGTTCACCGCCCTTGAGGATGACAGGATAGTATTTGTTCTCTTCCCCGTTGATGACAAGCCTGTAATAATACGGATAGCCGTAATTGGTTGTTTTTGCGGCCTCTATGTCATTTTTCCATAGCAGGGAAACGGCAGGGGAGAACGAGACTTTCCCCGCGGTATCCCATGATATGTTCCCCGAAGCAATCTGCCCGCTTCCGTCATTGTTCAATTTCCATTTCGTACCATTGGTTATTGAACCGTCACTCCCCAGTACAATGTTTCCCTTACGGATGGAGGAGGCATCCACCGTCCAGCCGGCAATATTGTTCTGGGACCCAAAACGTGCGACACATGTGCCTGTGCTGTTCGTGGCATACAACCCGAAATCACTGTCGCTGTTATAATACAATTGTACCCGTTGTCCGGTTGTCGCGCCGGAATTAAGTCCGTAAACCACCACACGCCTGTTTCCGCAGTCAAGCAGGATGTGGTTGCCGCTCAACGCGGTTGCGCCGATTGACCAGCCACCGATTTTCCCTTTCGTGACATTCAGCGTCAGGGCCTCGATATTTCCGGCCGTAATGAGAGAAGCCTTCACATTGGCGATGTCCAGTTTGGAGGCGGTGATACTTCCGGCGGCAATACGGTCGGCAGAAATAGTGCCTGCCGTAATCTGTGAGGCGGTGACAGTGCCGGTATAAATACCGGCCGCAGTGATTTTTGTCAGTTTCGGAGAGCCGTTTCCGCCCAAAGCGGTAACGATAGTATTGATCGGATTTGTCCATTGCAAAGAGACGGAAGAGGCAAAGGTGACATTGCCCGAGGCATCCCAGGATATATTGCCTCCCGCAACAGCCCCCGCCCCCGAGGCATCCAGACGCCATTTAAAACCGCGGATGCCGTTTGACCCCAAAGTCATGGAGCCGGAGGCGGCGGTCATCGCCCCGGAAGTGTTGTTCTTCGTTCCCCGGCAGATGCTGTCACCGTCGACGGACCAGCCGCCAATTTTCCCTTTCGTGACATTGAGTGTCAGCGCTTCGATATTCCCGGCAGTAATAAGAGAGGCTTTCAGGGAAGCCACATCGATACGTGAGGCGGAGACCGTACCTGAAGTTATCTGTGAGGCGTCAAGCTGCGCCGCCTTTACCGTACCCGCTGAAAGTTTACCGGTAAAGACACCGTCTTTGTCAATAAAGGTTGCACCTATCCAGTTCAGGCTGACACCATTTCCGAACTCCACCTTGCCGGTAGCCGCATTGTATTTGACAACCTGGTCGCCATGACCGAACTGGACATTGCCGCCGTTATCTACAAAAAAGGTCTTGTAACCGTTCTTGAAACCATAGATGCCGTTAACCGTTTCAGAGGTAACGGTACCGGAAGCTGTCCTGACAGAGAGGGGGAACTGCCCGATTGCCACACCGGTTATCGTGCCGTCACTGTTTTTGATCCCTGTAAAAATTTTTGGAGTGATGACCGTGCTGCTGCCGATAAGTGTCTTGTTGGTATTCCACTCCTTGACCCAGTCAAGCATCGCTGTGTCGTTTCCATCCTTGCCGGGTGCCCCTGACTTGGCCTTTGACCAGACAAATGACAGGGTGTAGGTGATTCCGGATATAATGACGGGAATAACCACAGTGCCATGATCGGCCAGTGTGGTCGTTCCTGCTGCGACCGTATAAGTTATGGTCTTGTTGCTGTTGTTGACGGATATGGAGGAGAATCCTGCCGGTCTGGTAATGTTGCCGATGGAAAATCCGGTAAAACCGGAATCGCCAAGCGTGACCTTGACAGAGGAGGTGACGGATACGGCAGAAACTATCTTCCCGTCGGCATCCGCAGGGAAGATGTATTCACCGGGTGACTGGCTAAGCGTATAACCGTCCTTTTGTATGTTGATTGTCGCCTGACCGCGGGCGACCAGTATCTTTGCCATATGCTCTTTTAAGAAAAGTATAGGACAAAAAAAAGGCGGCAGGTTGCCGCCAAATGGCAAGGCTCCCGTTTTGTCGCACGGATGGGATGAGACCGGTTCACACCGCTTGCCATCCGTAGAAGCCCCGTTCCTTCATTACTATTTCGACACTTCACACATCAGTACGCCCTTGCCTGTCACATCGGCTTTCGATACGGTGATGGATTTGCCCGTATAAGTCTTTATGACGGATGTTCCGGCCGAGTTCCACAGTTTCCATGTGTAGGTATAGGCAGTCCCGTCATCGTCCAGTACCTCACCGTTACGATACAGCACCGCTTTGGCATCGACATCATTCCCGTTATTTTTGATGGTGAACCCTTTCTGGCTGACAAGGTCCACCGTAATGGGGTCGGACATATCCGTGAAAGAAATGATATCGCATACAACCTTGTTGGCCGAGGCGTTGCCGGCCGATGTGTCCGTGTCCTTGATGGCACATTTGAAGGTCTCGAAATTCAGTACGGCATCCGCAGTAATGGTTATTTCGTTCGTAGTCCATCCTGCCGTCACGCCACGCGGATTGGTGGAAGTCAGACAGGACCATCCGGCACCGAGCATGGAATTGTAATACGGACAGGAAACCGAAGCCCCTGAATTGGCCGCCGCAGTGAGGGCCGATGTCAGCGTTATGACCTTGGTGGAGGTGTTCACCGCCGATATGGTGTACTGCACGGAATTTATTGTAATCTTTCCGCCGGCTTCCATGTTATTGGTGGAGGCCACCGTGACGGTGGTCGCACCGGCAGTAGCGGCGGCAGCCAGTGTGGTATTGGCAAAAACGGAGGAATCCTTGATTCCCCAGGCATAGGTGACATTGGTGGTATCGATGGTGGCGCCACGCCACAGGTCGCAATGCGCCTTGAGTGTGGGTACCTCGTCATTTTTGAAGACAACACCGTCGGGAGCATATGCCACGGCGGCTATCATCGCCCCGGCATTCAGATGCTGGGTAAACTGTATCTCGGAACGGAAAGGCACCTCCAGCCCGTTGGCATCGATATAAACCGCCTCGAAGGCATACCGTACCTGCGGCGTGGAAACGGTCATATGGTTGGCCTTGATGGTCAGGGCATACTTGGCGGACGCCGCACCGACAGTACAGCTGTCCTGGCCCGAAGTTATGGCCGAACCGTTCTTATACCACTTGGCGGAGCCGCTTTTAACACCGGCTGTCAGCGTAGCCGCATTACCGACAGATGAAATCTGGTCGGTGGCGGCCTTGCCGCTGACGAACAGCGAAGGAGTGAGCACCAAAAACGGCGATGCCGCCCATGAAGGTGCATAAACGCCCGTATCCTTGTTGAATACCTGGGTGAGCGGTTGCGAAGAACCGATGAACGCCTGTAAGGAGACAGCATCATTCTGGTCAATGATGGTTACCTGTCCGCGTGCTACTTTTATTGCCATATGCTTATTGTTCTGTTGTTGATATGTCCACTTCACAGTCAAAAACGGCCTTATGCCATACATCCCTGCCGGTTATCTCAATCTCCCTGCCATAATGCGGCAGGTCATTCCATATCCTGTCGCCATCGGTATCCCTGCTTGTCCGCAGCCAGCGGAAATTACCATCGGGAATGAGTGCGGTAATATCTTCACCGCCCCTGTACACTCTGGCCCGCAGAACCGTGGAAACAATGCCGTTACGGAATATCGTGCCATTTTTCGACTCCACATGAACAGTATAGGATGGCGCACCGTCATAAAGTTTGAAGAAAGTATGGGTGGCTCCAATATTTTCATTCCGGAATACAGCGGTGTAACGGAGGGTTAATACGTCACGCCCTTCCCAGCCGTGAAACGCCGGTGTCATTTCAAACACGGCGGCATTGCAGCCTGTTTCTTTCCATATTCCGTCCGATGCAAGATATTCCCATAAGCGGCTTTCCGGATTAAAGTTATATTCGGTGGGGACAAGAGGGATGCTTTCCGGCTCACATATGCCGGAGAACTCATCCGTGAAATGGAAGGCCGTACCGCCCGTCAGGGATACGGAACGGGGCTTGAGCTGTTCCTGTGCCTCCTCGTCAAAATCTTCCCAGCGGATGGTCACGTCCCGCAGTTCGATGGTGTCCTTGCTCCATTTGAAGCGCCCTGACGCGAAATGCCCCGTACCGTCGGGATTAATGACGAAAGAACCGTCACGCGAGGTTATCGAACCGTCCTCACCCAACCTGAGCAGCGGATTCTGGATAGTTCCGCCAATACCTCCTTTCGAGAACCATGCCCCGTAATCTTCCGTGTAAGACAACACGCCATCCGTCGCCTGGTAAGGTGTCGCCGTCTTGCCCGGCTCCAATTGCGGGGCGGACAGAAGGACCGGTACCGGGGTTGCGATACCCAGTGTCATTTCAGGAGCCCCGGATTCCCGGACTGGAAAGGATACCTTATGACGTGTCCATCCCCTGCCGGCATCCACAGCCTGTTCGCCGACAAGATGCTCGTCCTGATAAAAACGGACAACCGTTGTTTCTTCCGCCTTTATCCAGATGGAAAAACAATAATAGTTGCCGGCACGGGCTTTGCGCCAACCGGCATCCTGTAATGTAAGACGGCTGTCTGAAATGACACGTACACTCTTTCCGATACCGGCGGGAGTGGCAGTACTGACAACCATAGATCCGCTGAAAGCACAGGAAAGGCTGTCCGGAATGACATTTTTGTGAATTTTGCCCACATAGAAAGTTGAGGAAAAACCGTTTTCATCTCCGGCGGTCAATGTTCCGGCGATGTTGACATTCCGTGTTGCGTAGAGATTCTGAAAATAGGCCCCGTAACCGTCCAGTATGCCGAATACCGGATCGATGATGCCGCAGACCTTTCCCACACGGGCTTTGGCCGCATCGCCGAAAGCGGACACGGAAGAAAGCCGCAGGATATTCAGGTCCGCCAATTCACACCAGTCACCCTCTGCGGTCAGGCTTTCCGTCAGATCGAGAAACAGGCTCCGGCTATATTGCGCAGGATAGTCCACAGTGATAACCCACAATTTGTACTCCCATTCCTGCCCGGCGGACAATATATCCTCGGCATCTGATTTCTCCCGGTTGGTATAGCCGAATGAGAGGGGGACGGAGGACAAATCCCTGAAAGCCCTGATTTTGAAGGATACCAGCAGACGTTCCGGATGCCCGACCGACTCCTCCAGAGTCTGCATCAGTCCGAAAAGGGATTCTCCCGCCGGTTCCGCATTGCGGACTATCCGGACAATGCGTGTCGCCTCCGCATCGTTTTCCCTGTATCCGGATTGAAGTACATGGCCACATACGGCATACTTGGATTTGTCAGGCACCCCCGCCACCCCTCCGTTCATGACCGGATAGCAAAGGGAACGCTCCGTTGCCATGCCGTCGATGACATCCATATAGGGGGCTTCGCTGTCCGAAGCCGTCAGGTACAGTGCCCCGCTACGCGTCGTATCGAACAGGTTGGTACTCCGTACGAAGTCCAGAAGCTCCCCGCTCTGCGGTTCATCGCCGTCCAGCAAAGCCCCGATAAAATAAGGCGCCTCCTTGTCGCCGACAAGCTCCGTTCCGGTTTCCGTCACGCACATCAGGGAATAGACCACCCGTTCCCGCCCGGCATATTGTCTGCGGACGATATCCCCGACATGCAGCCCCTGTGTTTTCTGCGAGTCGGGGTCGATACGGACCTTGTATTTTGAATAACGGAATACGGACATGGGCTATGATATTTTTTCAACGGAATCTCCCGAGCAGCTGTCGCTGATCCAGAAAGAGCCGTTGGTCGCGGAAACCTTCTTTACCTCGAATTCGTAGGCGCGTAACTTGCGCCGGGCGACAACCTCGTCGAATGTGGCGATGACATTTCCCGTGGTACGGTTCTTCCGGATGGCCCAGCCGCTTCCGGCAAAGCCCGAAGAAAAGAATTCCGAAGAGACGGAGCCGAGAAAACAGCTGTCACCGTAATGCCTGATACCGCCGGAAACAGCCTGTAACCTCAACGACTCTGTCAAGTATAGGATTTTGTCTGCCAACCGGGTTGACGACGCGCAGATTCCGACATGCCCGGCAGCCTCCACCGGAACCCCGGAGGAGATGAAATCGGCATCGGTTTGGATATGGAAAGACTCACTGTAACGGTTTTGAGGGGCATGGGCACTTATGGACGGACGGTGTCCCAATACTGTGGTATGGGGGACGGTTGTCCGCACGCCTTCCTTTTCGTATACAACCATGGAGGTCAGTGAAAGGGTTTCCTTATCTCCGGTAATCAAAAATCCGCCAGCCATACCCATACGCAGCCGCTTGTGAATAATTATGCCTTCATCCGAGTTGTCCACCCGGTACGAAGACAGCAGATCGGCACCATAGTTGTGACGGACAGTGAGCGAACCCGGAAAGCAGGCCCTGCCGTAGGACGAGAGCATCAGACAGTCACCGTCCACATCCGAAATGCCGGACAGCAGGCGTATTCTGGTGGTATGCCCGCTACCCAGCAACAGATCGCTTCCGATACCGCCCAGTTGTATCTTGTCATTATCAGTCCTCTGGAGTACGGGCATACCACCAATACGAAGCCCGTAACCGTCCAGAAATGAAAGAAAGCCTCCGAGGGCGACTTCCTCACCGGAAAATGAAAGCAGGCACTTTCCCTTGTCACCCAGCCTTACCCCATACAAGGCATCCAGACCACCGCTCAGAGCCGTATTCCCGCAGACCACCAGATGACGCTGCACCGTTCCGTCCCGCATGGTCCAGTCCACTGCCGCCAGATTGGCGTTGCCCCGGTGGTATACGCCATGTCCCCCCACAGTCAGCCGTGACGGAGAAATGAACACTCCCGTTTCCCTGTTCCCGATAATCCATTCTCCGCCCGAGTGTATGGAGGCATCCTGAAAATCAATGCGGGAGGCATTGAGCGTCGCCGTGTTCCTGTCCGTATCGTAACCCAATAATTGTTGTCCGCCTATATGGAGGCTGCTGCCGCCTATTTTCAGACTGCCGGTAATTTTGACACCGTATTCAACGGCAGTCACCGCCCCATCCGCATCGGTAATGTCCTGCGAACAGATCTCCAGAATACGGTTATTGGCGACACCCGCCTCGAAACCGTAATTCGCACGGAGTGCCCCGGTCATGTCACCGCCCGACTTCTTGAGGTATTCCAGCAACAACCCTCCATCACCCGGGGCACCTTCACCGGCAACCGCCCCCGCAATGGCCGAAGCAAACCCGTAGGCCGTATTTTTTAACCTTATGCTGGTCTCGTCCCCTTCCTCGACACCGTAAGGATGGTCATCATCCTTTTTCTGCTGGGCATTGAAAAAGTTATGGTAGAGCTGCGAATAGATGGAATAACACAGGCTCTCCTTATCAAGGCTGTCTATGTCCGGATGCAGTTGTACGTTCATTTGGTATAGCTGGTTTTGGAGAGGAACCTTTGAATGCGCGAGGTCAAAGAAATGAAATTAGGGAAATTGACAGGTGACATTGTACCCATCAAGGTGGGGGTCATCACCTTGCTGCACTCGGTCAGGAAGTCGAGCATAAGCCCGGCAAGTTCATTGCCTAATACCAACGGTTCGGTGGCATTCTCGTCACCGAGCGCCACTTTGTTGTCGGCAACCGTTACGGTCGTGGAGTTCACCTTTTGAATTATCTTGTCCGTTGTCTGCCTGACCTCCGACTTGTCTACAATGTGGGTAATGCTCTCCGCCTCAATCCCCGTAGAGGCTTCCTTACCCTTTTTGTTCCTGACAGTGGCGGTAACGGTTGTCGGCGTATAATGTGTGAAAGCCATATTTCCCGTAGCCTCCAGCTCGTCGTAGTCCGGAGCAGAGTCACTCTCCGGATCCAGTTCCTCCATTTCCGTTACACCGACAACGGTTTCCTTACGGGCATTCAGCCGCAGGATATCCACATGTGAGAAGTTCACCACATAGGCGTACCGGGTGGCGGCATCCATAAAAATCGTTACATCGGAAAAAAGTGCAGGTACAATCAAAAAACCGCCCTCGCTGCTTGTTGCCGCTGAAAGCAATACGCCTTTGTGGATGACGGGTTCTGCAGAGGCTGTCTCGTCCGGGTACTCGCCGACATCAACGGTACCGCCATACTCGGAAAATTCCTCGTCCGACGGGTCATCATGTATTTTGGCGACATATCCATGTATCATACGGGCCGTGCCAATGCCCGACATACCTCCCGGAGCCAGACTGATGCGTTCCATGCTACGGCCGAGAGCTATTTTACGGATAGCCTCACGAATAAGCAACTGATTCGACTTATCTGAAGACATTGATCTTTTTATAGAAGAATAGGTAGTTGGAATATATTCAGGTTTTCATTTTTCCTCCTCGAAAATAAAACATAAAAATAGAATTTTCTATCTTTGCGAAAAACACTTAATTATGTAATTATGGCAGGTTTCCAATCACCAATAACAATAGCGCAGGCAATAGAACATATCCACCGGAATGAATACCTGTTACCGGCTTTTCAGAGAGATTTTGTATGGTCGGCAGAACAGATAGAAAAGTTGTTCGATTCTCTGATGAAAGGCTACCCGATCAGTTCCATGCTGTTTTGGAAGGTAAAAGGAGGAACAAAGACTGATTTCCGGTTTTATAAGTTTCTATCAGCTTTCATACAGTATCATCGGATATGCAACGATCCGATTCCTACAGACAATATCAACGATTTTTATGCGGTATTGGACGGACAACAGAGATTGACGTCATTGTATATCGGTCTGTGCGGCAGTTATGCGTACAAGGATTATAGGAAACGTTGGGATTATTCTGAATATAATTTCCCTACCCGGCATCTATATTTCAATATATCCCGTAAATACACACAGGAGGAAAGCGACAGGGAGTTTATCTTTTCCTTTGTTGACAAGAATATCTCCAAGGAAAATGATTTATTTATTGACAAGTCTAATGAAAAATGGTTCCGTGTAGGTAAGATTCTGGCTTTGCACCAGGATTACAATTATGGCATCGATGAATTTGCCGAGGACAATAACATAGACAAGGAATCCAAAAGACTGCTGAGACTGTTGGACAATGTCATCCACACCAAGCTCAATATAAATTTTTACGAGGAGGATGAACAGAAACCGGACAAAGCCGTGAATATTTTTATCCGGATCAATTCCGGGGGAACCGCATTAAGTTTTTCTGATATCCTGATGTCCATTGCCATTGCCAATTGCAAACAGATGGACGCGAAGACAGAAATCAATAATCTGGTCGAGCATGTACGTTCAAAAGGATTTAATATATCTCACGATTTCATATTAAAATCGTTCCTGTACCTGTATCATAAAGATGTGCGTTCCCTTATAACAAGTTTCAATCTGGGCTTTATTGAACTGGTGGAAAATAATTGGACGAGGATCAGGGATACCATTTCAAACCTGTTCGACTTGCTGAGATCTTTCGGACTGACGGATTTCACAATGACCTCATATAATGCCGCCATGCCCATACTATATTATCTTTATCACAAGGGCATATATCAGGATTTTTACAAAAAGATAGGAAATAGGGAGGATTGTGAAATCATAAAAAAATGGTTGTTCTCAATTCTGCTCCGCAGGGCATTCGGAGCAAGCGCGGATTCCGTGCTTGCACAGTCAAGAAGGGCATACACAACAGACATCACCGGCAGCTATATAAAAGAAACCGTGACCTTGTTCCCGGCAACGGAAATAAACTCGGAAATCAGGAAACTGTCGGATGTAGGTGACGATTTTATAGAAGACCTGCTTTACAGCCAGAAAGATTCACGATACAGTTTTCCAATATTGGCCATGCTGTATCCGGATCTTGATTACAGAAACAATAACTTCCATCAGGACCACCTGCACCCAGCCTCTGCATACAATGATCTGGAAGAGAAAGACAAGGAAAAATACGGCTGGCAGGTCTACAATTCCATCCTGAACCTGCAGATGCTCGATGCCAATGAGAACGAGTCTAAAAACGCCAAACCATTGGAGAAGTGGGTCAGTGAACAGACCCGGAACAAGGATATGCGGAAATTCATGGAGGACCATCTTATCCCGGATACGGATCTTTCATTGTCCAATTTTTCTGATTTTATAGAAAAACGAAAGGCTATGCTGGTTCAGAGAATCAGAAAGATGATTAACTGATTGATATCAAAGGTATTTGCGGATATTGTTCTTCTTGCCGGAAACACTCCGGTTACGAAAATATTTTTTAAGGCAGAAATTTGTTGGAGACAATGAATTTTGATTATGAATGAAAATAATGATGCTCCTTGGAGCGGAACGGAATGCAGTTTTACCCTTCCAGGAAATTTCCTGGAAGGGAAGGATGTACATTGGTGGACAATAGTGTTATTTGCGAATCCTGTACGGAATACTCAGCTGCTGCCTGTACCCTCCGATCCCGAACGTAGTCGTGACCTCCTCCACGAGATACACGCCGTTCTTGGACGGGTTACGGAAATCGATCAGTTCCACCTGTACGGCAGGAGACAGCCCGAAATCTCCGAATATGGTCACGTTGCCGGTGATTCCATTCAGGTTGTAATTCCGGAAGTATTCAGTTGTCTCTTCCACAAGCCGGTCTGAATTGATGCCTACGTGCGGTGACATATACGGTACGATGGTATAAGTGGACAAATCCACCTTTGTTTTGGTTTTTGCCCCCGAAGCCGTCGTGTTTCCGGTCACCTTATGTGTCTTTTTTGAAATTTGGGTGGCATTTACCGTTTGGAACTCCTTGCTGCCCGGTACTGCCGGATCATATTCCGGATTCATGCGTACCGTCACTTCAAAGAACTTCTCGTCCGTTCCAAGCGCCTTGCCCGTCACCGCCAGAAACTTCGGGTCGGTCTTGACCACTTTCAGGTTGCTTTGCGCCACATGTTCGTTAAAATATATCTTGAACGGCCCGGCCGGGCCGTCTTCCGGAAATACCGGCTGCGCCTTGCTGGACGAATAAGGACGTCCGACAGCAATGGAAGGCATGACGCCTTCGTCCTCAGCGTCGTATTTCAAAAAACAATAAATCTTATATTTCGACCATTCGGAAAGAATGTCCGCCACCGTAAAGTTATCCGTCACCTTGATCTTGCCGATATGGATATCAAACCGTTTTGTATCGGAATGTATCTTGAAACCGGTATCTTTCAAGATGTTGTATTTCCCATCCAGCACATCATTCACGGTTGTCCCCTTTGCCGGAGTTTCGAAATGGGGCGCCTGTTTCAATTTAAGTTTGTAGGCCATATTCTCACATTGTATTTCCAATGTACTGTCCGAGTTGTAGCCGGTAATGTAACCGTCAAACATATTTTTCAATACACCGTTATACCCCAGCTTGATATTGATGCGTTGCCCAACTTTAAAAGTCGTCTCATCAACCAGGTGTTGTGTGCTGCGCTTTTCGATAATCACACCATCCTGCATGACCTCTGTCGTTATCCGGGACACGTCTTTCCCTTCCAGTGTCATATTGCCTATAATCGTCGAACGGCATACGGTACCTTTCGGGAACGTGACTTTGGCCGTCCCGATCAGCTTCTTGTAGCTCTCGTTAATCTCAAGCGTATGAACCTCCGTTATCTCCACTCCGCTGCGAATCTTCATCGGATTGGACGGATCGGCATCTCCAATGGTAATACGACAGCAGAGAACATCCATTGCGGCTACACCCATAGGCGTGTCAGTTTAAGCAATGAGGCGGGATCGACGATCTCCGTACCGAATTTGACATATTTGATCCATTTGTTCGTGTGCCTGATAGCCGTATCTGCCTTTTCCTGCCCGGCCAGTTTGAGCTCCACCGCTTCGGACGGCTCAACGGCGACACAATTGAGTGAATATGGCTGCACGTTCCTGCAGTCCGTCGGATGAAGCGTATACCCCTGTATAATCAGCTGTGAGATATTGAACTGGCGCAATACCGTATTGTCACAATCGACAACCCCCTTGTATTGTACCAGTTTAATAAATTTGGAAACTTCCGCTTCCGGATACACATCCGGATATTTGGATGTGATTTTACCGTTGATGGTGATCTCAAGGTCACCGCCGGATATATATTCCTTACGGGTATAATCACGCCCCTGCACTTGTGTCAACAGGATATTGTTCCGGCTGCCGATTTGTATCTGTGGTCCCAGGTCCACGAATGTAACCAGGCCGTATTGGCTGTTGGGCAGCACCTTGCACTCACTGTTGTCGTAATATTTGCCCTCTTTGGATATGGAGAGTTCCAGAAAATCCGCTACCGTCCGTCCGACAATGGAATCGGTATGGCTTTTCTTCTGTGCCACGGCCTGCTGCTCGCTGATAAGACGGTAGTACTGTCCGGTCTTGTTGGCCAGGCTGGATTGTGATTGTGTCTGAAGGTATTTATCCCGTACCTGTTGTTCCCAATATTTAAGGTATCTGGGATATGAACGCAACAATCCGTAGGCCGTTTGTGAGGTTATTTGTACCGCTGCCCGTTTGAGCAGGTCATGATGTTTGGAGAAATAATGCACCTGCCCGTCCTGCAATTCGGCCAGCCCCATGCCCATGGCAAGACGGGCTGAGTTGCTGATATAGCTGCCAATCGAACCGTTTCCAAGTATCCCCCCGCTTAACAAGGTCGAGGATGCAATTTGTATCAGTCTTCCCATTTTTTATAGTTTTTTTATGCGTTCCATGATGCGTCAAAGTCGTGGACAACATCAATAAGCGCCTGTGCCAGTTGTTCCTTCAGGTTCTGTATCTCTTCCGTCTGTCCCTCCTTTGATTTCATCAGGTCGATAGTCCTTACACTCAGCAGGCTGTCGATGTTTACGATAACTTGTTTGGGGGCTGCGGATGACAGTTTGCCCGTGCCCGAGTAGTTTCCGCCGGCACCTCCGTCATCCAGGTGTGAATTGGTGATCGGATTCGTGTCGAACGGACGGGTATCGTTGGAGTCCGGTTCGTTGCTGTACTGTCCGGGTGTAAATCCTGCTGTACGAAGGATATTCTCGGCCGCCTCCGCTGACCCGCCAAACGTTTGCCGGAGTGATGAAAAGAATTTGACAAGGACATTGTGTGCCAGTTTACGGTTGGCAATATTGTCTATACGCTGCTCGTCCGTGGCATCCTGTCCCAATGTCCGCTGTTTCCACCGGCCTTTCTCATCCTGTTCGAACCCCCAGCTCCTGAGCCTGTTAAAATCGAAACCGCCCTTACGCATAAACTCCTGCGCGTCTGCGGCGCTCGAGATGGCGTTACGGTAGGCTGTTGCGGCCCGTATAATCTCCGGTACGGTCTGCGTGTTCATGTACCGGGCGTAATCGTATGTCCGGGCGGCCACCGCTTCCGGCTTGTCACCAATATCATCCACATAGACGATTTTACCGTCCCTTACGTTCCATAGTGACTTGTCCAGATCCTTGTCCTGCTGGCCGAAACGTTCCTGTACCGTTTTAAGGAAGGCGTCGACGTCCAGTGCCGTACCCATCTTGCCGAATTCGGCGTAGGCAGCGTCAATACGTGTCTGGCTGTCCCGCTTGGCGAGGGTCACAAGCGCCTCCCTTATGTCGTCCTGACGTGCCTTGTCCATATTGTATATATGCTCGCGCGACACCATGCCTTCTGAGGAGGCAATGGCAAACTCTCCCAGAAATCCCGTCCACCAGTTGGATGTGAACGCACCTATCTTACGTCCCGAAGCCTCTTCGATGCTCTTCCCCGCCACAACCTCGTCCACGGCACGTTTTGTCTTGAGCGCCATATTGTAGGTCTCACTCAAAGAGGAATGGAGGGCCTCTATGGACGGATAACGGTACTTGCGGTTCGAGGCGATTTCTTCCAGTACGGCATCCTTCGCCTCCTTTATCTTCCAGGTCTTATATGCCACCCATCCCAGAGCACCGGCCAATGCAGCGATTCCCGCCGTGGCAGCCACCGCTCCCGTGCCCATGGCACTCAGGGAGGCGGCTGCGCCTGTCAGGCTGCCACCTGTGGCCACCTGTGTTGCGAACAGCGACTGCAGCACACCCTTCGCCCCGACAACACCGCCTCCGGACATCAAGGTACGCGTCATAGCTCCCCGTCCTGCCACGCCTGCGGACTGCATGGCCGAGACAATGGCCCTCTTTTGTCCGAAAGACATCTTGCCGGGACTCCCCATATCCAACAATCCCTGTACAGATCCGACGGCCGCCGTCGCCGCCGATTGTCTGCCGATAAAGCCCATGGCGATACCGATATTGGTCAGGGCACCGGCCACCTTGAACAGCCGGACAGCCACCGCTCCCGTAAAAGCAAGCGGTTCTATCCAATGAAAGTTGCGTGCCACCCAAGCCCCGATATTACCTATGACGGTAAATATGTCCAACAGGGCGTTCCCGACAGAAAGCAGTCCGCGGGTAAATTCCGGAGCCTTGAATTTATCCAGAAAGGAACGCAGAACGGCACGTACCGAGGGTTCCATCACCTCGAACGCGCGCATGAACCCCTCGCTCAGCTGGGAGGTAACCTGCGCCCACAATCCCTTAGTGGTATCCTGCTTTACAAGTGCCAGTTCCGCCGATATTCCCTGGGAACCTCTATTATGGGAGCTGAGTGCACGCAGCTGGTCGTAATTACGGACAAACATCATAGCTGCATTCCCCCCGATTTTTCCAAAAATCGCCTGCATGTCCGCCATTGAGGCGCCTTTCCTGTTCAGCTCCTCGAAGATGTCCGCTATGGGGCGCAACTTCTCCACCCGTACCCCCTCCACGTCACGCTTTTCCGTGAATTTGACGCCCAGGCGGTCCAAAACCTCCCGGGCCTCTTTCGTAGGCTTGGCAAAACGGGTGGACATGGCCCGCAGCGAGGTACCCGCCAGTGTTCCTTTCAACCCCATATTGCCCAGCAGGCCTATGGCGGCACTGGCTTCCGTGAACTCCACACCGGCCATACGCAGGTAACCGGCAGCCATTTTATAGGATTCCGCTATTTCGACGATATTGACATTCGAGCGGGAGATGGTCGACGCAATAATGTCCGCCACACTATCCATACTGTCGTTATGGATATCATAGCCAGCCATGATGTTCGTGGCCAGGTCGGCAATATAGGACACGTCATTGTCCCCGATGAGCGCCAGGTTCGTGACCGGCCGGATGGATTTGTGGATTGTCTCGATATCCATGCCGGCCATGGAAAGGAACTTGACGGCGCCGGCGATCTCCACAGCAGTATATTTCGTATCGATTCCTATCTTGCGGACATGGCGGGCCATGTTGTCGAAGCGGGTCTCAAAAGATCCCAGATCCATGTCGGCCACGCGCAGGATGGATCTGGCCGACTTCATGATATTGGCATATTCGACAGCGTCGGACAGTTCCGAACGTACCAGGCTGTAGCCCATGTAGGCGTTCAGCATGGAAGCGAAAGGCAGATTCCTCAGCGAGGGTGCCTTCGAATATTGGATACGGTTGATGGCCGCACGTCGCTTGCTACGGTAAAGTGTCCCGGCAGCGGTATGTTCCCGTTGCATCAGCCGTACGGACTGCATAGCGTTACGCTGTTCCTGTTTTCTTGCCGCCTGTTCCGCCTTGCGCTGTTCCGTCTCGGCTTTCCGGCGTGCCTGTTCTGTCTGCCGGCGTAACTTTTCCGCTTCGCGGGCGGCATCCTTACGTTCCCGTTCCCTGGTACGGGCTTCGTCGGTACGCCGTTTCTCCTCTGCGGAGGCCCGGGCCGATTCCTCCTTGCGACGCTGGTCGGCAGCAAAAACATCCTCGGCATGTGCAAGTTTCTGGCGATGCAGCTGTTGCCGGGCATAAAGACGCTCCATCAGTTTCTGCTGTGCCTTTTCCGGCATGACGAATGTTCCCGGGGCATAAGGAACGGGAACGGAAGGAAACAAGCTCCCCACGGACATTCCACCCTGCATGCCCAGGCCCGGGCGGGATTCCCCCTTGATACGTTCCAGCAGGGAAAGCACACGTTGCAGCCGGTTTTCCGCCGTATCGGTCCTGATTTGCAGCTCCCTGCCGCGCTCCACGGAAACCAGGGCGGAATTGATTTTGCCGATGGCCTTGGTTATGCGCTTCTGGGCGTCGACCATCGTACCTACTGAAGAGGCCGCATTTTTCTCAATTTCGGCCTTGCGAATCTCCGCAGCTTTCTTCTCGTAAAGATTTTTAGCGGCGGTTTTGATTTTCCTGCTGTCGAGCACCTGTCCCGCATTAATGGTCAGGCTGATGCCTTTGGAAAGGGCCGCAATGTCCGTAAGCAGGTTTTTGACACGTTCCAGCTTCTCCTCACTGCTCCTCGTGTCAATGGTCAACCGATAGTCAAAACTACGCTTCTTCCCATTTTTGGTACGGAAGACACGGTCAACTTCGTTCATCATTGTCTTGATGTTGTTTACCGCAGGGGACAGCGAGGCTTTCGCCTGCACCAGCTTGCCCACAGCCTCACCGAAAGCTATGACCTGTTTAGTGCCTTGCGAGGCGTCGACGTTGATGGTATAATTGACCTGATAGTTTTGTTCCTGAGCCATGATTGAAGGGAATGTCGCATTAAAAGAGTAGTGTCACCGGAAAGGACGGGGTTTAAAGCGAAGCCGCCGTAACCCCGGAGGATTACAGCGGCCGTTCAGGGTATCCTCTCCGGCATGGAAACCGGCAACGGCATGCGGCTGGCAAGCATCTGCTCGTGCAGCCACAGCGCCTCTTCGGAGAGCATGGCGAACTCCTCGTCAGAGATCGTGTCAAGGTTGACGCCGGGGAAGTAGTGGCGGATATAGACAGTCCGCTGGCGGATACGCTGATCGTCCGTCACCACCCACCGGCCTATAAGTTTACCAGGAGACTCTGCCGCGTGGTGATAAGTTCGGAAAGTTGTCCCATAAGTCCGAAAAGGAAGAGTGACTCGTCATCCACAAGTTCCTTGTCGCCATCCACAAAACAGTCCCGGGCAAGTGTGCGCATGGCCATGACCTCGTCTTTTTTTGATGCGGCCATGAATTTGCTGAATTGTGGAAAGTTCGGTTCGGACATATAAGCCACATAAGTCTCTTTCTCGCCGTTGGACGTGTCTCCGAAGACCACCATCGGATAAATTTTACGGAGCTTCTTCTCTTCTTTCAATTTGAGAGCTTTTTCCTTGATTTTAGTTTCCTGTTCCAGTGAAAGCATTTTTTCGTCCATGTCGAATATTGTTTTGATTCATCGAAAGAGTAGGGCAAAGAACGGTGAAAAGATTATATGGGCATACATTTTATCCGGTATGGACCAAACATAGGGTTTTATTATCCATATATAATATGATGAAGCTACCGGCTGATCGTAACACTGCATTTCCGGGCAAGAGCCCGTTTAAAACAAATCTTCAGGAAATAAAAGCAGATAATACATTATATTTATTTGTAAAACAAGATATAATCACTATATTTGCACATTATCAAATACGAATGATTATGTGCAAATCAAATGATTATATACATAAAACAAGCCAATATATCAACGAAACGTTTGATTTGAAGGTTGATATTGCGCCCATTGGAAGAGAGGTCTTGAATATGTTCCCGGTCAATATAACCGCCGGATACCATTTTTATACGGCAAACCTGCTGGGCCGGGAAGTCTTTCTTTTATGCAGTACGGACAGTTCCGCATATACGCCGGGGCAAATACAGAGGCAGAAAGAACTGGTCGAGCGGAAGGTCCGGCATCCGGTAATATTTGTATTTGACATGATGGCGTCTTATAACATACAACGCCTTGTCAGACAACGCGTAAATTTCATTATACCGCCAAGACAGATGTTCATACCGGATTTACTGATTGACCTGAAACCTCAAAAGGCCCCCAAAGAGGAAAAAGGGACACAAATTCCGGCGATAGCCCAATGTGCCATCCTTTATCATCTGGAAGTAAATTCCCTTGCCGGCAAGGGTACTTATGAGATTGCAGACCTGTTTAAAGTCTCTTATGCCAATGCAAACCGGGCGGTCAGATGGTTGGAGGAAAAAGAAATCGTAACTTTGTCCGGGATTAAGACAAAGAGTCTGGAATTCAAATCCGCAAAACATGAACTATGGGACAGGGCGCTGCCGTTTTTGGCGAACCCCGTCGAACGGGTGGTGTATACGGATATCCGCCCGGATGACACTCTTTCCATAAGCGGCGTGAATGCCCTGTCGGAATATTCGATGCTCAACAGGGAAAGGAACGGCAGCTATGCGGTTTCGAAAGAAGAGTTCCGCAGGTTGCAGTTCCGGACAGACAAGGAATATGGAGAGAACCGTATTGAAATATGGCGTTACAATCCGAAACTGTTGCAGGACAATGGAATAGTGGACAAGCTGTCTTTATTCCTGTCCATGAAAGATATCGGGGACGAACGGATTCAAATAGAATTGGAGAACATGATAAATAATATACAATGGTAAGAGGTATAGAGAAATTCAAAGAATTTTTTGTAGGTTACGAAGACAACTATGTCATTATCGGAGGTACCGCCTGCGAAGTGCATGAGGAAATATATGCACAGAATCCGAGGGCGACCAAGGACATAGACATTATTCTGATAGTGGAAGCCCTGTCTTCAGATTTTGTCGCTAAATTTTGGGAGTTCGTAAAAGTCGCCGGATATGTGAGTCGGAACAAAGGAACGGGCGAAGGGGAACAGCGGCATGAATATTACAGGTTCAAGGAGCCCTCAGCCCCGGAATTCCCCTATCAGGTGGAACTTTTTTCCAGAAATCCCGGACTTGTCAATTTTCCGGAGGATGCCCATATCACACCGGTTCCGGTTGACGAGGACTTGTCAAGCCTGTCCGCCATTCTGATGGATGATGATTATTACAATTTTACAATTGCCCACAGCAGACTGGAATACGGGGTGCATATTGCCAATATTGAAAGCCTTATCTGTCTGAAATGCAAGGCTTATCTGGAAATGCTCGGACGAAAGGACAATGGAGAGCAGGTGGACAGCAGGCATATTGCCAAACATAAGAAAGATGTGTTCAGACTGGCTGCAATGCTTTCTCCGGCAGATATCCATACGGTACCCGACACTCTCAAGAAAGACATTGACGGATTCTGCGGGAGTGTTAAGGACGAACTGCCCAATGCGGACTTTTTCAAATCAGCCGGACTGAAAGACGTTACGGCGGAACAATTGTTGAAACAACTCAAGGATAATTTTACAACGCAATGATGAAAATTCAATATGCTTCCGACCTTCATCTTGAATTCAGGGAGAACAGTTGCCTCTTGAGGGACGATCCGTTGTCTGTTGCCGGAGAAGTGCTTGTGCTTGCCGGTGACATTGGATATATCGGTGACGAGAACTATTCCAGACATCCGTTTTGGGACTGGGCTTCCGAAAATTACAGGGAGGTCATAGTGATCCCCGGCAACCACGAGTTTTATAAAATGTTCGACATTGACAAACTGTATAACGGCTGGTCGCTCAAAATCAGGGAAAACATCACCTGCCACTACAACTCCGTTATTTCATTGGATGAAGATACCGACCTGATTGCTACCACACTCTGGTCCCATATTCCGTTGCAGGATGCCTATGCGACGGAAAGTGCCATCACCGATTTCCGCAGGATACGCCATGGCAGTGAGCCGTTGGACTATACAAGATTCAACGACGAGCATTCACGTTGTCTTCGTTTTTTAAAACAGGGCGTAATGCAGAGTACGGCCGGACATATCATTGTCGCCACGCACCATGTGCCGTCATTCGAGTTGATGGCTGCAGAATTCAGGGGAAGTCCGCTAAACGGGGCCTTTACTGTCGAGCTGGGGGACTTTATTGCAGACAGTCCGATTGAATACTGGATTTACGGTCATTCCCACCGTAATATAAACAAGGTTATCGGCCATACCCGATGTATCTGCAACCAATTGGGATATGTGTCCGGCAATGAGCACCTGTCCTTTGACAGGGAAGCGCATATTTCCATATAGCCCGGGCTTGTAACGTTCCTGATATACCAGACGGCCTGTCCGCCGGAATTACGTTTCCGACAGACAGGCCAATTTCAGCATACCCGACCAAGGAATGATCATAAAAATCGGGGAGCTACCAATTTCCCTTCGATACCGCACATTTTCAGGGCGGCGGTATTTTCCCTGTTAAAGGAGATCAGGCAGGATGGCGCCCCGGCAGTGCCTCCCTGCTCTCCGGTGACATGATAGAACCTGAGCCGCCCCCTGATGAAAAGTATTGTGTCCGCATAAGGGAATATCAGTTCATGAAACAGCCGGGTGTCCGTGCGGGCAAAAGTGAGCGCAATAGCATTCCGGTGCTCCACACATTTACGGATAAAGCGGACAATCAGCGGCGTGTCATAGGGCGGATTACAAAACACCCGCCCGAACCATGGCTGCCGTAACCCGTCATCCTCGACGGTGTAGTGATGCCTCGCCGTATCCCATGGACGGTTTACCGGTGAACACGGGTCCAAATCGAATTCTCCCAACCTGTCAAGCAAACAAGGAGGTGTAAGCCATTCATTTTTTCCGGTGGAAGATTTTCCTTCAAAGGTCACATTCATGACAAGTCAGATTGTATCGCCGTTACCTATCTGAATATCAAACGGATTCAAGTCGAACTCATGCGTGATGTTGGTATCATCCTGCTGCGACTCAAGACAGTCCTCCGTAAAGATACATCCTTTGAGTGTCACCGTTGTGGTCGTCCAGTCATCACTGGCCATGGGGTTGGCAAAGCTGATGATCAGGTCGAACTCACCGATTTCGAGCAACGAGCCATAGACTGAACGCAACAATTGTTGCGTGGCATAGTCCATTGTGATACTCGCCGTATAGGTAATGTTTCCGAATCCGCGGCTGACAGGTTTTCCACCCATGCCATAGTTACTTTCCACCTTACGTTTTTTCGACCATTTGATAGCGGACACACCTTCAAGGGTCGTGGATCCCTCGTCAATTCCCAGGGCGGTCGATGACAGGGTTATCATAGACCATGAATATGCCACATTATTAATTATTGCCATTTTCTATGATTTGTTTGCGGTTAATGAAAGTCCTTCCTCTACATAAATCTCCACAGCCACCCCGACAGGCACAAGGACATAGGAGATGCGGAGCGTATCGTCCACCAGTACATTCTGGTTCGGATCGATAGTGACAGCATATCCTGAAATTTCCTGTGCCGCCTGCATCTTGGCCAATATATCCCCGATGAGTGTTTTGAATGCGGTGATCTTCGACGGGGCAAGGAACCCGGTTGAAGGATTGACCATCAACGGGGAATTCACATATGGCAACAGTGCGGCACGCACGGCGCGGCGACTCTTGTTGATAGTACGGTTTCTTGCGATGGTGCGGAAATCACCCGTTGAGCAGGTCTGGTCCTTTGAAATATAAATACCGTTCTCACGGCCGGCGTACTTGATGGGGAAAATATAGCCCTTGTCATCAAGTTCGTCAAGCAGTGACGGGGACAACGACTCATACCGGTTCAGGCTGATAAAATGTTCCTCCGCCTCGTCAAGGCTGATATCACCGAACCCCAGCTCTATCTCCTGAAAATCATCCGTGAAGAGGTTGAACTGTTTGACCCATGCTATGGATTCATGGACGTTCGCCTTGGCAATGGCACCCATGACCGCGCCCAAGAATCCTACCGGTGTGTGATTCTTGTTGCGCATCTGCATCGTGGAGATCTTTTCGTGATGCGCCTGGCCGAATATACAGCTGATACGACTTGACTCACAGATACATGACGGTATTCTATTCAAGTCAATCTGACGCCCCTCAGTCGTGTCCGCCCCTGTATTGGATGGATTGGCGGAGAGTATGAGTGACAGGGGCTGGTTCTGTCCGGCAAGCCCTACAGCCACATCATTAAGTCCCTTTACCAGGTTGAGATTGTACTCTCCGGAAGTCCCGTTCGCTTTCCACAGCGGCTGTTCCGTCCAAATTCCCATCTGGTTGATCATGCCTCCGGCGGCACGCTGCATGATTTCGAGTGCGTCCCAGTTTGCAGAACAGTCAGCAAACATCACATAGAGTTTTCCTGAACCGTTCAGATTGCCTGACATCCGGAAAAACTCACGAATATGGTAGGCAGGAATACCATGCAGAAAATTGACGTTCATCTCCTCCTCGTCGGTAGCCTCCACACGCTCAACAATACCGAAATCCTTAACGGCGGACTTGAATGAGGTGATGTAGCATACATCCCCCGGTTTAAGCTTCGTTTCATTGGTTTTGCCATACCCTTCCGTAAAGAGTGTGGGTTGGAGGGAAATATCAAACAATAATCCCGTCACCTTCTCGTTGGAAGAACCGGTCTCGTAAGGGATATTGCCGTCCACATCCTTGATAAAGACATTGCCGAGTGCCATTATGGTTTTGTTTTAAGTTCGTTATAAAAAGGGTTTTTGTAAAGTACAGCCCCGCCTCTGACAGTTGCCGCCGTGTCCGGAGTGTAGGTTCCACCATGCCTGTCGATATACAGGGACGGATATGCAGGGAATTTTTCCAAAAGGGCCAGTATATACGGGTCTGCCGCCTCGTCCTCCGTATTCCCTGTATTCTCAGCCGGGACGGGCCGTTTGTCTTCAACCGTAGCGGATATTTTCTCGGACGTTTCCGGTATTGCTTCCGCCGGAAGTTCCGGTGCGGCAACCTTGTTGCCTTCTTTTTGAGGTTCCTCCTCCGTATTTATTTTTTTTGCCATAACAGTGGAATAAAAATGGGGAACGGGGCTCTGACCTCCGCTCCCCGGGTGGATATTGAAAAATGAAGAAAGGAGTGTTATTCGCTCTTTTTGTAGGCGGTATGCACCACGATCTCCGCGGGACGGACAATGTTCACGTCCATTTTCATGCGCATCTGGAAAAAGAACAGTTCGGAGTTGGCCTGCAACCGGTCAATTTTCAGAATATCCGTATCGTTGGCATAATCCACCCCCATCCAAAGATTGGAGTCCATCCCGGTGGAAAACTCGCCGAGCACCATCGTATGTTCGGGAATTCCCACGATCGGGATAATCCTCTTGCCTTTAAAGCGATAGCGGTTGACCTCGGTATTTTCGGAGTATTTGACCTGTTTGTCCGAGATATACTGGTCATACGCGTCCCAAGCATCCCATCCTACCACAAAGGCCAAGGATGTCTTCTTGCGGATTTGTTTGGGACATTTTTTCCACATCGCATAAAGAGCCGCTTCCACCGCCGCACCGTCCGTCAACTCGGTCGTTCCCGAAACGATACACTGTCCGCCGGCAACTACCTGCGTGTCCGTAGAGTTTACATTGTCGAGGATGCGTTTGACAACACCATCAAAATACTTCTCCTTGTTGGCACCAATTTTCGTACAGCCTTCCGGTGCGGTGATTTTTGCCACCGTATCTCCGCCACGTGCGGAGGTCCATATGGCATTACCGATGTATTCGTTTTTTTTGTCCATGAGCAAGCGAAGCATCGTGGCTTGGATTTTCGGGTCAAGTTCCCGGAATACAAGACTGCCCTCCGGTTGTGCGAAACGCCAGTACTTTTCATAGTCCCTGGGATTGAATTCAAGGTAAACCATAAAATCGGAGGGCTCAAGATACCGTTCGGTGAACTGGTACTCGTTCGAGCCGTCATCCCCTTTGGAACCGTGAATGGGCTGTGGGGTCGGCACATTGTCCTGAATGATATTGCCCAGCTTGATGGCAGGGAGTGTATAACGGTGCTGGATGCCCGTCTTGATATGGATCAGTCCTTCACGAACCGTATCATTACCCTGCACGGTATAGGTCAGCAGGTCCTCAAGAACCTCGCCGCTATATCCATTTTGAAGAAAATTTACTGTATCGGCCATTGTCGTTTTAAGTTTTTCCGTTGAAATGTGAAACTCGGCCGACTGGCGGATACTTGTGTTTCCGCGCGAGGCCTGCGGCCTCCGGCATGTCAATTAAGATCGGATGTCTGCCTGTCAGAGTTTGCGGAACTTGAAATCCGCACCGACTACCTCGGCCACCTTCTCGGCCATCATCTGCTCGGCCGTCTTGGTCGCCTCCGCCGTGGCCTGGATGTTGGCCGGGTCATTGGCGATTTCTTTGGAGATGATCTCACGCGCGGGGATGGAAGCCAGTGTTTTTTCCGCCAACTCGAAGTTGGCCTCCGCCATCTCCACCCATTGCGCTTTTGCCTCACGGTCAATCTTGCCTTCGCCAATGGCGTTCTCCACCAGCGTTTCGATGCGGGATGTCCTCTCGTCCTTCTCCTTTTGTTCGTAAGTGGAGAGACGTGCCGTAGCAGCGGACAGATCCTTCTGCAAGTTCCGGATTGCAGCATCCTTACCGGCTATGACCGTTTGTGCGTCACTCAGGGCTTTCTGCACCTCTTTGTATTTAGGTTCCATCGCTGCCAGTTCGGAGATACGGGCCATCACGTCCTTGACTTCTCCGTCCTTCATGCCCAGCGAGGCGGCAATCGCCCCGTACTCAAAACCTTGTGTCTTGTTTTCGTTTGCCATATCGTTTTCTGTTTCTGTAAGAGTAGGAAAAATATCCTCAAAAGGTTTATTCCCCTCACTGACGCGGTCCATCAACTCCTGAATGGCCGCCGTGTCCGCCAGTCCGGCAATCTCGTCATGTACTTTGCGACAGAGCTGCTTCGATGTACGAATAATGTTCTCTGATGGAATGATGCCCGCTTTTACGGCAGCCTGCGCATCAAAATAAGTCCCGTCCTTGCCGGCCTGCCCGTCCATAATGGCGCGCACATGCTCCTTGGTCAAACCGAACCTTTTCCGATAAATCGTTTCTATCTGCCTGGTGAAAGCCAACAGCATGTCCGAAGGCTCTTCCCCGTCATTGTCCGGCAGTATAGGATTATGGATCATTAAAATGGCGTAGTCCCGCATAAGGGAACGTTTGCCCGCAGCCCAGATAATGGAAGCCATTGACGCCGCCACGCCCTCGATGACACATTCTGTGTCCACTTTGGCATTGGCGATGGTGGAATAAGTGGACATGCCGTAAAGGACACTGCCACCTTCCGAATTGATTAACACGCGGATACAGGATGGACGGATAATATTTTCAAGAAAGTCGAACTCGTCATTGAACCGGGAGGTGGTTTCTTCCGTTACGCGGCCGAAGAAACGGATAACGGCAGGTTCACCCGTTTTTGCTTCACCCACCACATATTGCAATTCTTCTGTACTCATGTTTTTCTTTTTATGGAAGAGTAGGCGTTAGACAAGATTATGGGTTAAAAACAGTTCCGGACGGGCTGTCCACCTGCACGCCACGCAACTTTAAGATCATTTTACAAGACATTTGGATATGGTAGCGGGACTTACTTCCCGGAATAATGACATTTAATCGAAAAATGACCATGCATTGTTTGAACGGACGAAGCGCCGGACCACCCTTTCAGATACCCATGCCGTGAATGTGCAAGGCCCCACCATCAAATGCCGGAAATCTCATCCTTGTTTCCGCCATGTACGCCTGTTTCCACCGCCTGACTGAATCCTGTCGCCTTATCATAGCCCGGTTCAGGGTGATAGCCGTGCCCGCCGCCGTCATGCTGCGGCGCATCGCCATGCTGCGTGAAAGGCGGCATGACCAGATAGCGCTTTACCCAGTCCCTGTATTTCCATGCGGAAGACTCCCGGAACCATACCTCATAGTCCACCCAATACGCCTGGAGCATATTAGTGGTGGTCGGCATGTCAAAATAGGTCAGGTTACACCGTTCGTTAAGGGCGGGTTCCCTGTTCTTGGCATCCTGAATGGCCACGTTCAGCCTCTGGAATACGATGAATGACTCGCATTCCCTATCCTCGTCCCCGTTGTTGAGCGTATTAAGAATGAAGCGTACACGCATGGTGGCGCGCCCCTCGCCGATTCTCTGCTGTTGCACCAGGTACCTCACGTTGACGAAATGGATAAAGACGGCCGGAAAAACGGTCTCATATTCCGTGTTTTCCCCACGTACGATACGGGCGAACTGTCCGTTGTCAATGGCTATGGTCTTGAAAAAGGGAGGTGAGAGCGGATCGTCCGGGTCCTCTTTTATGGTCTGTATGGCCCGCTTCACCGCCTGATACATGTTCACAAACGGATTTTCGGACACTTCTTCCGGCAGGCTTTCCTGCACGGGAGCCGGTTGATGCGGTTGTCCTACGGAATGCTTGTCCTTTATCATACGCCCGGGAATCCTTTAAAAATCATATCCATAAAATTATCAGCGATGTAATCCTCTATCTTCGGGGAGAAACCTATGAACTGGCGGTGTACGGGACGCCGTGAAGAATGCTGGTTTACGGTGTACAGACCAAATTTCGGGTCGGTATTGTGTACGGCGGCATAGTGCCCGTAGCGGTTCTTGCTGCGTCCCCGTTTGCCCTTAATCGGAATGCTCTTCTCGGTAGTCCATATTGAGTAGCGGGCCCCTTTACGGAATATCCGGCTGCCGTCGCTGCGCCGCCCCCTGATATCGGTCCTGTCCGCTTCTCCCTTGATACCTGCGGCAAGAGCTCCCGTGTCATTCATGACCGGATGTGTAAACTTCCGCCCCCAACGGGAGGTACGTGGCGTCCATGTGCCGCCGCAGAAACCTCCCGAGGGAAAGGAGGCAAGAAACTGCTGCCGGCTGTACTGTCCGGCCTCGGTGGCAAAATCAAACGTGTTACCCGCCAGACGGCTGGGCAGGAACGGATCCCAGCCTCCCTTTCCCCTTTCCCTCACCCAATGGGTGCAAAATTCATCGAGTGTTATCTTTTGCATGAAATTTTTCTTTTATCCGTTTTACAATTTTGGTCATGTGCTCCGGCAGCGGCATGTCGAAATAGCGGTGTGCCCTGGAAAAAATGCGTCCACCCGTGGCCAGACTCTCCCGGAAGACAGGATCGATCCTCTTCCTGTAATTTTCCGGAACGGGCAGTGCAGCCCGTACCGCGGCGAACCCGTCCGCTACCAGAAAACAACGGCATCCCCACTCAATGGGCGGTATCAACTCCGGCGGGAATTCCGATTTGCGGTACGAGAGCCCCTCGAGGGACAGATGCCACGCCCGCACCCGTTCGTCTCCCTGCGTCATATAGGTCAGCACCGTGTCCGTATCCACCGTGAGCCACCATGCCGCCATCGAAGCGGCGAAAAGCACCTGGCTGTTCTCTCTCTCCGCATAAATAAAGTTATACCGGCGGCATATCTCCCCGTATGTCTCCATATCCCGTTCATCCACTGTCTCAGGCATATCCTTGAACATCGCATACTCTTCGGCCGCCGCAAAATCAACCAGGTTGTCTATGGCAGCGATGAGAATGTCACGCTGCAGCCTCTCTCTCTCCGTCGTAAAGCTATTATGGTTTCTCAGAATCTCCAATGCACGGTCCAGGTCAATACGTAAACCTGTCAACGCTTTGTCTATCAGGAAAGAAGCACGCAAAGTGATGATGTCCTCCATAATATCGAGACGTTCGGCACTGTTTTCATAGTGGAGAATGAACCTGCGGAATGCCTCAAATATGACACGGTACTCCTTTTCCGTACCGGATTCCTGAAAAGCGGACGCCCTGACGGCTCCATATGGAACACCGTTTGGGAACGGAAGCCGGGCCATCACTCCGTTCCCCGCAAAAAATTTTCAACCTTACTCCCCCGGGGATGCCCGTAACGTCGGAAATACTCTTCGTCTGACATGATACCGCGGTCGTTATGGCCGGGAATGTACCGGCCGCCATCCGCTTCAAGCCCCATAACCGGGATGGCATTAAGCTGCTTGCCCACATTGATTCCGAACTCCTTCTCGATTTCGTCAGCCGCAACCTCGTATTTTTCTGTAATGAGCGAATAGAGCCTGATACGGTCCTCGTTATTCATCTCTATCCGGTTTGAATACCTGAATTCCAGTCCTGCAGGAATATATCCGATGGCTACCAGCCGGGGGATTATCTCCTCATTCATGACATTCTCGATATATCTGCGGTAAACCTCGATACGGTCACGGAAAATATCCTGATGCGCCTTTGTAGAACCCACATACGACTGCATCCCTCCGGCCATGGACTCGGAACCGAGCACAAGGTTGGCAACCTCCTTGTTGACAAAGTCAATCAGTCCGGTATATATCTTTTCCGAATTGGACATGGTGAAGGTCTTGATGTCCACCTCATCCTCGATGCCGGTGACCACGACCTTGTTCTGCGCCGCATTGGCTATTTCACCGGCCAGCCGTTTGCGGTCGGCATTGCTCTCACTGACCGTCTTTCCATGAATGATCGGTTGTCCGTAGGTGTGGGAGAAGTTAACATAATTGGCCACCGTGAACTTTTTGGCGAGTATCAATGGCGTTGTGGCAGAAAAAAGCCCAAGGTCACCCGAGGTTACCAGCACATAACAACGGCGGTAGGCCGGATTGCGCAAATCCCAATGCGGCTCCCATAGACCCTGCCTTTTCAGTACAACTCTCTGGTCCGGCAATACATTGCGCCGTTCGATGATGTTGACTTCCGCCAACCTGCCTGTTCCGGAATCAACATACGGCATGATTTCGAGTAAAGTATACCCGTAAAGCTTGGCTTCCACGATACCCTTGATTATCTTGTCAAATTGCGAGCCCTGTATCTTTTGCGAGTTCACCACGTCTTTGGTATATTTCCCTTTCCCGTTCACATGCGCAAGCATATAACGGTCGCCGAGTATCTGGCTCTCCAAAGTTTCAACCACCGACCGTATATGCGCATCCTGCTGCAGGCAGGCCTCGTACAGGTCAATGAGCCTGGCACGGTCATCAAGGATGTATCCTGAACTTATATCCTGGCGGCATGAACGGTAGCGGTTGTTGCGTTCGATTTCGCGGACATACTCCTGAATGGTTTTCTTGGAAGTCCTGAATATGCTCTCCAAAAGCTCCCCGTTGAATGAATTGTCCGATGTCACCATATTTTTTTTGCTTTTTTACCTAAAGAGTAGAGAGCAGGCGGGAGAGAAGTTTTGTACAAAAAAAAGTATATGAAAAACAGGCTTCTTAATGCTTGATTTGCAAAACGAAATAATACAACCAAATATATAGATATTTCGATTTGAATTTTCTGTAAATCGCTTATTATCAACGATAATCAATTAAATAAAAACGAAAAATCAGTCTTGTTTTTTGTGATATTTCACCGTAAAAAGATATATATTTGCACAATGTTAAATACAAATTTGAAAACAATGGAAAAAAGAACATGAAAGAAGAAAAGATTCCCTGCCGGACAGTCCGGTACAGGGAATTCCCCGATTTGCTTTTTGGAACGTCACAGGAGGACGGACCGGTCTATTTCGACGCAACACATTTTATCCGGGCCCGAGGAGACGCACACCGGCACAACGTCCGTGACTTCCGCGCCTCTTTCCATCATTGGATAACAGCGCTGACGGATGTTTACGGAATAGACAAGGAAAACATGGTTATCCGTGACGAGGCGTCGGGACATCTGTTAATTGATGAATGTCTGGCTCTATTATTTGTCGTTTACATCGATCCTGCATTCGGTGCCTACCTTCTGGAGCGCATGTCCGAATTGCTGTCCGGTGGATTTACCGTTTCAGACACTTGGCTGGTACAGACTGCCGGCCTTAGATTTACAAAGGAGGAATTAACGCAAATATTAGGACAACATGAGACGTAGTACATTTAAACGGCCAAAAATGGTGCTCATTTTCAACGGGGCACAGGTTCTTGTCGCCATTACGCGCTCGCTACATAGTGCGGCGGAACTGACAAAAGGCAACTTGCAGGCCATTTCATTTTGTTGCACGGGCAAGTACGTATGCAGCGGCGGGCTCTATTTCAGACATCTGCATCCGGATGTCGAGATCGAACTGTCCGACCTTGGCACGCTGATGCTGAAGGATTATGATGCCCTTTGCGGTGAGAAACGTACATACTATCCGGTGCGCAAAATGGCCCACAAGCGGGCCTTGCTTGAGAATAAACATAAATCTGACAACAAAAAGAAAGGAGGAAATGATTATGAGAGAGAATAGGAACATTCCGTTTCGGGACTGGAACATACGGGTTTCCCGAAACCACAGCGGCCATCTGCACATCTGTGCCATGGACGTATGTAACATACTTAAACGGAGCGAGCTGCTTGAAGACGGGGCCATCGCCCGTATCTGCCCGACGGCATTGAGGATCAGTTTCCGGAAGAACGGACGGGAGCAGTGGAGTTTCCGGCCCATCGATATGCGCAGGCTTTTGCGGACGGTGCGCAAGGAGACTATTATACCCCGCGACATGCTTGACGAGCTGGAGGCATGGGGCAACCAGCTTCTGGAACTGGAGTCTGATGATCTGCACTCCGCGGTCCAGAATGACACAATCCTTCATTTCATGGAAGGGTTTCCTGTCACATTCCGGCGCATCGGTGACAAGCTGATGGTCAACGCCACACAGATCACGATGCATTTCGGGAAGATTCCATCCGAGTGGCTCCGCATTGCCTCTACAGATATGCTCCGCAGGGAGATGGCGGGTAACGGACGTACCGGAAAGTATGAGTCGCAAATCTTCACCACGCGTGGACGTGGACATGGGGCGACCTGGCTGGAATCCCCCCTTATCATACCGTTGGTCCGGTGGGTCACACCGGAAGACCTGTCCCTGGCGGAATGGTGTGGTGAAGCTATCGAAAAGCTGTCCATGAAACGCCCGACGACCGCCATTCGTGAACATCCGAAGCCGGCGCCCCCCAATATGCCTTGCCTGGATTGTCCCATGCCGCAAGATATGGAGGCGGCAAAGGAACTGATCCGGGAACTACGGAAAGTGGTGCGCGACTCCATGCCCAAAATTGTCTTCTACGAGGAGTTCATCGAGAACAGGGACTGGTTCAAGAGCACACGTATCGCCGACGAGCTCGGTATCTCCCCGCGACAGCTGCATCAGTTTCTTGCCGAGGAAGGAATCTGCAAGTACGAAAAACGGCAGTGGGTGGTCTTCCCCTCCTGCCGGGCATGGCAATGTGATGTCCCCTACACATGGGAAAACAGCCGGGGAAAGGTATATACCTTCGGTTCGACAAAACGTTGGACGCAGGCCGGCCGTGAATGTATCATAGAGTTATGGCGGAAAAAGAATCCGGAATACCATTTACCGGGCGCATAACGATGGAGACAGCATTACAGCGGATAATCCGCAAGACAGGAAGGCGTCCGGTGGAATGCCGCTGTCCGCTATGCAGGCGGCAATGCCACACCCCGTGCCTTGGTACGCCGGAAGATATCCTGCGGCTACTGAAAGCCGGATATAAGGAGAGGCTGGCACCCACCGGATGGGCTGTGGGATTGTTGCATGGAAAAGTTCCGGGCATTGTACCAATGGTACAGGCCAGGCAGGAAGCCGGAAGATGTACATTTTTCCGGGACGGCTTATGCGGGCTGCACTCCATCGGACTCAAACCTACGGAAGGAAGACTGTCATATCACACCATCACAAAGGAGAACCTGAAATTCAGCAAATCGCTCTCCTGGAACGTGGCCAGGGAGTGGCTGGACGAACGGAATGCCGGTACGATACGGGAGATCTGCCGGCTGATGGAGAAATAGTCGGGAGACGGCTCCGTGAATGAGGCTAAAATATAACCCGTTAATTCCTCCGTGCCGATTTCATGGCCGTCTCTTATTAATTCATATCAATTGAAAACAATTTGCACCAGTCATGGCTATCCTTACCATGAAACCAAATAAAAGCAATGATATGGAATTAAAAAGCAGAATGACCGTCGAGGAGATGGCGGCACACCTGACGGAACATACCGGCAAGTTCGCCAACCGGGTTTCCGTGGGACGTTATGCCAGGAAACTGGGTTACTCCGTGTATAAACCGATGCGAAATGGCAAAATATGCCACTTCTATGTCAATCCCGCAATAAGGGATGATGAAGCGGGAAATTCACAAACGGACGTTTCCGGGAAATAGCGCGCCATGAAAGAAAATAATGAAAAAAAAGCGGCCGTGATACCGTTTCTGAAATGCTTCAGCGGACTGGTGGGAGCATTTCCACCGGAAGAGGTCATATTCATGATGTACATGGCGGACCGCACACGTCTGCGGGAGAAGGGATATGACACTTTGCGTAGCAAACGGTATCATATGGAGAGCATGGAGATCGGTTCGCGCCTTTTTGATAAATGCGTGAAGAAGGCAACATGCATGGGGCTGCTTAAACGGGTGCCGCTTGGCGGAATGTATGATTATCTCTGGGACATGCATGCTTATGACAGGCTCGTGAGAATACTGGCGGAACTGAAAACATCCTTTTGTGTCAAGGCATTCTGCCGGCAGGTGTTTGATGTGGAAAAAAGAACAGTGATGTCCGTCTCCGACAAGGAGGTTTACCACTGGAAGGAGAACGGGCAAAAGCACGGAACATGTCCGCCCTGAAAAGAGGCACATGGAAGAATAACAGACGGTATCATTGCATGCCGTCTGTTTTTTTATATCCGTAGCCATATGCGACAAACAACAGATGTCTAAATTGAAACAAAATATGGCGCCAGGGGGAGAAGCCCCGGACGCCCCGTTTTTTTTACCTTGAAGATGATACAAATGTACCGGATAACTGAGACGAGGGGTGTTACAAATGTAGCAACAATACTATAAGTAGTATCATACAAGAAGAAGATGGTAGATGTACTTTTTTCTTTGGAGCAAAGAAAAAAGATACCAAAAAAGAAACAGATAGATAGCAGACGGCATCGCCGTCTGTTTTTGTTTTTATAAGGGAAAGAGCAAAAAAAAGAAAGGCCACTTCCCCTTCAGATTCCTAAAAGAGAGAACGATAGAATAATATTCTCCCCCTATTGTCGTGTTATCGCCTGACATCCTTGCCCCGGTTCAGCTTGACGATGGAGCGCACACAGTCACACACCAGTTCGGCATCCTTATGCTCCCTGAAATAGTTTCCGCATTCCAGGCGCTTTCTGTCTGACGGCCGGCTGCTGTCCCTGCATTCACAGATTTCCAGGACATCATTCAGGTAATAGTATTTTCCTCCACGATTGATATGTATTTCCAGCGGTTCAAGGCGTTTCAGCCGTCCGTTCCATACAATCCCTTCCCGGTGCAGCGCATCGGCAAACCGGCTGCGGGCACTGGTTCCTATCGGGGTAATCTGCCAATTCTCCGCAACGCCGATTTCCTCATGCAGTGAATGACGCAGGGTGCCGTCCTCCTCCATCAGGCAATACAACACAAGATTCCCTTTCCTGTCAATCTCCTTGAACGCCCCCAATATGACATGCTCGTCCAAAAGGCTCACTTTCACCTGCTGCCCGTCTTTGGGTATGTACATCGATTCCGACAATGCGCCTTTGCGCCTGTCCCATACCAGATGCCGTTTGTTCAACAGACGCTGTAACGCAATCTTCTGTTCCGTATCCGCCTCCCGGCAATCTTTCAAGGGCATTACGACATCGTCCGTAAGAAGTTGTTTGTCCGCAGTCACCCTGACCGGGACTGAAATACACTCGCCGGAAACATCACCCACAAGTCCCGTCTCCAATGTTGCCTCATTGAACACGGCCAGCCCCTTGCTTATGGAGAGTTCGCCCGGAATATTCCTGATATCCTTTCTACGATATGGTTTCATTATTCATCCTTTTCTTCGCTTCCTTCCTGTAACATTCAAAAGCCATGTTTCATACACAAGAGAAACATTATGGCAAATATACACATTATTCAGCAAAAAGACAGGCGTTTAAACACCAATTCTCAGGATTCTTATACAAAATCACAAAAAACATACAAAAAAGTCAAGAATCATACACATGCATTTCCATATATATTCTATATGGTTAATAAATAGACTATTACAGCGTAATCCCTACCGATGAAAATTCCATTTGAACATGCTGTTTTACAGAATCCAACAAGCCGTTTCTTACCGGTACAATCAAGAATATATACCAAGAGCCGGATACTTTGGCACTATATATTTATGCCCACATTTCCGATGTTCCCCAAAACCGGCCTTACCCGCAAGAAACGAAAATCTTCTGAAAGTCTGTATATCCATGAAAACCGGAAGTATGTGTATCTGTGGCTTGGGAATGTCTTATAAATGCCGGAATAACAGTTATGATTGTATTTAAAACCGCTGTAAGTCCATGTCCCCGTTATTATATATTTTTTGACGTCCGCTTACAATTTTATGGCAGGACCCCATATTGGATCGTTTTAAAAAACGGGATTTGGAAAAATGCCCCGAGGATAGAAATCGAATCCGCACCTTGGAGTACACCCACCCGGTTCTTTTTAAAATTGTTACTATATTAATTTACAATAAGTTACTTGTTTTACTTTTATATAAAGTAAACATAAAACAGACTTTGTTATTATTATTAGTTACAAAATGAAAGCAATATATATTTTTTCATTCTGTTTTTATCTAATTTGGATATTTATTCAGACCTATACCATTGATAATTAAATATATAGTAAAACTTTCATTTTAATATACATATAGAAACGGGCTTTTTTCGTTTTTTGCAATGAAAAATTTTTTTTTCGCAAAAGCTATTATTTTATATATTGTTGATATTCAATGAATTAATAATTCTCTTCGCGCGTATGCGTACCATATTCGCAAAAGGGGTGTTTTTGAAACAATCTAAAAAAAATTCTCAAAAAGTTTTGCAGTTCTGAAAAACAGTTTTATAATAGTCATGTACTCGAAAGCCAAACAAACGGCAAACAAGTACGGAGAAAAAAAGAAAAAAAATAGATAACTAAAAAACAGATTTAAAAAACAGAAAAACAAAGACCGCCAAGAGCGAGAAACAAAAAGCCCTTTTTGTGGGAAACCTATTTTTGAGGCTTGGAAAATCAAAAATTCGCTTGTTCGCTTTGGAGCGATTAAATAGGGTGTTAAATAACCACACCGAGCAGGACTACAAACCAATGTAGCAAGTTGGAACGGCTAAAAACGTGTTTTTAGACCGCATACACAAAGCACGCAAATTTGGGAGTGCAAGTTGTATGAAAAAGGACGTGTAAGAATAATGCCATAATTGCGCCCAGTGCGCTCGGAATAAAATGCACGATAGCGGTAAAAACTATCCGTATAGGGGACGCCGGTAAATGTATATGCCAATGCTATGCGCAATACCCGGCTCGGCAAAACGCCTAAATGCCTCACCTTAAAGTTATCTGCCGGATTGGAAAAGATCCGGGACGTGCCAAAGAAACGTCTTGTCGAAATTGGAGTAAGCGAGCGTTTGCCATGATGCGAAGTTACAGGTATTTGTCATTTAACATTGCAAATATAGTATTTTTTTGCGAGCAAACTATAGGGCACGTTAAGAAAGTTGCGGAAATGAATTAAAACCCGCGCATGTAGGGTGAAATACATGGGCGGGTTATGGGCACGTGGCAATGGCTGCCACATTTCGCAGCAATGTGAGATTTCCGGTTCGATTCCGGAAGTGCTCGCAATACGCACTTTTGCGTAGTAACTAATACTTTATCATTATGGCAACAAGCAGATTAAATTCAGAACAGTTTGTAAATTTGGTGAACGGGTTGAAAGGCGTGATCCTTGTGTACAAAAGTACAGACCGTGACGGCAATGAAAAAGAAACCGCCCAACAGTTCTTCGGTGCGGATTATGAACCGAAAGACAAGACGCAGGATGAAATTTTCCGTGTGTGGAAAAATGTGGTGATGACTTTCTGGGCTGTCAAAGCCGAAGAAATCAAATTGCGTGAGGCGAACGACGGCATCCGCTCGAAACTCCGTGCCACAACTCCGTGTGCCGTCATCTTCCGCACCCAAAAGGGTGAAACGGTGAAACGCTTCGACTTGGAAGAGTCCGTATGGGCAAAAATCGGTCTTGTACCGACCAAAAAGGACTTTGAACGTACGGCACGTGACTACAAGAAAGCTATCCACGCCGCCGCAAAAGCGTCCTTTGATGCGCTTGGTTTCCGTGTGGCGCTGCCAAGAGAAGCGGAACAACCGGTACCACAACCTGCCGAAATCCCGGCAGCAGTGACCGTAGAAACGACTGCCGGAACCGTGGCGGAACAGGCGGGCGCCAAAAGCAAGGGCAAAGGCAGAAACAAAGCAACCGAACAACCGGCTGCCGGACAGTCCCAAGAACAGCCTGCTGAAGTAACCGCTGAAACAACCGCCGGAGCTGTTTCCGAACAGGCGGCAGGACAACAACCTGCCACTGATATGAAAACTGCCGCCTGATTCATTGGAATTTCCGGTGAATTGCAGGTAACATGCCCGCATTGTATGGCAGTGTGCCGACTTTGCGGGCTTTTTCCGTCCAACTGTCTACATATCACTGTATGCCAATGGTATATCCTGCAACAAAGTGGTTTGTGAGAGTAAAGATGTTGCTATTTGCCGTATCACCGCCATTGTTATACAGCGTGGCACATCCGGGCAAACACTTGCGGTCAAAATGCCGCCATCAGCATAACTCCCGTTTTACAGGGAGATGCCGGATTAAATTCACGGGTGCTTCAGGTCTTGGCTGAAAACGGGTTCGATTCCCGTACACCCACACTTCCAATTTAACTTCCACAATTTACTTCTTTGCGTCGTGAGATGCCGTTCCCACCCCCGACATAACACGGTTGACGTAGTGCAGCAGGGCTGCCTTCAAATCACCCTTCACTGGGTGAGCTACGTCCCGCTGTTATCCCCAGTTTGGAACGTGAGGTAAAAGGAAACACCGAAAAACAGATAACTTATAATATATTTCAACATGGTAGAGATATTTTCCACAGACCGTACCATGAGTCTGGGCTGCTTTGTAAATTTCAAGGCTGCCAAAGGTACACTCAGCGGGCTTGCCGATGCCGGGATACTCAGCGAAAAACCGGCTGTCATGGTGTGCAGCTACAAGAATGACGAACCGCAACAGGAATATGTCGCAACTTATTCCGGCGGGAAATGGCATACGCCACGGATACCCAAAGTTCCCCATGCCGTCGAAAACAGGACAAAAAGACGCCACAGGAAACGTTTGCGCAAAGAATACCCGACTCCGGAACACTGCTTCCGTGAAGGGTTTCCTGACTGGATGAACAGGTCATACCCGGTGCCATATGCCGACAATCTCAGAAGTTGCAACCGGAAATGCCGGATACATGCGGTATAATGCAATAATCAAAACAAGACATAATCACATGAGAACATTAGCAGATGTAAAAAGAAAAATGGAACTCGGTTCCAACTGGCACTGCGTCAGGCTGTCCGGAGGCAACGAGGATATGGGCGTACGTGAGGTCGGCAAAGTACAGGGCAATGCCGTGGCTTTCCTCAGCGGTGGGAAACTCTCGTGGCTCTGGTGGCCAAAAGCAAAGGACGTGCAGGTACAAGGCAACTCGTTTACCATATTCCGAAACGGGAAGCCGGCACTTCGGTACACCCTTGTGGAACAGGCGCCACAGACAGTCAGTACAAAATAATATGAATTAATAACAACCATGGGGGCGGAATGCCCCTATGCTTTTACAAACAGGAGAAAAAAAAGAATGGCAAAAATAACGGAAAAACAAATAGGAGAACCATGGGAACAAACAACTTGTCCACCCACCGGCGTGGTGTGATCCTGCGCGGTATCTGCGGCGGAGCCGCATTGAAAGACAAGTCACCGCAGATTTCAGAAGACAATACCGTCATAACCTGTGGTGCGGAACTCAGTATCTGGGATATCTGTGCCATATCGAGCGATGCCGAAGCCTTCGGGCTGCAGGTCAAGTTCGGTTATGACGGACATACGAGAATCACTTTTACCCCTAAAGAACAACCGGAATGAAATCATATTACTACATGGACTGCCTGCACCGTGAAATCTTCCTTGAAGAGGAGGATATTCAGGCCGTGCCGGAATCAGGCAGGGCGGACGAAGCCTGTTCCGCCATTGCCGGGAAGCCGTATGTCGTGGAGCAGTTCATGGCGGACTCTTTCCGGACCCTCAAAGACGCGGCCAGCCATCTGTGCGATTCCCCCGATGTTAAAAGCCGCCACGACGCTCTGATGTATATCGTGTGGACGGCGGCACTGGACATAAGGGAACGGCGGACCCTGCGCCATGGCGAAGCCGCCGTCAAGGTAACCCGTGAAGACGGTTTCGTGTGGCTGCTTGTACCGGCGGAAAATGCCCGGAAGCTATGGGAGGCGGATGTCTTTGCCCTGTACAGGCTTTATGCCGATGATTCGGAATCCCTGATCGAAAGCGAGGCGGATTTGGAATCGACCATCGAGGGCGGATACCAGATAGGTATCGAGGTGGGGTTCGCCTCCGTAATGGGCCATGCTGCCCGGATAAAGCAACAATAAAAATCGGAAACAATCAAATAATCAAGAAGAAAGGTATGGAAACAACATTGTTGACAAAGGAAAATGCCCACCGTGTGACCATGGTGCGGCGTGTGGATGCCCCGGAAAGCGAGCCGGTGGCGTTTCTTTTCAGGGGAAAGAGATACGGGTATTGCAGCTATTCCCACCTTGTCGGGAATCCGGGCGGGGAAGAAATCCTCGCCCCGGCGAATTTCAAGGACTGGGAGGTTGTGGAAGTGGCGCATCCGGGTTATCTGGAAGAATACTTCCGCCGGGCGTGCGACTCCTATAACCTCACCTCGTTCTCACCCGAAGAGCGGGGCGAAACGGACATCGCCTCGCACGAAAAGGAACTGCACGAGGATTTGCAGTCTATGCCCGAACAGCAGCGGGAACGTTACATGGAAAACTACAAACGCTATTTCTCGGCAATGATTGCCGCCAACAGCCGCTGTGCCAGCGCGATGATCACGGGACCTGCGAGATTCAACACCGCCCGTAACGAAAAGGCCTGCAACAGCCACAACAAGAGCGTTACGGCATTCAGAGAGTGGCGCGAACGTGCCCTCGAAGCGATACGCAAGGCCCTCGAAGCCGCCAAGCCCGAAGAACAGCGTGCCGAAGAGGAATGGCAGAGGGTCAAAGCTGATATCGACGACACGGCCGCCACCATCCGTGGCATTGATACGGGCACATCACGCGGTTATAGCCGCTCCCTTTTCGTCAGCAATCTTGCCGGACGGCTCTCCACATATGCCAACCATGGCAATGTCGAAATAATCGACCGTGCCGTCGCCCGCCTCCGCGAGTGGAACGGCAAGGGCGGGAAACCCGTCGTCACGGAGCGTCATTCCATCTTCAAATACCCCGAGATCGCCCGCAAGGTGCGGGAGAAACAGCAGGAACAGGCCGGTCGTGAGAACCGTGAAATACTGTTTGACGGCGGCAGACTGGTATGGAATTACGAGGAGAACCGACTGCAGATACTTTTCGACGGGAAACCGGACGAGCAGACCCGGACACTGTTGAAAAAGACCGCATTCAAATGGGCGCCGAGCCACCAGGCATGGCAGCGGCAACTGACACTGGCGGCAGAATCCGCCGCACGGCACGTATTGCGTATCGACTTCTAACATACCGGCATCATGAAATACATCATAGATTCACGTTATTTCGACGGGACATGCCTCACGTCGATGTCCGATGACATGCACAGCGACTACGGCGGCGAGACGCTGGAAGCACTACGCGAAAGGGAGAAGAACCCGCATCTGGTCGCCGTATCACCGGGACGCATGACACAGCTTGTGAAACGTTATACCCGGGCACTATGCAAGCCCTTCCGTGAAATTACGGAGGAACGCTACTACGACCTGTGGGAATGCCTGCCTCCGGCACGCTGGAAAAACGGTTATTTCTTCGTTGGAGAACCTTATTACGGTGACCTGTATCCGTTCTGCTTCCGCTCGCAGGAGCGGTTCTTCATGGCGGAACGTTCCATACGTCTTTCCGACGGGGAACTCTCCCGCCAGATCAGGGAACATGCGGAGAGGCTGAACCGCCGTCCCGCCCTCGTTAAGGGCACGCCGGAGGTACGCTACATGGCATGGTATCGGTCGGACGTGGCCTATATCCCGTACTCGTTCATACTGGACGGGAAAAAACGGTTCTTCCGGAATCTCGCCACACGGACGGGGGTTGAATTCTACGATCGCAGTAATCGGAATGAACTGGCGGCATTGCTCCGGAACCTGCGCGGGAACGATTATGAATACTGCGCTTTCTACTCCCAAAAGAAGGACCTCTTCGAGTTCTTCGACTGGCTGCGGCAGAACAAATACACGCTGGAAGTCCAGGGCGACTTGTTCGACTTCGCTCCGGACCGTTCCTATGTGGACTTTCACGGCAACGTGCGTGAGTATTCGGCCGTGTTCCATTACCGCATCTATTCACGCGAGCTTTTCAGCCATATCATTAACCAGCTACGCACCGTGAAACGGTATCACGCGTGACATAAAAGGAGGGAAACACGATGAAAATCTCAAATGAACCTACCCCATACCTTTTGCTCAAGGCAGGAACTTACAGTGCATGGGATTGCTGCGACTTTGCAATCGTGTACCTGTCAAAAGAGTGGAAACAGACACAGTCCGGCAGGCTGGAAGCCGTCAAGCCATTCAAGGATGACATCAGTTTCCAGTCTTTAAACTTTTATGACATATCGGTTGGTTTTTACCAGCCGGACGAGGACGGGATACTGGGCAGCGAGGACTTGCCGGAAGACAATAGCTGGTGCTTCGTGGAACTTACCGAAACGGAACTGGAAAGGTTGGTTCCGCCGGACAATGTGCTGGACAGCCATATCTTGGCGGTATTTGCAAACGGGGAAGCCAGATACCGGGCGTACGGCAAACATACCGACGAGCGATTCTGGACTGAAAAATTCCCTTTGCAACAGATTTTGGATATACTGGCGAGTCATGAATCTTAAAATTTCAAAGCAGCCATGACAGAAATCATCAAAACGGACGGAACACGCCAACCCGTGCAGCCTGCCAATGGCTCGGACTTCACGCTGAAGGAGATGCAGGCGATTGTCGGCGGCTACATCGAACTGGTGGAACTGGACGGGAACACGACAATGGTCGTCAACGAGGAAGGCAAACTTATCCCTCTGTCCCTCAATCTTGAAGCGAGCAGGATATTCCGTGCTCATCACCCGGCGTCGAAAGACTTCATCGTCGGGGACGTACTTGTGTGCAACAACAATCAAATCAGATAAAAATTATGGATAAAGAAAAAGCAAAAGCGCTCAGCGAAATTCTCGCGCGCTACAAAGAATTACAAGAGAACGACAGTGTAAACCTGATCGAATTTCATACCGCTGACGGGAAGAAACACGGTATCGGCAATGCCGCTGCCATCAAGCTCCTGCTTTCAGTGGCCGTCATCGAACTGGAACGCCAGCTTCGGGCCGCACAGTTCGGTGATATTCCGGAAAGCCTGGAGAACAGCCGCGAGTACAAGGCGGCCAAACAGCTGGAATACGCCATGAACGATTTGGGATTCAAGTCCGAACGTTTCGCCCAGGCGCTTCCTTATTTCCACAAGACACTGGAACAGACATTCTTCAGAACTGTAAAAGCCGGTATTCTCGCCATGGCGGAGCGTGACCCGCGCCGTATCGACGGGCGCAACGAGGCTTCTTACGAAATGTGCCGGATGCTGGCCCCCATGTTACAGGATACCAGACTTCCATTCATCTAAAAGGACATGTTCATAGACGAGAGGACACAGAACCGGATCCATGCCATCCCCGGCGAGAGCATTTCCCATAGCACGATGCGTACGCAAGACCTGATCCCGGTGTTCATGGATGTTATCCGTGACACACCGGAGTACGTGCAGGTGATGGATGCCGTCCCCGCCCATGCCATGGAAGACAAGGATGCTGAATGGTGGAACAGCGATGACGCGGCCGGATTGCTGGAATCGCTGTTCGACACGCTTGACAGCTGCTCCCCGGAGGATTACTATTTCGGCGCCCACCCCGGTAACGGCTCCGATTACGGATTTTGGAAAATGGACTAATGAATGCCGGAACATGATACGGATTAAAAAAGACAAGTGGCATGGCATCCTCAAAGACGGGATTTGTATCGGGCAAATCTATCTTGCCCGTGCCGAAAGCAGGAAATTGAGATACTGGGCAATCTCTTGCGTGAGTGGAATCGGTTTCAACACTTTCAATGAAGCCCGCAGTTATGCCAAAAATTTCCTTTAATAAAAGAACCGCATGATAAATTGGATACAACAGATGCTTTTGTGCCGTAAAAAGACGGACAAAGGCAGAATGACACTCGGGAAGGTGCAGGAAGAGTATGGCGGGAACGATGTATGCATGGGAGAACTCCTTGATGCCCTTCCCGCCGACGGACTTTCCATAGAGGAAGCGTTCGGGCTGGCTATCGCCGCCAAGAAATGGGCGGACGGAGACCGTTTCTACCGAAGTATCAACGATGGAGAACCGGAAGAATTGTAAACAACAACAGAACAATGAAGACAAAGAAAAATGGACAGATATGATTTCATAAGATTCGGGGAACAGGTACGCTGGTACAACGAAAGTGAAGACCTGATGGAAACCATGCAGGTGTGCTGCCCCGTATATCCTCCCGTGCAGGGCGACACAAGGGTACAGCTGGTATCCGCCGGAATAGAGGCGCTGCAATCGGGAGGCGGGTCGGAAAAGACGGTCAGGGCCTCGCAGCTCGTGCCCTTCATAAGCCACTTCGGCAGGGGATACTGGGAGGCTCTCACACAGGCAGCGGACAATGGGGCAGGCACGGACCTGCTCGAAGCGATGATCAGAAACAGCTGTCTGGGCCTGGGAGAACAGATATGCCTGCTTTGTGGCAAGGTGTCGGCAAGCGTGCACGCTGCATTCTGCAGGGTATATCCCGAAGAGGGAAGCCTGCTCGACGTCATTGAGTGGCAGGGAAAGGAGTACCCCATAAGGAAGCTGACACTGTTCCGGGGGACGGAACAGGAAATGGAAACAACCGTATCGGTCACCGCATTGCAGAGGAAGCTCATCGGACGCAGGAGCGGCGCACCCGTTTCAAAAGCCGCAGAAAGGATCGATGAAGGTATTTATTATTACTGTGAACAGGAAAAGGAGTTCCTCCTCCCGCAAGAAGGCCTCACCGCATTTGTAGAAAGGGGATGAGACAGGGAAATGATACGATATACACAGATAAAGACAATTGAAAATGAAAAAAGAACCGAGTAAAACGCAAGAAAACGGCATATCGGATACCGGCATTCCCATGCCGGACGACATCCTGCCGAGACTTGTCAAGGAAAAAGATGCCGGCAAAGAATATATGGCCGCTACCCGTGAAAAACTTATGCGCCTGCTCAAGGAATACCTTGGGCAAAAATACGGGCGGAAAGTCCGCTTCATCCTTCCGACGGGTGATCCGGCCGGTGACCTGCTGGACGGGAAGGGATTCTATCCCTGTTCGGTGACCATATACGACAAGTACGGTTTTGCAGCCTGCAGCAGTGCCGTATCGGTAGAGCTGACTGCGGAAGGAAAAATTCTCATCCCTACCGACGAGGCCGGAAAAATCCACGACGCGGAAGAGTACCTCTCAAATGACGACCTGCTGTCCTTGTGCGGAACGGTAGAAGAATACGAACGGCTGTTGCCTGAAATCCGCAAGGAACTGGCAGAAAACGGGAACTGGAAAGAATTTGCCCGAAGAATGCTGGAGGAAGAATTCCCGCAGGCAAAAGTTGAGGTACGGGAGGAGTTTATCCGGGACTGCTGGGAGAACCTGCAGACAGAAAGTTATAACCTCCAACACTTTGAACGGTATTGTCAGGAAAAATAATAAAAAATATACGAACCATGTCAGACAAGATATTACAGATGTTCTTCGACATCGGCCGGTGGAAAAAGGCCATTGAGAAAGGCGTGCTGAAAGACATCCGGAAAGACCAGCTTATCCGGCTGACCGACGAGCATACCCGTATGGCCATGGCCGATGCCATGATACAGGGGAAGTACGAAATCGCTCCCCCGCATACCGCACAGATACCGAAGGAGAACGGCGAGTTCCGTACGGTATACATCAACGAGCCCGTCGACCGGGTAGTGCTGGGCATTGCCAACGACCTGCTCTTTGAACTCATGCCGGAAATGGTACACCCCTCGTGTAAGTCCTACCAAAGCGGTATCGGCTGTGGCAGCGTAGTCACCGAGGCCAGCCGCCGGATAGCGGAAACGAGAGGCGGCGGCATTCTGGGCTGGAAGTCGGACCTGAGCAAATATTTCGATAGTGTGCCGATACGGTACATTGACGAGGCGTTCGACAAGGTCGAGGCCAGACACGGACGCTCCTCCTTAATTGACGTGCTCAGGAAGTACTACCACAACGATCTTTACTTCGATGAAGACAACCGCCTTCAAGCCAAGTACCAGTCCCTCAAACAGGGCTGTCCCGTGGCAAGCTGGCTGGCCGACGTGCTGCTCCATGATCTCGACGGGGAACTCTCAGGAATGACAGGCTACTACATCCGATACTCGGACGACATGCTGTTCATCGGGAAAGACTACGGGAAAGCAATGCAAGTGCTGGAACAAAGGCTCGGCGAGAAAAGCATGAAGCTCAACCCGAAGAAGGTGGAATACCTGATGTCCGACCGCTGGTTCAAGTTTCTCGGGTTCAGCATCAAGGGGGACATGATCTCCCCTTCGGCAAGCCGTATCAAGACTTTTCAGAAAGAGATTGAACGCCGCACGATCCGCAATCCCCGCACTACCCCGGCAAAAGCGGTCAATGCAGTCAACCGCTACCTGTATAAGGGCAACGGGGAGTTCAGCTGGGCGACCCAGGTGCTTCCGGTATGCAATGTCCGCAGAGACCTTGACGAACTGAACAAGTTCGTGATGGACTGCCTGCGGGCCGTAAGTACGGGCAAGCGGAAGGTAGGCGGTCTGGGATATGTCAGTACCGGGCAGGACGGCTGCATTGTCCGGGGCAAAGGGCGCAACGTGAAGGCGAACCGGGGCAAGACCCCGGGAATCATTCCGGGCTACCTGACCATAGGATGCATGCGCGGCGCCTTATTGACGAGCCGGGCGGTGTACAATACGCTGGTAGCATCGTTATAGGGCATGCCGGGCACACGGCAGAACGGGTGAACGGGCAGGTTATTCAACGTTACAGGCTTATAACCAGAATCCATATAGGAATTAACCGGTCTAACAGCCGGTTAATCCCACCTTGATTCTGGCTGCGCCTGTAATGTATCGGGAAATTAGAGTCATGTGCCGTCTGTCCCGCACCCGTTACCGGAGCACACCGGGAAAGTTCAAGGAATAGGTTTGGGCATCCCGCGTACCGACGTCTTCTTTCCGAGTCTGAAGGCGGCTGACCGTCGCCTTCGGACTCCGCAGAAGACCCATACGCGGGATACATCGGAAGCATAAAGCCATGTGCCGGTATTATGAGAACTTTCAGTCTTTTCCAGCACGGGAACGTGCGGTTCGGGGGAATGGATTCAGCCCGCTGTCTCCGATAAGCCCGTATCGCGCCGTCGTATCCCTAGCGTCATACGACGGCGCCATTCCGGCTTCCGCCACAGCAGACATCGGACCTGTAAAGGAACGTGCCGGCATTCCGGGAACCGCAAAAAGAACAGCACAGGACAAAGGGGGCAAGGCCGGGATTTCAACAGAGCCGCGATTTACACGGCTGGAACCTTTGTCATCTCCTGCTAACACGACAGATGACACAGGGTCCAGCCGTACTCGCGGCCCGTATCAGGTTTTTAAAGGGATGTGCCGTCCGGATGAGCCCCCTGAACAGAAGGTAGCGCGACCGCATATGCACGAGAGACCCAAATTCAAAATACAGTATTCAAGCTTGGTCCTGAGCCAGGCTACTACCTGGTTCAGGACCGAAGTCCTACTGTATTTATCAGGACTATAAAGATACGCGCCAGGGGTTTGAGTGCCATTAATTGTAAACAGGTGAGAAAATGGAAGATATTTACCGAGAAACCGTCACCGCCATAGAGAACGGCGCAAATTTCCGGATTGATTTCCAGTCCAGAAGTTTAAAAGTAAACGGGAGACACATGATACGGAACGGCAGGCATGATGGCGCTCCGTGGTTGCCGAAGTACGGCTGCGGGGATTTTTTCACGGATGTGGAGGATCTGTACCGCCGCTATAAACATTCGATACCATCGGAGCGCAGCCAGAGCAAGTCCCGCCGGTATTTCATGGCATTGCCCGAAAGTGACCTCGAGGACGGGGACATGCTGTATGGGCAACACCGGGACACCGCTCAATTCGAGCTGGAATTCTATATCCTCTGCCGGATTATGGGCGGGTTCACATGGAATCCCGAAACGATGGGCAAATGGTTCTGGCAAAGCGAAAAAGACAAGGACCTGGTGATACTCAGAGAATGGGTGGAGCCCGGAAGTAATCAACTATTAACAAATTCACAATGAGCAGAAAGAAACAAGAAACAAAAATCCTGTGCCCCGGATGCGGCACGGAATTCGCCATCGCGGACAAGGAATTTACCGCCACGGGCATCGTTATCGGCAAGAATTCGGGTTTGGGCACGGTCTATCCGGCGGTGGCCGGTCATAATCCCCCTGCCGGACTTCCCAAAGGGGCGCGCGAGCGTATCGAGGCGCTCCGAGGCGCCGGTGTGGACGTGAGCTGCCTGTTCGCCATGCAGGGAGCCGGGGGTGGCGAGTACGTCGCCTCCAACAAGGACGGGAAACTTACCATCCTGGATGACAACGACCCGATATTCGGCTGCATCATGGCACAGGGTACCGTTCCCAACAACCGCCTCTTCCGCCGGTGGGTCATGGCGCAGATGTTCCACATGATGTCATATACGCATCACTGCCGGAAAGAGCCGGCAGGGGTGACCGAGATGATCCACAGGAAAGGCTATGATTACCAGTGGAAAATGCTCCTGAACGAGCTACACGCCCAGATGAAGATGGAACACAAGGACATCACAGGTTTTGTAGAGAGAAACCGCTGGTTCAACCGTGATGTGGTTCTGGCCATCGCGAGCGACTATGTCAGCGCGCTGAAAAAACACGTGGGTAACCTGGAAACAAGAAAATGCAAGGGAGTTCCCTACAAGCGTGTATACGGCCGTAATATTTTCGTGGAGGACCTGCAATCCAAACTGTACTACCCGCTTTCCATCGCGATAACCCACATCAGGCACGCGCTGGACGCCGCACAGCTTTACAACGCGGTCAGACAGTTCAATGACCGCCGTATCCGGCTGCCATGGGATACTCCTCAAAGCAAGGCATGGATGGACGCCTATAAGGGCGCCGGGGCGTTCTTTACCATGCAGAACCTGATCCGTTTCCACGGCTGCACAGCCATTGACGATTCGGGGCGCAGGCTGGACAAGTACCAGTCACTGGCGTTCCTGTCAGCAAAAGCGGAAGAGTATAAAAACGGAGAAGGATGGCGGTTGCTGGCAGTCCTGAAAAAAATGCTGGCGGACAACAATATCAACATCAAGAAGAAGATGGCGGCATGGCGTAAGAAGTAGGCCGTCATCTCCATCCGCCCGGTAGGCGGCACGGTGTGGCGGGTCAGAATAAATCAGTACTCCCTCCATTGAAATGATGCTCATCCCTGTTAACACAAGATGAGCTTCTTTCAATGGAGGCATTACATCGAAAACGTAAAGAGATGCCCCCGTTTGACGACCACACCACTATTCTAATCAAAACGACATAATCCTTTATACGATGAGCAAGAAACAACTACGACGCAGGGCTTACCTGCTGTACCGGTTACGAAAACAGGGTATCCGATGCCTGACGCGCTGCCGGACCATCTTCTATCCTTACGGGGAGGATCCGAAATCAGTACCGTACATCCGCAGCCTGATAAGCGAGTTCCATTTCCTGGTCCAATTTGAAATATCCGCCTGACATGCAACCGGGAGACATTGCAACATTGAAAGTGCCCTACAAGGGCTATCGCCGCATAGAGCTGCTGGAACGGCTCCAATACACCTGGCTGGTACGCATCTGTGAGAGCGGGAAGGAAATCGAGGTCTATGAAGACGAGTTCGAAACGGATTAAAGGTACGGAACAATGAAAGGAGAACAACAGGAAGAACGCGTACCGAACTTCATCGGTAATGCCGTCATTATCCTCACGGCCAGCCATCTGGGCTGCAGGGTGGAGATGCTCGCCACCGCACAGGAGGTGTGGCGGACGAAACGCCTGCCCGAGGCGGTGCTGCTGGGCATGTACGAGAAGGCCGCACGCGAGGCCGTGTCGGCTGTCTGGAAGAGAGGCCTGGCGGAACAGGCGGACCGTCTCGGAGAGATATTTTACAAGACGGGGGAATTTCCTCCGGACAAAAAACGGGAACACTAAAAAAGACACCAGTATGAGAGCAAGAACCTTTCAGGAAATATACGACTTCTGTCGTACGGATGACACCTATCGGAGCTATTTCGAAGTATCGGACGAGTCCCGCATCACCGGGGCAAAGGCAAGAAAGTACTATTACGGCGATATTCGCCGCGGCCAGTGCCGCGTGGGAACATTCATCTACTGCCAGTCAATGCGGCAGCTTGAAAGGTTCCTCGGGGGCGCAAGGCAGGATCATTACATCCATATTGACCCGCTGACCTGCCGGGAAGTGAGTCTTAAGGACGATATGTTCCCCCACCGGACCGCCTATATCGTGGTACACGTCAGGCGGCAGGGCGTGCGGATTGAAATCGAGCATCCCCTGCACAAAGGATGGGTAGATTTCACGGCACGTTCCCACCGTCCCTTCACCAGGGAGGGAATCATAGCCGAGGCGAAGTCCTATATTGACAGGCACATCCTGCTGGCACCGGGCAGATACCGGGACTTGCAGCTGGAACATATGGTTTTCAGGGAACAGTTCCCCACATGGTACAGGCAGTATAAAAAGAGACTGCATGACCGGGCGGAAGCCGAACATCAGGACATGGTGGAGAGATACCGGTACAGGAATGACATCACCTACGGGGAAGCCCGTGACATGCTTGCGGCTTCAGGCATATTTTTCGACCTGAACTGCGACGAGTTCGAGCGGGATGAGATTACGGAACAATTTGTACAACTCTGTAACAGAACTTGAAATGGAAACGGACATAGTAAGAAAATGTATTGCGGACTATCTGCACAAGATAGACAGGTACAGGCAGCAACGGGATGAACTGCAAGGAAGGATTGATGCGACCCGCCGGAAAATTGCCTGGCATGAAAAGCGGATCATCAGGCTGTCAGAACAGCAGAAACGTATCGAAAGGCCGTGGTGGACGAAGGAAATCGTGGCTCCCCTCATGCGGGAAGTGGCACGCCTCACCCCGGAGGTGGCATGGAGTGCCGAAAACCTGTACACCCATGGGCTGAGGGCAGCATGTTCTGTTTACGGGGAAGCACAAAACGGCGGGACCGTCGGCCTGACTTTCACGTTTGACGGCGGTGTCCTCAGTTATGACACCGGGGAAGTCACACGCCGATTCGCTCCGGGTACGCTCGGTGATATCAACGGCATGAACAATGTCTGCGCCCCCGTGGAGAGTGTGGACACACTGGTTGCAAAAGTAAATGGACAAAGAGTGGAACTTAAAAGCCAAGCGGATGAACCTGTATAATCAAATCAAATATAACGGATACCACATCAACATCTACTATGATGACGATGCCGGAAGCCCGCGAAAAATGTTCGACAACCTCGGTACGCTCTACACGGCACACCGTCGCTACCGCCCGGAGAAGGAGTTCGATGAGCACTTTGATATCGACAAGGTTTTTGACGGGCGCATCGGAAATTTCCGGGGATCGTTCCTGAAGGAGTATATCGCCTTGCCGGTCTATCTCTACGAGCATAGCGGCACTACGGTATCCACCTCGCCGTTCAGCTGCCCGTGGGATTCCGGATTTTTCGGCATCATCGCGGTACCGTTGGACAAGGTGCGCCGGGAATACGGGTGGAAGAACATCACCGTGGAACGCAGGAAGCGGATCGAGGAATACCTGCAAGGTGAAATCAAAACCCTTGACGACTACTACACCGGAGAGGTCTTCGGATATTGCATAACACCGGAGGATGACGACTCCAACGAACTGGACAGCTGTTGGGGATTCTACGGAACGGACAGTCTGAAAGAGATGGAAGCCGAATGCAGGCATATCATCGACGGACTGGACAAGGCGGCAGCATAAAATAGAAAAAATGATTGACATGGAAGAAAAACAAGATTATAAGGAGATTAAGGTACGCCTGCATCATATAGATCGCGGGAACTGCACGGAAGTCTGGGAAGTACAGACGGAGGAAGGCAAGCCCGGGCGCTATCTGGGACGTGATGACGGTTATGGTCCGAAGGAGTGGTACACGCTCTGCGATGCCCCCTACGGATATTGCGAGAGGGACTGCCACGTAAGGACGGACCTCATCCTTGTCATATGTGACAAGAAATGGAACGAGGTACTGCGTGACGGAATGGACAGGGAACGCTTTCCCGAAAGTTTCCCTTCATTGGACGAGGCATGCAACGAGGCATGGGACAAGGTCGTGAAAGGGCTTCCGCATGTCACACGCAAAGGTTTCGGGCAGTGGATTACCAAACAGTCATTCCTTCCGCTCAGCCAGACCGAGGAGCTGAACTGGCGGGATTGCTACTGTGAGGAAGAGGCAAGCGAGATTCTCTCGCGTTTTACATGGATCAGTGAAGAGTACGCCATCTTCAAGGTCACCCGGCGGCACACCAAATGCGATGCACGGTGGTACGAGTATTACGCGGGCAAGACAAACCGGCAGGAACACGAAAGTTACGTCCGTTTTTTCGGATACGAGTTCCATGACCGACATGTCAGCGACGTAATCGGAACACTCGGCAGGCGGTGTGACGACATCTTCCGTACTGTGGTGGAAACCCGCACGGACCACTACTACGGGCGCACGGTTTCCTATTTCATGGACGAGATCATCGGTTACGACCTGTCCCATGAACAAGTCCGTGACGCCAAGGAATGCAGGTTACGAAAGGCACGGGAAGACTATGATGAGGCGCTCGCCTATTATCATTGGCTGGAAAAGAATGGGAACGGTATCCCACAGAACACAGAACAGGAAAAACAGTCACAATAACTAAAAATACAATTCAAAAGTATAACTACAATATAAAAAACATATATAATGAGAACATCATACGGACTTGAATTCAATACGGTAACAGAAATCAATCCTGAATGGAGCGATTATGACAAGACAATAGCGGAATGCCACCTGGCCAATACCGGTGTGGTCATCGTGGATACGGAGTACGGGCAACCGATAGACAACGAATATGACCTTGAAGAGATCTACCGCCTTCTCGAAAAGGAGAATAAAAAAAGCGCCGCCAGGGTAATCCGGTCTCCCTTCCAGCTTCTTGACGAGCTATGCCTGTTGGAACCCGGGAGCACCATCCACTGTACCTGTCTTCACGGGAAGGACATGGACAATCCCCTGACACTGAAGGAGAAAAACTGCCGCATCGGCGACTGTCCCACGTTCGTACTCGCACATAATGACGGGAGCACGGTCAGGGTTGACGGCGAGCAAATCATGGAAGGCAGCTGCCGTTTCGATCTTCCCGGATGGGAAACCCCTCCCGCCGGGCAACTGCGGTATGTAAACAGGACATACCCTGACGGCATTCCGGTACGGCTGGAAGTATTTTCCTACGATTCTCCCGGAAACCTTTACGTGGGACTTCTCTCACCGGAGAATGACAACGTGACATCATGGGGATCCTTCACCGACGTGACGGTAAACATGCGCCCCCTTCCTCCGTATTATGCCTTCGTCAAGGAGTACAGCGAGAACGAGGGAATGGGCGAGTTTCTCACCCGGAACGGCATCGCCTGCCGCTCCCATGTCATACCCGATATCCAGAACGGATTCGTCACGATGCACGCCTACCTGTTCGACAGGGAACGGCTCGCGCTGCTCGCGCCGGACACTTTTCCCGATTACGAAAAAAGCCTTGTGGAAGAATGATACCGACTACCATGGAAGTAAAGCAGGAAAATAAAGGCATCAGGGTACGCTTGAACCATATCAGACACGGGGAGTGTATGGAAGTCTGGCAACTACAGACACCCGAAGGCAAACCAAAACGCTACGTCTGCCGCGATACTTACGGTGAGAATTGCTGGTACTGGCTATGTGACGCCCCATCCGGCTGTTGCGAACGCGATTACGCAATCAATAACGACATCGCTATAACAGTGTGCGACCAAAGCTGGCGGGAAATCACGCGGGACAGCAATAACCGCAGACGTTACGCGAAAAGTTTTGCGACATTGGAAGATACCTACACCGAAGAGTGGAGGAAGATTGCCGGCAACTATCCGGGAGTGACACGGAACGGTTTCAAGGAATGGATTCTCAAGCAATCGTTCCGCCCGCTCAACGGGACTGAAGAGGCCAACTGGCAATATTGTCGGCATGAAACGGTGGCAAGCGAGACTTTGGCACATTTTACATGGATCGGTGAGAAGTACGCCATCTGCCGGGTCACCCAGAAACATACCGAATGCGACGCCCGGTGGTACGAATATTATGCGAGGAAAGTACAGGGAATATATTACGGACACACCCATTTTTTCGGTTACGAGTTCCATGACCGGCATATTAGCGACGTGCTCCGGACGCTCGGCAAACGGTGCGAGGACATCGGCAGCACCGTGGTGGAGACCCGCTACAGGAAGGGCCACTCTGCCATGTCCTACTTCATGGACGAGTTCATCGGTTACGACTTGTCCTATGAACAAGTCCGTGACGCCAAGGAATGCAGGTTGCGCAAGGCAAGGGAAGACTACAACGGGGCGAACACCTACTATTACAAACTGAAAGAGAACGAGGTGAGTGTCCGAGGCATCGAGGCAATACTGCTTGCCATGAGAAAACAAATGCTAAAAGCGAAAAAACAATAAATATTGATATGGAAACAAGTAAAACTATTAAACCAGAAGAAAATGCCGAAGCATCCGAGATGCTCGGCTATATCATGGGGCAGCTGAAACACAACGGTGGTAAATGGGACCTGACCGATGATGCGGGCAAGCCCGTCATCTTTGATACGGAAAAGAACGTGTATATTCCAGATATCATGCTTTCAAAAGACTGTACTCCGTGTGCGGTAATCCCGCTGGGATATTTCGAGGATGACACGATCCGTGCCATCGTGGAAATGATTTCCTTGTAATAATCCTCCAAATGAGATTCAAGGACAACGGACTGGCCAACCTTCACGACCGGAACCGTGAGGAAAGCGGTTTCTGCTGCATGCAACTGATCACATTCCTTACGGACAATGGAGTGAAAAGCTGGGATGAATGGCACCGGGCGCATACCGACGCGGCCCGGGGCGAATGCAAATACCGGACACGATGCCCGGTTTACCGGCGCAGTAAAAACAAGACAGAATCAGACAAATAAATACTGCAATGAATAAAATAAGGCCCGAACTGTTGGAGCGGATAAGAAAATCCAACGAGGAATACAAAAGGATTGGATCCCTGTTGAAACCTTTGGGATTCACGCTTTGTACGGGAGCGGTCTTTTACGGAGAACGCCCGTTCAGCATGTACTGCGGTAAAATGGAAGACTACCGGTCTTTCATCGACAATATCGACAGTATCAGGGAAAGGTACCGGAAACGGAAAAACGAGAGCCTGGGAATTTATGAAACAAGAAGTCAAAAGCAACATCCGCAGAATCGAAGCGATACCGTACTGCATAAGAAAAAGAAAGACATATGATACTCAACATCGTTAAGAACGGAACAGAAAACACCCGCATAGCGGAAGCTGTCAGGGAGGTATTCCCCGACTCGGAAGTGAAAGTAAAGGAGGATTACGGCATGTCCGTGGACATAGAGATAAGCTCCCAGGAAGGGCTGCACAGCCTGGAAGGCCTCAAAGAGCTGGAGGACTGTTTCAAGGACTATGACATAAGAATATGGTGACCGCCACGCAACGGGCGGCAAACCGGAAATTGTTCAACTACAGATAAAAACAATCAACATGAAACAAGAAAATCCCACAGTACCGGAAACAGACAGAATTTTTCCGGAAGATGATGACGCGCTTTACCGCGAAATGACAGCGCACATGCCCGGTTGTTATTTCCCGACTTCGCTAAGCGAGGATGGCATCCACGAATTTGCCGGGGAGGAATTTCGCCGCATCAGGAACATTGTCTGCCGGCACTATAACTTCGACGAGGACAAATATATCCAAGAAAACGCCGGCGTATCCCCTTTCGATTCCGTCCAAGACAACTTCGAGCTGGAAGTGTACAGGCGTATCCGTAAGGATTATATGCAACTCAGTGTCATCTCCATTAGAGAATCACTTTTGGGGAAAATTCGCCGTGCCGTGGAAAAAGAGAACAATATTATCGGCACGTTTTACCGTAACCGTGGCGTGCATTACCGGGAGTCGGAATCACCGGAGTATGAAACCTCCCCGATAGTGGTGGTCCATAATCCCGTTTTTTACGGATACGGCGGTTACGAAGGTGCGACAGTTTATGAACTTTTCATCAACGGGAACGGCAAACTGCTCTGCACGCTCAACGGTGAGGCCGGCGAGGATTTTGATGAGCCTGCCGAAAACGTACAGACCGAAGGACTGCTCAATATCACCCACTGGCTGGAAGAATACGGGTTTATCCCTGATGATACTGATGACGACGAGATTACCGTATGCGACGAGTGCGGTTCAGACAATATCCAGACACAGGCATGGGTGGACCCGAATACCCGCATATTCATTGGCACTACGGGCATTGACCGTGATGACAACTGGTGTGACGAATGCGAGGATCATCTGCCCTTTACCACGCTTAAAGAATTTAAGGGACGTATGCAGGAATGGTGGGATTCGCTGGATTCAAATCAGATGGAGAAGATTACAGGCTACCGTCAGAACAAGCGTCAGGCATTTGTAAAAGCCTGCAATATATGGTGGGGCAACAAGAACTACGACGAGAAACGTAAAATCTGGAAAGAACATAACAATTATTGACTCATGGTTTACAATCTTCTTAAACGCATACAGAACCTGTTGGTTTCCAAGCCTTCCGGAACAAAGGAGGAATTGGAACTCCTAAGTCTGGTCAACCAGGCGCTTCCTACAATGCTCAATGGGCGTGAGACCGAAACACTTGCCCCCAATGAACTGCTGGTACGGATATGTCCCGACACCAAACATCCGGTCCTCGTATGCCATGACGGCAACGGGCAGTGCCTGTGCCTGCATAACGGGACGACGGAAGAGGATGCCATCGATGTGGACTTATGGCTGCGTTCCAACGGCAGGGAGTGTAACGGCTACAACAAGTTGCAGGAGGCAGTCGTGGACCTTGCCTACAATGCCGGAGCGGACAACCTATGGGAAGATATGGATTCCCGTGCCGTCAATGCCGAGATCGTCCGGTGGGCGGAGGAATTCGAGACTGAACATATGCGGGCACTGATTGGGATGCGGGGGACTACTTCCTTGCCATCGACGGGTTTTACAGGAAAAAGGCAAAACAAATGAATCCGGCCGCAATGTCGGCGGACTGAAAAATGGTAACCGAATGGACAAGGAAACTGCAGAAGAAATCATCCGGGAAAACCGTTATCCGTCCGGATATGACATACAAGACTATCTGTCGGACAATAAGGATACGGTGCTTTCTCTGGAGGATGGAACGGAGCTGCTTGACGACTTCGACCTCTGGAAAGAACATTCCGACCTCGAACTTGAGAAAACCATGGACCGGAACTACTGGTCCTCGGCAGGTGGGTATTAGATTAAACACAAAAATAATATTATGGTAAGAGAACTTTATCAACGGCTCAGGGAATATTTCAACAACTTACCCGAACCGACAGAAGAGGAAAAACAATTTATCCGGAAGCTGAACGCCGGGTATTTCCCCATCACGTCCGTCCATCGCGATGACCTGGAAGGGAAAGGTTTCGATGTGAAAAAGATCAGCGATGACGACATGCAGAACCTGGCGAAAAAGATGGCGAACGATTACTATGAACAGTTGTTCTGGCTCAGCATGGAAATTATCGCCGGAGAAATCCTGGGTTTCCCGAAAGTAAAAACAAAAGACATTATCTGTCCGAAATGCAATTCGGAAAATATCCGTTATGATATTCACGAAAGCCGGTTCCACTGCGACAAGTGTTTTCAGGCATGGGATGACAAACTGTATGTGCTCGTGGAATTTCCCGGGGACAGTGCCCCTTTCGAGGAAGAAGGAACCGGTTACCCGGCATGGGAAAGCGGGGACAACGGGGCGCTTTACGTGTCCGAGGAAGACTATGTCCGCCATACCGGCAAATCTCCCGAGCGGGACAAGTGTTACCGGGCCGTATGCTGGCCGGACTCCCAGAAATACATGGGGACGAAGGGCTGTGACCCCATACAGGATGAAAACGGGATACGGGATTTCGGCACATCGGCATACTGGGTGCCGATACTTCTGACGGAAGAAGCGGCAGGTCGACGAATGGACAAGAAAATGGCACCGGTATGCCCCGAATGCGGGGGCACCGATATTGACATTCTTAGTGACGAGGGCGTGGCTGTATGCAACGGCTGCCACCTTGAATGGCCTTACGTGGAGGATTAAGGGATGGAGAAAACAATGACAGTAGACGTATATGCAATCAGTGGTGATTTTGTCACCTGTTCCGATTGCGGCAAAGTGATGCTCCTTCCGCACGGCGCGGACAAATGTCCCGCCTGCCGTTCGGAAGGGACCCTCGCATGGACGGACGACGCATTGCAGGAGACCGACATCGACGGACTGGTCGGACGGCACTGCAACCTGCACCAGAAGGTCGCCCCCACACCGGAGGAATACCTGTCGCTCTCCACGCTGGCGACGGAATACATCCATTATCTGGCCGACAGACCGCAGACAGCGCGTGAGACCCTCTCGCTGATCCTTGAAATCAGCTCCCTTTTCGAGAAGCACTGGCAGGAAACGTGCTGCTTCCAGTCCGAGAACCTGTACACGCCGGCCATCAACAGCCTGCTTGACAAGCTGGACCGGAAACTGAGAGAGGGCGATGCGATCCCGATAGAATACCAGAACTGCCGTTCCCTCGGCGAATTCTTCCGGGTGGTCGCCGACGACCGTCCGGCAAGACAGGAGGTGCTGTTCTCCTCGGACAGGGAGGGCAACTTCTATTTCAACGGGCGGAAAGTCACGGTGGTGCCGTCCATGGACTACGCCTACCGGCTGAGGAAGACCCGGATACACACCAGCTACAACCGTCCGGCGGACTTTTACTTCCGCTTCCTGGCCCGTTACGGCCCGTACGGCACCTACGGGAACTCCTACTATCCGAGCGTCACGGACATGATATGCCGGCGCTATCTTCCCGACGCGACAGAATAAATTCCGGAAGGCGGTGGACGACGCTCCACCGCCTTTCTTATTGTATAACTTTTTAACACCAATCATTATGGCAACAGCATTAGCAACAACGGCTGCCCCCGTGCAGTTCGATTTTCAGAACAACAACGTCGAGGTGATGACACTCGACACGCTCCGACGCACACACAAGGAGAATGACATCTACGGCAACCCGCTCAAGGGAATTTACCATTACGAGGTGATAGAGCGCATGGCGGGTCTCTGCCAGAAACACAACCTGAACTACGAGGTGGAGGAAATCTTCGCCGCCCAGAACAAGAACAAGGCCCAGCCCGGCGTGGTCGTCCTGCCCCAGGTGGAACAGAAGTTCGGAACATCGGCTGTCGAGGCACATATTCTGCGCCGTGTCTACACGACCATCCGCATCAAAGAATGGGAAACGGACGAGTTGACCACCACGCTGGTCGTTGCGTTCCATCAGGACGGCATACAGGCTGCAATAGGCCCCTGCGTTAAAGTGTGCCACAACCAGTGCATCCTCTCTCCCGAACGCAGCGTTTCGAACTATGGGAAAGAAAAGGCCTCCACCGAACAGCTTTTCGAGCGCGTGGATGAATGGTTGTCTAACTTCGAAGTGCAGATGAATGAGGACCGGGAACGTATCCGCCGTCTGAAAGCGAAAGTGATTACCCCCGTGGAAATGTACGCCTACATCGGCCTGCTGACCGCCTTGCGCGTATCACATGACAGTTCCGACAAACGCCTCTCGTCCAAGGTGGAAACCTACCCGCTCAACCAGTCCCAAATTTCAATTTTTACCGAGGATCTGCTCAAACTTGCCGAGGAGAAGAAAACACTTACAGCGTGGGACATCTATAACGTGGCAACCGAAATCTACAAACCCGGTCGCACGGACATCCCAGCCATGATTCCCCAGAACGGGGCATTGGCCGAGCTGATGCTCTCGGAAAACCTGCCTGAAGCCTGACCATGACCCGCATCAGAGGACAACTGACAACAGCGGACTACCTTCCCATGGATATGTTCCGAAAATTGCTCGATGCATTGGAAAAAGACGGTGAATACCTGTGGGCGACCTACTGCTGGCTGTCATTCTGTACGGCATTCCGGGCTTCGGACGTACGTACACTCCGATGGAAAGACGTGCTCGGCCGCAACCAGCTGGTAAAGACGGAGAAGAAAACCCGCAAGAGCCGCATGGTGAAGTTCAGCCGATATGTACAGGAAAAGACGCGGCATCTGTACGGGCTGCAGGGCAGCCCCGATGTGGAAAACCTGATTTTCATGAACCCGCAAACCGGCAATCCGTACTCTCTGGAATACATCAACCGGTTGCTTAAGGTGTTCCGGGTCAGATACCGGATTCCCATACGCGCTTTTTCCACACATACCTTCCGCAAGACCTTCGGGCGCTATGTCTACGAGATGATGGGGCGTTCGGCGGAAGCCCTGATCCTGCTCAACCAGATATTCCGCCATTCCAATCTGGAGACCACACGACGCTACATCGGGCTGGCGCAGGAGGACATCGACAAGGTATTCAATTCCATACATATCTGACAACAATTTCAAGGACGCCCGGAAACCGGATGGTTGGTTTCCGGGCTATGCTTAATATGACAACATCTAAAAAACAACACTGTAAAAATGGATAAACCGATATATACAGACACCTACTTCCGCATCGAATCCGGTTACGAATGGGGACGTGGTATGTCAGAGGAAAAGACAGAGACATTTTTCGCCGAAATCAGAAGCCTGTTCTCGCAAAACGGCTTCACAATCGAGGAGCGCAAATACGGCGGTTGTCCGGATGTCGTGCTGGATAAGACACGGCTCTACTGCCACCCGCAAGAACTCTCCGGTCCCGTAAGGAAAGAACTTATCGGACGCATCGAGAAGATTCTGACGCAAGGTACGACATTCCAATACCTGCGTACCGACACCTACGGGGAAGTCCTCGACCTGACGGAAGAGGAAGAACTGGCGTATTACCGCGAAGTCCATGCCATGGGCATTGAGGGGATATTCAGCGAAGCCTTCCGTACCAGACGCCGGAACTTGTACAAGAGCCGTGAGCAGGTGCAGGAGATACTTGTCGAAAAACTCCGGGTCAAGACGTTCCGTGAGAGTTCCGTCTATTCAAGCACCTCCCCGGCGTGGCGCTATATCCGTGAGATCTACGAAAAGATGCTGGCCGAAGGGAAGCTCGTGGAAGGGTACAAGCATACCGGTTCAGGAAAACTGATGCTCTGCCGTACGGCAACCGACAGGGAAATCCTGCCAGACAAAGCAAAGAAATGACGGGAAGGAACCGTTTGCCATGCACTCTCCGGCCATCGTCATGCCGGTCAAACAACCCTTTTCAGGCGACCGCATGCAAGTAATCCGGCAGATATCAATTTCCAGCCAAAGCTGCAGGTAGAAAGAAAGCAGCCAGATTATACTTTAATAAAAAACAAGACAATGAGCATACAAATCGGGAAACTGTTGCCGGACGGCAGAGTCCGGCACATCAAGGCGCTCCATGAGACGCTTTCGAAAGACCTTGTGAGGAAACTCCGGGTGTTCTATCCTAACGACTGCCGGGTGGACGCCCTGCTTTCGCTGGGCGACATACATAAACTGGGACCGTCACCCTATGGGAAATGGACAGGGGCCGGTGACGTTGTCCATTGCTTTTCAAAGATCCGTGACGGACGGGAGACCCGGCAGCAATCCGTATCACGCATCGCGGACAACACGGACATTTTCAGCCGCATGGAGAACACGTGCCTCCTGTTCGATAGTGGTAAATGGTATATCATAGACAAGGGCGAACGACGTGAACTGCAGCTTTCCGTTGAAGACACGCCCTCCCATGACAGCATGAAGCCGATAACTGTTTATGTAAATAACCGTGCCAGACTCGAGAAGATCGAAACGCCGCATTGGCAGGAGCTTCAGGAGCTTGCCGAACGGGAATCCCGGATACTCTATGTCTACCGCGGTAGCCGTCTTGTGAGAATCGTACGATCATCCAAACTTAAAAAGAAACTGTATGCTACACAATAACATCGTATCGGCCATAGAATGGCTGCCGGACTGCCTGTTCACGGAAGAGATCGTGGAGGCAGCCGTCGAGAGCAAGGAAATAGAGGTGCTGAGCCATATTCCGGGACGCTTCCTCACACCCGAACGTATTGAACGCATCATCGCGGGCAGTACGGACAACTGGCACAGCTTCGAGCTGCGCAATATCCCGGAGGCGTGCCGTTCGGGGGCAGTCTGTGACTATGCCACGCGCAAAAAACCGAAGAACATCACCGCCGTTCCCGAGGCAATGGTTACCCGTGGGATGGCGGAAGCGGTCATACGAAACGGACGCGGTGATTTTGACATTCTCGCTTTCATACCTGAACGCCTCTGGGACGCACAGCTGGCATACTCGGCCTTGCGCAGCTATATTTACGATCCGTATTACACGGACAGCAGGACAGACGCCGTCATGAAAACGGGTCTTATCCTCGGATATGTCCCCGTTGGGGTAAAGACTCAAGGGTTCTATTACGGGATGCTCGACGAGATGAAAATATTAAGCACGGTTACCGACGCCGTTGTGCCGCCGCGCTTCAAAAACGCGGCGTATTACCGCAAGATGGCGGAACATGACCTCTCGCTTGTTCCCGCCCGGTTCTATTCCTATGGGATTCTCCATGCGGCTGTCTGCTCGACCGAAGGGAAAAACTTCATCACAGACCCCCAGTTTTTCAAGCCGTTGTCGGCATATCTGGATGACATGCTGGCGGACCGGCTGATGGAGAAACACCCTTACATGTTCGGGGAGCTGCCGAAGCGGTTCAAGACACCGGAAAGACTGGTCATCGCCATCGATAACAGCAAACGGGAGACAAACTGCTATATCGATGGGGAAACTGAACAATCCCTGCTCACGACGGAAGTATGCAAGGCGTTCGTCCGAAGAAACGGCAACTGTCCCGAATTTCCTGAAAATGTATGGACGCGGGAATTTGTCGACTACTGCATGGAGCACGGGACGTGTTTCCGCTGGTTCCGCCAGATGCCCAAAAAGTTCCAGACCTCCGCGAACACACAGGCGGCGTATGATTACGGTCATTACCATATCTGTGACTTTGCCAAACGGTTCATCACCCCGCAAATGGCGAAAGAGTGCTACCGGGAGCGCAGTTATGCACATGCCATCCCCGGACATTTCCTCACGGAGTTCTGCCGACAGACCGGACTGCCCGAGAAGTTTTACGGCAGGGAAACCACGATGCTGTCGCTGAAAAACAGCCGTGACGACTATACTTACTGCAAAATCGGCAATACCTGTCTGGCTTTTTACCTGAAAGAACGATACGAGCCGTCCTCGGCACACCTGATGATGACCCGGTCGGATTCAAAATACTGCACGCCGGAGAAGGTGTTCGACGTGCCTGTCGGAACCTTCCACCGCACGTGGCTGGAAAAGAACGTGGCGGAGAATGACCCGCGTTTCGTCAAGCCCCGAGTGGACAAGTCGCTGAAAGCCGTACAGGCAATCTGTTATTACGGTGTCGAGAAATTGAAGGACCTGAACCGTACGGAAATCTTCCGCAACACCTTCATGGGCGAGACCGTCGGTTACTGCGCCCGGCGCGGGAGCCTGACCTACCACAGCGACAACTGCGGGACCCTTATCGAGGGGCTGAAGTTCAAGATCCGGGGAATGGCCGTCCCCGTAACCCTGGCGGAAGACATGACTCCTTATACGGCCGACATGCTGCACCAAAAATTCGGATTCTGCTATGTCGGCATGACGGCATTCGCCACGGACTACGATCTGGACATGGAGAAGGCGTATACCTTTGCACAGATGCGCCAGATCGTAAGGGAGAAAGGGCACAAGCCGTCATTGAGAAACTACAAACGTGAACTGAAACAAATAAACATCATCTGATATGAAAAAATACCGGATAGCTATCGAAGAGACACTCCGCAAGGTCGTGGAGATTGAAGCGGAAACGCCCGGACTGGCCGTCTGCCGGGCGGAAGACGAATACAATGAAGAGAAACACGTGCTGTCGGCCGACAATTTCGCTGGGGCCGATATCGCGCTCTCGGCCGATGACACCACGCTCATGGAGGCACTGGGCAATACGGATTTCATGGAGTATGTGCAGTGCCGGTTCGAGGAATACCGGGAATCCATATCCATCGAGGACAAGATCAGGCTGGCGTTCGGAAGTTTCGACAATGCCCTATTCGAGTTCGGCGAATACCGCAAGGAGGCGGCCCGGAACCGTCCGCAGGTCTACCTGCTGTACAGGAGCGACGCCTGGCACAGCCGTTCTTCCATGGAACTCATAGCCCCGTTCTCCTCCCTCGAAAACATGATGGAGTACCTGCGGCGCAAGAAAAAGGAATTCCGCCTGACAGAAAGTGACCTGGAAGAGTTCGAGAACAACCGGCAGACGCAGGGACGTGACGGGAACTACCTGTACGAGTCGGATTATCTGGATGTGCTGCCGGAACAAGAACCCGAACTGCCGCCGAAAGACGACGCTTTCTATGACAAGGTTTTCACTTGCGGGCAATCCGAGCTGTCACGCAGGGAGCTGGAATCCCTGCCGGAGCCGTTCAACACCTGCCATGTTACGGACGAACAGATGGAACAGATTGTGTACGAAACGGAAATGGAGACCCGCGACCGGCTGCGGCTCGGTGAAGGCGAGTCCATCGATTTTAACAACGACCGCCATAGTGAAATCTGGTGGGAAGAAATGGAAAAAGCACTGGTTAGGCACGGTGTACCATACTACGAAGACGAATAACGGAAACAGAACCTGTTCATCACATGCCATAATGATGACGGGCCGTCGCGGCTACGGCTGCGGCGGTCTTTTTTTTCACAACGAGGTGAATATTCCACCCCTTATACAAAACGATTACCTACTCTTAAAGAAACGGATTTATGAAACAGACAAGACAGGATTTCTTCACGGCAAACGGGGAAGGAATCAAAATCATGACGTTCGCGGAGTTCGCCCGGCATATCCTGCATATGGAATGCGGGGAAAGTCTGGAACTGTATGCCACTGTGAACCGGCAGACACGGGAGTGTTCCCGGCCGCTCTCTGTCAGAAAGGAACAATGGAACGGCACGCCCTTTTACCTGCTCGGCGGGCACAGGCAGGAAGTCCGTACCATCAATTTTGCGGGTCGCCCGAAAGAGGAGTTTGAAACGACCTGCCATGATGCCCTGGACAGCTACGATGCCGTGGAAAGTATCGGGGCGGTCGTGTCGAGACTGCGTGAATTATCCCCCGAAGAGCTGCATAAGCGGATTGCGGAAGAGATGAAGGCCGGCTGTAAATACCTGCTGGTCTACCGCAGCGAGGAGGAAATGGCGGCTGCACTCGACGGCAGGATATACGCCGTCAGCGACACGGACGGTAAATATCTTTGCGACCTGTACCAGCCGGATTACCTCCATTTGGAAAACGAGGGCGATATTGTGGACACCGCATCCATTCCGGACATGCGCTTCCATTCCGATTGGGCAATCGCCAACCCCACGGTACGCGACAAGGTGCTGTCCTCCCGGATGGTGATTATATATACCCACGAAACGATAACGCTATGATAGAAATTGGCAAAAGGATAGAAACGCCGGAAGGTGTATTCTATGAACTGGAATACGGAGGGGAAGGAAACATCTACAAGAACGAGGATGCCTTTCTCTACCGCCCCGATGAAGTGTGCTATATACCTGAATACGCGGCAGAAGACCATGAGGGCTGGCGTGTACCGGAGAGCAGTAACGGCTGTTTCACGCATAACTCACTGCTCGCCCTGTGCAAGGGTAATGAAGAGGTGTGCCAGGACCTGTTTTACAGCCTTGAATGGACGTATCCGACCACCTTGCTGGAAGAATGGGACTCGAACGGCTATTTCGATGATATCGGGGGCTGGTATGACGATAACGGTTAAATGGAACGGTACATCATGGACAGGAAATACAGAATTACATACTCGAGGAAGATCACGAACAAGACCCCAAGCTATATATTGGGCCTGCGGGCGCATCTGAAAGGCGTCTTCCCTGAAACGGAACGGTACGGCAAGGAAGAATTCGACCACGTGCTTCATTGCATCAGCTCGTTCATTGATGATTTTACCTTCAAGGTACGCAATTCCCGATACCGGGGCAATATCCTGAAAAGGACTATCCGGAACGACTGCCTGGAAGTCTTCAGCCTGGGTGACGGGAAAGTGATACTGACCGTCTCCTTTACCCTGCTGGAAACATGAAACCAATAACATGACAGATATGGATAAAATACAGAAAGACAATGCGGAGCCGGGTAAAGCCCCGGACAAAATGAGTGCCGACGAGCTGCACCTGTTCGCCGTCCAGTACGCCTTTATCGACGAACGGCTGCACGAGGCCGGGCAGGCCATGCTGAAATTCATGCTCGAATTTCTAAAACGATACGGCCGCGTATCGCTCGGCCTCACGGAAGAGGAGGAACTCGATGACAACAACTTCCCTGTCACGACAACCCTGTACGGGAAGCACGACACGCCCCGTATTAAACTCACCGACGTATACCTGACAAACGGGCAATACCTTCATGCCGACGGAATAGATGCAGAAACCGGTGAGAAACGGAGCGGTTTTTACATATACAGTGAGCAGTATGCCGATATCTTTCAGTTTATCGGCTACGCCTCCCAAATGAATTGACAATCGAATGAATAACCATAAAACCAAGCATCGATGAACAGCATTGAAAATTTACAGACTGCAATCCGCAATATCCTGACGAGCAACCGCCTTACGGAACTCTGTCTGGGAGAACCCGGCGAACTGGAGGATCCCACCTATATCATCTGGTATGACAGGCACTGTGAGCCTAACGAAGACCCGGTATTGAAGGTTTGCCTTGAAGATGAGGGCATTGCCGTTGAGGTCGAAGCCCGTAGTTTCGGGAACACGATAACCGTCTACGATTATGACATAGACCGTATTGAATGGTGGGAAGGCATTCATGCCAATATTCTGGAAGTACTGGAACGTGACGGCAAGCGTCGATGTCCGGCCTGTGGCAGGACGGTCAAGGGGAAGCAGCGGTATTGCGGTACCGGATGTCGTGATTTCATGATTCCCGGACCGACAGTAGAACAGGTGGCGGAAAAAGCCAACCGGAATATCCGCAAGCTGGCAAGCCTTGCCGCCGGAAAGGACAAGGCGTACCGGAAACGGCTGATAGAGAAATATACCGTCGGCCTGTCATAGGCCGGCTTTGTTACACTAATAATATACGATACAATGGCAACAAGAACCATTTACCTGACTGTACGGCTTGATATCGACAACCCGAAAGTCGATGAAATAACTGACGAAGAGGTTGACGAAATCATCAGCGAAATAGATTACGAATTCAAAAAATACGGGGATTATGAAATCGACACGGAAATCTGCGGACGAAATGACGAGGATGGTCTTTAGACGCTATCCCGACGGACAGGTCATCGCCCTGTTCCCGGACATACCGTGGAGCGGACGGCGGGGTGAGGCAACCTCCTACATGCACGTCGGCCAGCATGGCGCGGCGGATTACAGCCATGTCGTCGCCACGACCAAACCGGTAACGGAAAAGGAATATGCCGGCCTGCTGGATGAATTGAGGCAGACCGGCTATGACAATATGAGAATTGTAAAACGGGCAAAAATTCAGAACTATGAACAAAGATAACCAAAGGACAATACTTGCAGGCCATTATGAAGGCAGCCTTGATTTCCGGAAGGGACAGGGCAAAGATGAAATTACAGCTATGGAACCGGCCCTGCGCGGACCTGGAAACGCTGCGGAAACGGCGGACGGGATTGTGGCGACAACACCTGAACCTGACGATGAGAATGTCCGCCGCTGCGACCATTGCGGGAAACCCATGAAAGAAGGATATTATCTGGGCGGGGAATTCGCCTGTTCCGACGAGTGCGCGCTCGCCCTTTACCACGGGGACAAGGCTCAGATGGACGAAGACCTGAGCCACGCGGACGAAGCGGACGGAGAGTGTTACTGGACGGAATGGGATTCCGTTTACTTTGATTGAAATACCGGGGCAATGAGAAAATTTGAAAAAGGACAAAAAGTCTTCTGGAATGACCCTGCCGGTGAAACTTTCGGGGAATACAAGGTCTATGATGCCTTTGAAGAGAGATATGCGGACCTCACAGACGAAGATTTGGAAGCTCTGGAGGAATTCGACGACCGCATCATCCTGATCGGTGACGGGGTAAGTGAGGCGGAAGTCTACGCAGCCGAACTTGAAATCCTGTAAGGAATTCATTTCAGGAACAAGAATAATAGAATATCAAATGACAACGACCATCAAAAAAGGACAAAAAGTGTGGTGGGACGATCCCGCCCGAGAAAAATCCGGCGAGTACGATGTGCTTGCCGTAGATTACGTCAAAAATATCGTGAAAATAGGTGACGGAAAGGAGACTTTCGAGTTGCCGTCGGAACACGTGGAGATTGCCTGTCCGGTATCGGAAGAAGACCGGTTGCAGCTTGACAAACTGGGCCAACATTACCGTATGCTGGAAAAAGACATGCTGGAACTGATGCGGAAAATCGTCTCCCGTTTCGATGACGGGGAGTTTTCCGTCGAGGGGTATTCCGTACAGGTTTGCGACGAGGACCATGACCCCTGCTGCGTTTACGGTTTTACGGTGGACAACGGGGAATTGTATGCCGAACTGGATTACGAAAGCGGGGATATCCGCAAGGTTCCGGCCAAGGATTTACACACCGGGGCACTCTTTGAGGCTTTCTGTGAATTGGTCGAAAATCTATAAAACATCTCATGAAAGAACTCTATATTAAAAATCTTTGTATCGAGATTACCCGGCGCTGCAACATGTGCTGTGCCCACTGCATGCGAGGAGATGCCGAGCCCGTGGATATCCCTTTGAAACATATAAGCAACCTGCTGCGGCATGTCAGGCATATCCACCATTTCAACATCACGGGCGGCGAGCCTTCGCTTAACGTCCGGGCCATCCGCCATATCCTTGATCGGGTACGCGCCTACGGCATTACTGTCAATGACTTTTATATCGTAACCAACGGCTCTGCCACATCCCGTTCGGAGGAATTCATAGAAGCCTGTGCCGCGCTGTACGAGTACCAGGAGGAAAAGGAGCAGGACTCCGGCCACATGCTCGAAATGAGCGACGACCGTTTCCATGATCCGGCAGAGCATGCCGCCACGCTCGCGGCACTTTCCCCGTATCCCTTTTTCGGAGTCAGGGGACAGGCCGAACGGATCTTCCTTTTCCGGGAAGGTCGCAGTACGGAGGGACATCCGAATCCCGTTCATAGGATTTACCTTACGGAGGAGAACTACGTTTATGGCGATCTCTGTCTCAATGCCGAAGGCATGATTCTCTCCAACGGTGACCTGAGCTATGCCCGCCAGCGGGAACATGCCCTGTGTCCTTGCGGAAAGCTCATGAAATATCTCCGGAATACCCTGAAAGAGCGTAGAAAAGAAAGATTATACAAATAAACCATTCAAAACAAAAAGACATATGATAAAGATAACCATGATTTTTGGCGAGGATGCCGTAAGAAAATATGACGAGAGCAAGGAACTGCCTTCCGAGGAATGGCTGATGGACAACGGGGGTGTCGTGGACGAGAAAGAGTTCAAAACTCTTGAAGAATATAACGCCTATGTCGCCGGGTTGAATGACGGTGACGGCTGGAGCGATTACCAGATCATACGTCATGAGGACGAACCGGAAGATACGGACACCCAGTGTGAAGAGTCAGTATGGATGCGCCTTGGTGCCACGGTAACAGGCAAGCGTGAGGAAATCGAAAAAATACTGAAAGGTCATGTGGATACGCTCGCGCAGCTGTTGGCGCGGGGAAAGTTCGAGATAAGCGGTGAAACATATATTCCCGCAACGGTCATAGAGGAATACAATAAAGAACACCTGACCGATTTCGAGGAAAAGGATATGGATTTTCACTTGTCATAAAAAACGATTGCCACGATCATGATAACAGTGACACTTTTGCCCGGTAAGGACACCGTAAGCATATACAAGAAAACCGGGATCATCCCGCCGGAAGAGAATACCGCCGACTCCGGCGGTCACGTGATAACCAGGCAATTCGGGACTGAAGCGGAATATAGGGCCTACGCAATGGCAGTGGAAGACCTGGAAGGACATAGGGGCCGGCAGATGCCGGCTCCCGTCACGAGTCCGGCACCATCATTCCGCACCGGGGATTTCGTACGCCTGACGGACGAGACGGTCGGTTCGATACGCCGAAGTTTTGGAGACGGACCAGCGGCTTACCGCAAGGAAATGCTGCTTGAAGTCATATACTTACGGCCGAGTAGCGAGAATCCGACCGTAGGGGTGCGGGATATACACGAGGACGACGTCCAGGAATTCAACGCCGTTTCCCTCCGTCCCCTGACCGCCGAAGATCTGTTGGGAATTTTCTCAACGGTATAAGTTCACTAATACATAGAAATGAATGGCACATTATACCTTTGAGATTTTTAAATATAAGTGGATAACCGACAAGGACGGAGATACTTATAGAGATTATATAGATGAGATGCCACACTTGATTGTAGAAGCGGAAAATTATATCGAAGCGACTTTTAAGGCACAAAAGAAATACCCGTCGGATAAATACACGCATATGCTTATAGATACGGACGTGGAAAAATGGCCTGCCGATATATCAATGTTTTAGTTTAAATACGAACAAAAAGGAGATAAAGTATGGAATCAGAAGTATTAAAAACAGGAATGAATTTAATCATGGAGAAACAGATTATTCCCAATCCTATTTGCCCGAATGGTTGCATTTATCGATTAATACACAACAAAAGAATTAAAAATGAAAATACAAACTACAAAAATCACATTACCGCCGATTGGCCTTGACACACAAATTCAAGATGCAATCGAAGGCGAAAATGAAGAAACTAAGTTGGCCGTTCAGGACAAGAAAGAAAAGGTAAAAATCAATCTCAACAGGATAGTAAGTATTAATAACTCTCCGGTACGTGAGTGTTGGATAAAAGAGGAAAATCTCCACTATTATATGGCTAATGGTAAGGGTGTTGAATATTACTTCCCTATAAAGTACGCTTCGATTGGAATTGACATTGACTCAGGACCAACGATAACTTGTTTGTGACAAGAAACTCTCAAATGACATGAAAGAAAAAGATATAAATAATTTAGTAATGAATAAAGATGTTTTAGTAGCACATGCCTCCGATGGAATGGGATGTGCTTATGAAAAAGAAGTAACTTCCATATCTGTATGGATAAACGGAAAATGTAGGCACTGCGTTAATGATGAAAGTGTTTCCGCTTTACTTAAAGAGGCGAAGAAGTCCGGTAAAATTCAAATATACATCTGTGGTAATAAGAAAATGGACGGAAATATAGATGCGTTTGGAAGTACTCCTCTGTACACTAATGGGCAATTCAGCGTAAATGAGTTGATATACAACGGAAATGCTGTTTGGTCAAGAATTAAATCAAAATCAAATAGATATGAACTGTAAAAAAAATCAGGCTATTACGACTTTTATTCATGGAATGCAAACGATAAACAGACACAGCCATGCCATACAGAAGCACGGGAATAACCATTTGCGGGACACGGTATGACCGCAGGCAAAAACTGACACCCGAACAGCGGGCAGAGATTTTCCACCGTTACATGACGGAAGATGTCAGTCAGCGCCAGCTGGCACGCGAGTACGGTGTAAGCCGCCGCCTGATTACGTTCATCGTGAATCCCGAAAGGGAGAAGCGTAACAGGGAGCTGCTGAATAAGCGCAAAGCGAAGGGGCTGTACAAGCCTGACCGAAAAAAGCACACTGAAATTATCCGTGAATACCGGCGCTACAAACAGAAGTTATTCAAAGAAGGCAAAATCCAATTAAATACTGACAGAAAATGAAATTACAGGAAAAACAGAAAGAACTGGAACAGGAGATTATCGCCAATCTCAGGGCGATTCCAAAAATGCCGGAGGGCTTGCTGCCCCACACGGTCTATGTCGAGGAGGAAGGCGAGGACGATGAACATCACGGCATACCGGTATATACCGCGTACAAGCTGGAAGAGATCAGGTCGGACGGGAGCTGCATGCTCTATAATCCCGACAGCCGGGAGCGTTTCCCCTGCCGTCATCTTTACGAAATCAATATCGACTGGCTGGTTACCGTCTGGGAACGGTATCTGGAACTATGCGTCGGGCAGAAACTCTGGAAACAGAACGCCGTCGCTTTCCTGAAAGAAAGCACGGATAAAACGGAGGCGGAGATCTCCGCTTTCGTGGACTCTGGCTGGGACAGATGTTCGGCTTACACGGACAACCTGAAACGATTTCTCGGGAAAGATGAGGTCAAAGAGGTGTGGGTGTTCTCTTTCCCTATGGATGATTTCGGGCGTGACGCTCCTGACAAGGAGATCATTTTCGATTACGAGAACAACCCGCATACAGAGGTTGAAAAGATGACACCGCTGGAGTTCACGGCAAGAATCAATGACGAGATGTTCAATGACCAGGATAATTGGGTTCGGGCCATTGAACTTCCCGAGCATAAGTAATAACCACAAAACAATTTAATATGATTACCCAAAGAAATATTCAAGACGAGAACTTTGACTCTATGACTGTCAACGGTATACCGGCATTGTTCACCAATTTCAAGATTGACCGCAATGCCGTGCCGGAAGGACTGCATGCGTATGATATCCGGGAGTCGGATGACGGCGGGCGTTTTGCGACCATTGAACCGGAGGTAATGGTAAACCGTGCCGGAACAATCCTTACAAGAGAAAAGCTGGTCATGGGAGAAAATGGTTACGTGCGGATTGAAGAGTACGGATTTGAAGATTCCATGACACTGGACGAATGGCTTGCAGAGTATAATTAAAACGATGGAAACAGGTGTTAAAGAACTGACAGAAAAATACCGTAAACGTTTTGAGGCTTTTTATCATACGGAAGGAAGCAATACCGACAGAAAAGGAAGCGGGAGGAAGAGAACGGAAGAAAGTCCGAGCTTTCTAAAAGAGGTCATACGCCCGATACTTGACACGCTACCGGAACTGTTACCGAGATATGGCCTTATCAAAACCACGGGTGATTACGCTATGTACGGAAAATATTGTCGTATTAAAGCAGGCGCTGTCCTTATTGGTGGATTTTCTATAAGCGAGAACTTGGGCTACTTTTTACACCTCTGTTCCATGGTAAGGCCTGTAGTAAAAGCCATAGGATAGACAATATGAACAATTCGTTAAAACCATCAGTGAGGAGTTTGAAAAAAGGAGGTGAAAATGAGAGAATAGTTCCGCTTATAAAAAGTGGGGCGAGTCCGCAATTTATTGTATATTTGTCCAATAAAAAAGTCTGTATATACCTTTCGGATGAACTCCCAACAACTGAATTGGTTGCAGGTACTTTTTATGTTTGGCAGACACCAAACCATACACATATATTATATGAAAAAGGAACAGATTATCCGTCAGTGTTACGGAGGTATGAAAGAAAAGCATGGCGTGGAAACCATTACCCTTTTCCATGTAGGTGATTCATACGAAGCGTATTTTGAAGACGCCGAAACGATTTCCCGGATCATGGTAGCGCCTCTTTTCAAGATGACGGCGGCGAATATTCCTGCTGTCAGGATATCAGATACTGCCATGGAGGAATGTCGAAACCGGTTGTTGGATGCAGGACATGAAGTATGCGTGTCCGAGTTCCGGGGTGCATCCGGCCGCCACATCCTCAAAATTCTATGAAACAGTTAAGAAAGCAGGCTGATGAGTTTGTTTTCATGACAACTACAATCGGTCCACGGGCGATATTGGTATTTCTTGTCATTGTGGTAGGGCTGTTACGGATGTGTATTCCCGATAAGACTGATCCAATGGACAACAGTATCAACAAATCTTCCGAGATAGTGGCCCATGTCATGGTCAGGGACAGTACGAACAATGGCTTCCGGGTGGTATATGCAACAGCCGAACCTGTAACAGATGAACGGTTTGCGGAAATATGCACACGGACAAGCGTACGGAATGGTTTTGAAAGTCTGGAAAAGGAAGCCCCGATACATTTTGGAAACAATCTTTTGGAGACGGATATTTGCGACTTCGCCCTATATGTTTACAGGTTTCCGATTGACAAGGATATCCGCGTACATAACATTTTCGTGACAGGGAAAGAGAAGATGGATTTTTATGTCCGGGACAACCCTAATCTGCCGGGATGTGCCAGATGGATGCATCACGGCACAGAACAGGGAAACCAATATCTGAACGCTGACGATATAAATTACTATATACCTAACGGTGGGCGGATTTACCGATATTGGAAATGCCGTTATCTTCTGCAAACCTCTGATACAGATGAACGTTTCAGCCATTTTACAGAGGAAGAAAGACTGTACTGAGTGCAGTCTTTCTCTATATATTCGTACATAATTACCTGAAAACTAATGATTAAAATACTTTGTCAACACGCTTATTTGATATATATTTGCATGATAAAGTGAGTTATTAAAGACATATTGTTAATTGAAAGTAATAGATTGAATATGAAAGACCTGTAATATGACATCGGAAAAATCGCAACTGAAGTTTGCGAAATCGGAGCGGACAGGCGAACTGATCGGATTCGTTTCGCGCCACTCCAAAACACGTAAATTGATGGGAGTTCGTGAAGACTCAAGATTTGGCAAACAAATATGTGTTCTTTCAGAAGATCTGAAAGGAACTATTGAGCCAAACATCCTCTATTCGGTAGAGTTGAAACCCATGCACAACGCCAAAGGATATGTAGTGGTTGCTGCTACCCCTGTCTTGTTTCAAGCGCATGTGGAAACAATAATTGTCCCGAAAACATTGTATCAAGTAACTGTGACATTCGGCAACAAAAAGATTTTCTTCGATCCCAAGGACGGAAAGAGTGCTATGAGCCGTACAATAGACGGTGTATTGGAAATTCTCAAAGGGCGCAAGGATATCAGGCATCAGGAGAGTGTAATCAACGATTACCTAAACCAAGCACAGGCTTTGGTACGACGCATGGAATCTGACGGATTCATCCACACGAAAAACGGACATTCGGGAAGAAGCAAATGAAAGGAAAACCAAAGGTAGGCATAGCGACCGATGGTACCCATAAGGCAAAAGAGAGATTGACACGCTTCCGGGCTGTCGACCTCTCTTCCGGAATGGAACTCTTTTCGGAATCAATTGGCAATTGGACAAACAATATCGGGGAGTTTCTCGGTATTGTGACAGCTGTCAAGTATATTTTAGAGCATCCGGGGACTCCGCACACAATCTATTCCGACAGTATAACGGGTATTACATGGTATAATAATAGACAGACCGCTTCCTCACGCACATGCCCGGCATTACAGAAAGCGGAGATATTTCTCAAGGTAATGGAAGCAAGGATAGTGGATATAGAGGTATTGTATTGGGACAAGCACTTATGGGGCGAGATTCCTGCTGATTTCGGAAATAAATAATAAAGACAATTAATGATATGGCAAAATTGAAATCCCAGTCACAAAAATATGTTGAGCTGAAAGAGGAGGACTACTTACAGCTGGTTGAGAATACCATTAAAATGGAAGCTCTAAAGATTGCTGGCATTGAGAAGATGCCCATCTACAAGGCTATGAAGCATATTCTTGAACACGAGCACATCGACTTGCTTATCAAACCCGTTTCAAGGAGATATTCCTAATCTTTAAGTGGACAATACTATACTCCCAATACCGGAATAATTGTATATAGTCCATTATTTTATTTATTATTTATTGAAAACCCAAGAGAATGTGTAAAAATTATATTCACAGATTACACGGATTTACGCAGACAAATATTACAGAGTATCATCTGTTTGTTAAATTTAGTCTATGTACATCTGCGTAATCTGTGGTAAATTATGACACATTTCTGTTGTATTTCGTCATCACACCTTTCCGTACACTGTCCGTATTTTACCATCCACCAGCATCTTGTTCGACCGCACAATCCAGGTTCCACCGTCACTCAATCCGCATTTCAGTGCTTTCTCATCACCTCCGACCAGTATCGGTACGGTCGTTACCGTGATTTCGTCCGCCAACCCGTTATCCAAAAGCAGAGTTCCAATCTCCTCACCGTAAGCCACCACCGTACCGTCGCCATCCTCTTTTATTCTCTGCAGTTCTGCCACTACATCCCCTGTAATAAACTGCACTCGTTCATTCTCAGTCAGGTTGATAGCATTGTTCGTTACAACCAAAGTCTCTTTCGCTGTAATTGGCCAGCCCAAATGATTCATATAAATGCGCAGGTAAGTTTCTTCATCAATCAGCACGCAACCGGAGGCATCCACCGCTGTATCGAAATACTTGTCCGAAGAAGCCTGACAACCGTCGATAGATTGGTACACGTACAAAGTAATTTGTTTCATATCAATAATATTTTAATGGTTATGTTCGCCTTGTACCCAAAAGAACAGCGTGAACTCATTTTATATAAGCATACACAGCATGAACATTGCGTATACATCTTGCCTTTTTGAAAAGTGCAAGTTTATCTATACCAAGACGTTCAGCGAACGTACAATATGTATATCCCCCCGTCTATTTTCGGGCTGGGTATGAAGACGGCAGGAATCATACCCAGCCTGTCGTCTTCATTGCAACAAAGATAGCGAAACTTCCCGAATAATAAAACAATAGCCCTGTCAAATCCGGCTTCATCCATTAAAATATCCGGAAATTCTAACTTGTTGGTTGCTACTTTAGAATACAGAATTCATTTTTGTCAATAAGGTTTCGCCTTCGGTAAACTTGTAATAGTGCTTAAAGATTACCGCAACACTGTTTCCTGCTTGTTCTGCCGTAACAGCCGGAGAACAACCGGCATCTACCATACGGGAGATAAATGTACCTCGTGCGGAATACCAAGTTATATTCTCTTTTATATCCAGAATATTGCAAACTTTAGTCAACGTTTTGCTGACTCTATTAGAGATTTGAATGACTCTATTACGCATTTTGGCCTCCGTGGTATGTTTTTTTGTGAATACAGGGAATACATAGTTGTCAATGCCTTGACCTTCATATTTCTCAATAATTTGTTTTGATTTCTCTATCAACAAGGGTTTTCCAATTTTCGGGAATTTCATCCGTTCATAGATAACCTGGTTTCCTTGAATCATATTGTACGTCAAATGGCAGACATCCACATTGGCCATACCTCCTGTGTAATAACTGAAAAGAAATAAATCCAAGCAAAATTCCTCTTTAAGTGTAAGCAAGCTTCTATCCACATTCTCAATTAACTGTATCACTCTCTTGGAAACAGTTCTCGGTTCAAACTTGTGCCATTTCATCTTATCCTCCACACAGCCGAATATTTCCGGATCAGCACCGTGCATATTCAGCCCTTTGGCATAGTTGACTATGGCTCTTAGTTTACGCAACTTCTGGTTCAAGCCTGCTTTATTACCATTGGCAATCCCTTTTTTTTGTGTATATAGAACAAAATCCAAGAGGAACTGTTTTGTTATGTCACTGAAATAAAACACGGATAATGGTTTATTGTATTTCTTTTGTGTGAACTCTTCCAAAGCCTTCTTTATGATTTTATAGTCCTTTACACTCGCCAGGCTTTTCACAATCTTGCCGTTTTTCTCTTTTTCCTTTTCAGAGAATTTTTTAATCAAATAATCAATCATCTGGGAAACGGACAGAGAACGGTCTTCCTCTTTCATTTCCTTCCCTTTCTTTTTATCAAGACTAAGTGCCAGTTCGGCCGGACTCCATTTACGTCCTTCCTCTTCCCATTCTTCCGCAATCTTCTGATACTTTAATTTCAGATCAAGCAACATCTTGTTCTTTTTGATAGCATCGCTTGATTTGGAAATAAATGATTGTGACGCATTGTCCCAGTCTTTGATGGGACCGGTGATATTTAGCACTTTAGAAACTCTGTTGTAGCCTGTTTGGAAGAAGATCATTTCCAGTTTCACCAGTTTTTTGTCTTTTGAGGTCACTTTTCCTTTAATGTTGATCGAATACATTTTAATTAGGTTTTACGTGTACTCATGTAGACCAATTTTTTGCCTACATAACAGCCTACATAAGAATAGAGGTTACCCGCTATTTTTGTTTATTTCGGCTATTTATCCGTTCTACTACCTTTAATTAATTGTTTGACAATCAGAATGTTAAGATTTCCTCTTTATATATGGGCAAAAAAAAAGGCTATCTATCCCAGACAGCCAATCTTTTGTTAACCTTAAATCTAATACTATGAAAAACACAGTGCAAATATACGAATTTCTGAGATGGGTCCAAATTCTTAGAAAGAAAAAAAGCTTGTTATAACATGGTTTAGCAAATGAACTTTTTTCTTAACAAATAGCAGATTGAAAGAGTGGAATTGGTTGCTTTTTTGTTCAACGGAAATAAAACATGCTTGTTGCGGCAATAACTCATTGTATTATTCTTAATTCGATTATTTCCATTATCTTTGCACT